CTCATTTTGCACAAGGTAATATTTTGCGACATCACCGACATATTCACCCGGCTTTGGCAACCTTTCACTTACAGGAATCCATTCGGTCTGTTCATCCGCACATAATACCATAAAATCGGCTTTTGATTTTTCCTTTATCTCATCTTCAAGCCATCCAATATCATCCGTCCATATTGGTCTGCCCATTATATCCTCAACATACTTGTAAAATATCTGTAATTTATCACCTGCCAACATACATTTTCCCGTATAAGCCATTACTATTGCCTTTTCTCTATCTGTCATTCCTTCACCTCCTGCATCTTTGCACCGCAATGGCAATATGGATAATTAACTAATTGACTTTCCGTGCATCTTATTCCCCGACTGCACTCCGAACACTCATATTCATTTAAGTGTTCGTCATAAAGTTTCGTTGGGAATATTCTTTTTAACATCCACCGCCCCATCTTTGGTTGTGGTATAGCGAGTGGTAATGCTTTAACCGCATTTGATATACCTTTATTTATAGATAACAATAATTTATCTTTGTCATTTATAGGTTCTTCTGAATCATCATCGACTACATCAAAGAATCCATAAATAGTCTTGTGGATAGTATTGATTACAGCCTGTCTACTGATACAATTCTCACAAGGCTCTTGATCTGGTATGACAGAATCTAATACCTTTTGATCCTGAAACGATCTAAACAATTTCTGCATATCCTCGTCCAGTTCGCCAATAGTGAATGGCTTATACTCACAATGCTCTTTCTCTAAAGCATCGATTCGTTTCTCTAATTCTTTTATTTTAATTTCCATATATTGATGTGTCATTTCTTATCCCTCACTTTCTCCTTGTCTATGCAATCCTTACACTTTATATGTTTAAGGGGAAAGCCGTCTATTCCAACGATTTTATAGAATGTGTTGTATGGCTCTAACCAAAACAGACGATTGCATATGTCACAACGCTTTGGTAATATAGCCACTCCGTCATACTTTGTTATGGTCATTTCTCACCCCTCACTTTCTGCCTTAATTCGGTCATAGCATTCATCCAGAATAGGCATACACGCATCATATAATTTGCTATATCCGATATAATCTATCTTTCCTACTGCATTTAAGCCGTGAAAATAATCATTAACTTCTGCCTTTAGTTTTTCTTTTTCGCTTGCATTTTCGCTTATACCCCAACTCATGCTTCTCCCTCACTTTCTTCCTAGCCTTCCATGTACTCGCATAATGTTTTGATAAACCATCGTCCATCATCATCCAAATCTTCTGCTATCTCTAATAGCTGCATATACGTCGATGTATTATTCCCATTTTTAGCCCAATTTTTGAATCTAAGCCCAATTCTATTAAGAGCTTGTGCTTGATACACTGACTCATTTTTGGCAAATTCATCAGCTATCTCATCCCATGCAGGATCATAATCAAAGTATTGTTTTATCTTCATTCCTGATCCTCGCTTTCTGCCACAATTAAAGGGCAAGAATCATTTCTTTTATTTTTCAAATCTCCACACATCTCCATATTTCCATATTTACAAATATCGTGTATTACTCCATTTATATCGAGATAAAAATGAAATAATTTACATTCTTCACAATTCTTTGGCATTTCCATATCTTTAATTGCTACCATATCTACTCCTCACTTTTTGCTTGTTTCAATGCTTCATCCACGCTAATACCAAACATTTTCTTAAATGCCGTTGCCGATATGCCGTAATACTTTCTCATGGGATACCCGTATGTTGCAGGAAGTTTATCAGCTTTGAATTGGGTATTAAGTTGAAAATAGTTTTTACAGTTAGCATTGAAGTGCTTTAGTGCTACTTCTTTATTTTCATGCACTTTCAACGCCGACACTTGTTCTCTTATTAAGTCATAATAGAATGTTGTCCACCTCATTCCTTATCCTCACTTTCTACCTTAATATATCGCACCATTCTCATCTCAAATTTCTTCATCTCAATCCTCCTATTCATTACTTTTCCAAATCATAGTGTTCTTCCTCGGTCATTTCTCCATCAATGGTTTCTGTGGTATATTCCCACTTAGATTCTGCTGATAAGCTAAATTTCTTTCCACACTTATCACACGTAAACTCGCCTTGTTCACCTTCTTGGTAGCAATCAACTTCTTCGCCGCCTATATATGTTTCCTCATAAGACGGCTCATATTTCTTGCCACAATAAGGACAGATTATTTCATCATCACATTCCCAATTTGAATACCATTCTTTCTCTCTTTCTGCATCATCATCTCTGTCCTCAATAGTCATCTTCATGCTTTCTGCAAATCCTTTTGTTGTTTTAAGGATATAAATGTCATTTGTTTCCACATCAAGAATAGCTTTTAGTTTTCTTGGCTCTGCATCGTGTTCTTGCAAAGTGACAGGTTTGTATCTTTCTATGGTTTCTTTTATTCGCTTATCTGTCATGTTTCTTTCTTTATCAGTTACTCTATCTACAATAATATTGCCTTCTTCGTCTCTGAGCGGTAAACATGCAGGATCTATAGTACATTGATTAAAACTAAAAATCATTGTAAATCACTCCTTTTCCAACTCACAAGTTATTTATTGTACCAACATACGTACGGATATGAATCATATTTTGAATTAAATATGTCGATAGACCAAACAGAGATGCCTGTCTGTTTCTCCCCATCATGAAGATATCCAATGCCGTCATCCGGGATAAAGCATCCTGATTTTACATTATTTCTAAACTCTGCAAGAGTCATTACGTCTCCAAATTTATTTTGTTTTTGTGCTTCTTTTAATGTCATTATTTATCCTCACTTTCTGCCTTGTTATCAGTCATATAAATACATTTATCTTTGCTACAATATTCACAACTAATTTCTCCGCAATCCATTATTTCTATTGTATTCATTTCTCCACCTCACTTTCTTCTTTGTACTTATCAAGAATCTCAAACACCTTATTGAGTGAAAATACGCAACTTAAACCACCAAGTTCAGGTTCTCCTGCGTAATTCTTAGGATACAAAGATATAAATTCAGCTTTTATCTTATCAAGCACATCGTTAACCCCATCTTTATATCCTTTGCTATATTGATTTCTGTCATAATTTAGCGCGTTAATTAGTTCTTCTTTATTGGGAAGTGACTTGCCTTCATAAACTGCTTCATACAGATGCTGAGTTACTACATAATTTTCAAACTCTGTGTCTTTAATGAATTGATAATCGTCATCGTCTATCTCAATCACAATCTGCATCCGGTACCTCGCTTTCTTTGTACTTGTCGATAATATCAATAATATCCGTTATATTCCCTACTGCCCGATATTCAGATATATCATTTTCATCGTAATCATAATCCTCATAGAACGTGCATATATCACAGTCACTATATTTTTCTACTATCTCTGCCGTGATTTTATCGAGGAATTCAGGAAGCGGTATGCCTTCCTTGACCGCAAACATAACTTCGTTTTCGTGCATGAACATAAAATGGTCACATATCGACTTGTACTTCTTGTCGGATATATCAATTACAATCTGCATTAGATCACCTCTCGTTTTGTTTCTATAGCTTCCCTAACATGTTTCCTAAAATCTTATGCTCTATCTGCTATTGCAATTGCTTCCATTGCGTTTAATTCCATCTTCACTTATACTCCACCACCTCTCCGGCTAAATTAACAACTGATCTGTTTAGTCTTATTTCCTTTGTCTTTTGTACCTTGCCACACCACGGGCAGTATAAATCCTTGATGTGACCACGCTCCCTTACCTTTGATTTCCGTCTCGGCAAGGGAATCTCGTGACCACATTCGGGGCAGACAAAATAGTTAATTGTGTAGTTCAAGTTTGTTTTTACTCCTTTGTTAGTCAAGAATATCTGCAATCATTTCACTTGCCTGTAAACTCTCTGTATTATCAGTAACAATATATCGCTGTGTTGTTGTAACATTTGCATGTCCGGCAGCTCTACGGGCAAATTCAATATCATGCGTTTTACTTTGCACTATGCTGATGAATCCAGATCTCAATTTATGGGGACTAATCTTATGCCCCAATGCTTCTTGTGAATACTTCGCAACAATCTTGTCAATTCCATTTTGCGAAATTCTATTTCCTTCTTTTGATACAAATAAAGCATTGGTATCATGTCCACTTAACCAATATCTATCTTTTAGCCATGCGTTAATAAAGTCAATCGTCATCTGAGACAATCCATATTCATGAATAATATCTCCCTTATCAACAACAGTAAGTGTGCGTTTCTCCATATCTATATCTTCAATATTGATTGCTCTTAATGCCCCCTTTCTTATACCAGTAGACATGAATATGTTAAGCATACATAAATCTCTGTTGCGATACCTATACTGATATCCCTTTGCTTTATTAGATCCAGCACCATTACGAACGGCTTCAATAATATCTCTAAAATCGTCATCATCAAGAAGCACTCTGTTTCTGTTTATTCTCGCTAAATCTTTATTCTTAGGTCGTTCAATTTTACTCCTTTTAATATGATTATATTCGATATATCCCTGTCTTACGAGAAAATCAAACAGATTATTTAAGCATGACCACACTGTTTGTCTATATGAATCCGAAGTGTACTCAATCGTTTCTTTTCCGTTGACAACCACACTTTTTGTTTGAATGTCAATGAAATATTTTGTAACATGACTTGATTTAATATCGTCAGGCTTGATATTTATAATGTCTCCATTAATTGTTGATAAAAACAATCGAACTTTACGAACATAATCAAGACACGTTGTAGCAGATTTTTTATTTGCCTTAAGATAAAAGTACCACTCAAGTACAAACTCCGGAAGATTCTGAATTTCATTTTCGATTTTCTTATGAATTTGTAAACTATTTTCTAGTCTTCCATTCATTTACAACACCTCCCCATTTTGCCATTTATTCAAGATGTCCTTAACCAAATCATATGAGATATCATCATCACACACATCTTTACATGATGCATAATATCCTTTTGTAATCATTAGGTGATCAATGAATCTAATTTGCAATAAATTCCCTATTGTTTCCATACGTTCTGTGATATCTTTATCTCCATCTGATATAATCTTTGAACACCCTGGATGATTATGAAAGACCATAAACTGTTCAGCTCCAAGCAGTAACAAGCCTGTTGCTAATCCTCTGCTGTTAAAAAGAACTTCTTCGCTATTTCCTACACCGCACAATAGAATTCCCCTAGGTTCATTAGCCATTGTTAACGCCAAAGCATACATGTGTTCAGAGTGAAGTTTATTCATTTTTAACTCTTTATTAAGCAGATTTACTATATTTGAGCATGTTTCAAAATCGCTTTTCTTTACTGTAATTTCTCTTTCTAACAATAATTCAGGTAATGGATTATTTATAATATCATATATGCCTATTTTCAAATTAAACACCTCCTAACTATATCTCATATCCTTGTTTGCGAAGACGCTTCATCGTCAAATCGTCTAAAGAAGCCATGAACTGTCTCTGTTTTCTTAACTTCTCCATTTCTTTTTCGATATGTTCGTGATAATAACCTATAAGAACTTCATCTGGTTTCTCACTTGTTTCAATTTCGTTAATTCGTTTTTTACAAAACTTAATGAATGAATTATTCTCCTCTGCTAAATCTGGATGGAATGTTCCATATTTTTTATAATTCTCATAATCTCGATCATACGGCAATTTAGAATTCGTATATCTCCTTATTCCACTAATATCAGTATACATATCTTTACCATCTGACTTAGCTCCAGCTCTTTTCCATTCATTTTTTGCGTATCCGCCAGCCATAACTCCAGCTCCAAATAACCATCCAAATAGCATATATTACACCCCCGCTTTCTTTTCAATTAATCTTGCTACTTTATCAATTCTACCACTTGCTTTCTGTTTTGTCAATTCCGTTATTCCTAGTAAATACATATAAATCTCAGCATCTGAGAGCACAACAGCCATTGCATTTTTAATCGCCATTGTTCGGTCTTTTAAAATCTCTTCTCTATTACCTTCGTAATTATCATATGCATACTTGTAATCAAGCATTTCGATAAACAACTTCGACATACTGCGCATCAGCATATCGGCTCTTTCAAACTCCGTTTTTCCAGATTTCGCAACAAGTTTAACGTTTTCCTTATTCATGTATTAGTTCTCCTTATCTTAAGTATCCATATTTTCTTATCTTTCCATCGTCCATCACTATGCTTGGAGTTTTATCATCTGGCATAATGATTACACAATCTCCGGTTATTTTCCTTATAACCATGAATTCATCGCCAACTTTAAAGCCATACTTTCTACTGTCCGTGTGTATCTTAAGTCTTAGTGCTTTCATGTGGATCGCTCCTTTCCTTTTTGTTTTTATCAACACATCTGTATCTTTTCATTTTTCACACCTCTTTCTTTTAATTTTACCGCTTAGTGTTCGTAACATCCAGTACATTTATTGTTTTTGCTAAAACATTTTTTGCACTTATCACAAGTTACTGCGTGATTCATCTTTCCATTCTCATCATAAGCACCGCACATACTCGTAATTTCAACTCCCTTAGAGTAGTACTTTTCCTTTGACCACTCATCATCAACAAGTACGAATGCTCTAATCTGTGGATGATCCTTCATTTCAAGGTACTCTTCAATACCGAACTGATGCCAAACACTGATGTTAATGAAGAGATTGCTCGGAACAATTGCGTTAATCAACGCTTTTCGTACAGCTTTATAGTTCTTTGTATATACATAAAAGATTGTTTCAGGATGTCTTTTTGCTAACTCGCACCACATTGCCAGATCTTCGTAGCAAGTGAACTCTCCACTCTCATTGATGCGAACAACATTCAACTTCTTTTTCATCTTTGTCAGCTGCGCATCAAGTGAAAGAAGTAAATCCTTTCTAAACATTGTCATTGCGATAGTTCTGTAAGCGTGACCAAGTTTCACAGAGCATTTGTTCTTCTGAATATCTCCAACAGTACCATCTGCGTTTCGCTTAGTGTACTTAACGTACGACTTAGCTACGTAACAAGTAGAACACTTGGGATTCTGCGGATTAAAACACCCTCCACAATGCTCTCCGCAAGTTCCCTTCACAGTTACATCAAGTTCCGGGATGTACCATTCACAACTACCAAACAACATTGCCCATGATCCCATGTTGCCAAGCTTTACATTGTCTGTTGCCGTTCCTTTCTTAATCTTTGCTTTCTCTAAGATAAGCCCCTTGAGTTCCTCAAATTTTTTCTTGGTCTGCTTTACGTTGTTCATAATTTTTCCTCCTAATCAAAAAGCCCGACGGCTTTCCGCGGGCTTCATTTACTGTGCTAACTTCTGTGGTTCAATTCCTTTACTTCTACAAATATCTGCGACCTCATTGTTGCTAAGGATTCTGTTTACCTTAAGTTTGTTACTAATAATCCAAGGTTCTTTCTGCTTACTGTTAGTTTTGAAGAAGTACCATCCATCAAGCAGCTCTCTAGAACCGTATCTATCAATTACTTCCAACTGATTTCCTTCAACTTCGCATTCGCACCATACACAATCTTTTCTCTGTGCGAGAGTTCCATCTTCTTGTCTCTCACCAATCCAATCTGTAAATGGCGTTTCCGTTGAATGCCATCCGGGGCGAAGCGACAGTGCACCAAGGCGAGACTTAACGTGTGTATCATCTTTCTTTTCTCCAACCTCGGCCGCTATCCATTCGCCAATTGGCGTTTCTTTGTTTGCGTTAACAAACAAAGGATAAAGACTTCCGTTCTTTAATCTAAACATCTTGTATGTTTTCATATTATTTTTACTCCTTTCTATAATCATTCGCATCAACACATACCAACGAGTCTTCAGTTAACTTGATGTCAAACTCACGATTGAAGAATGTAATAATCATATCTTCAAACGATTCGTTTATACTACCGCAACAAATAGCGCCTCCTCCATAATATCCAAACACCACTGTTGGATAATCAAACAGATCAACAATTGTTACTCCGTACCATCCGGTAGGTTCTCCGTTTACCTCGATGTCTTCTTTCTCATCATTTGTAAAACCAAGTTCGTCTCCGTTGTTACATGCTCTCAACCAATCCGCCATCTGCTTTACTGTAACAAAAGTATATTCCATATTTTTTATTCCTCCTTACTCGTCATCGTCGTTTGTCCAAACATCAAGCACTTCTCCGTTGACAATGTCTACATCTTCAAGGTCTTCGATTAAATCTTCGTATGTCATTCTCTTTATCTTTTCTTTCGCCTCCTCTTTAGATGTTGCTTCTACATCGTAGTATCCGGTCTGTGTAATTCCTACGCTCACTCTGTATGTCTTTGTTTCGTTTACCTCTTTTTCTTCCTTGTCAATCTCTTTTTTGACAATCTCTATAATCTCTTCGGGAATTTCATCAATTCTCTCTGTGTTTGAGAGATCAATGTCCATATACTCTAAGCAGAGATGTGTAACCTCTTCAAGCCAAGGGAAGCGATGGTTGTGTGCCTCTTCAAATAATACTCCTAAGCAGAACTGTGTGATTAACCATTCTGCCTGATTAATATCCTCGTCTAATAATTCACCAGCAACTTCTTCGCAAATACTCAAGAAGTTATGTACCTTTGTAGAATCCTTATACTGATATTCCTCTGGAGCTTCGTTGTCGTAGTAACTTCTGATACCACCGCACTGTGTCAACACCTGTAACTGACCTAACATATTCTTAAGCATTAAATCCATATGAACACCTCCTAATTAATCCAATTGCCTTCGTTGTACTTGTCTGCCTTGTAGTCTGTTCCCGTTCTTTCCATCAGTTCAATAATCATACACTCTACATCTGTCACTAGAGTGTCCCAAGTTGTACCGAACAATCTCGCTTGGTCATCATCTCCGCATTCTCTGTCTTCGTCCGGAATGTCGATGTTGTGTTTGTCAAGCAAGTCCTCGAACAACTCAACAATGTCTTTGGCTACTTCTCTTGTGTAGACTGGCTTTGAATCTGAAATATATCTCTCCATCTTTATACCTCCTCATATTCCTTTTCATTTCCATTCATAAAGCCGCTATTAACATACTCCTCAAATCCTTTATGAGTTCCGTTAATCTCAACATATCTCTTAAAGATTATTGAGATATCAACAATATCAAAATGATTTGCTGTATTTCTGTACATCGGTTGCCATGTTTCTTCCAACCAGGCTACGTTGCAATCCTCTAATGTTAAATGTCGATCACCTCGCTGACCGCAAATACCATCATCTGAGTAATCCGAAATTATATCCCATAACTTTTTGTCATCTTCCTTCGTAAAATCCGTAAGCATAATCTCATAATCATTAAAGTCATGTCTAATAACAACACCAATCATCTTATCTTTGACCATATTTTTACTCCTTTCCTTCTAAGAGTTCATACAACTCGTCCGGTTCAATCTCAATCAAACTCAACTTTTATTAGTTACAAAATACAATTTCCTCTTCATCATTGTTAAACCACGTTTTTTCTTTTTTATAATTTGAGGGTGCATATACAGAGTTAATAAGTCCCATTATCTCATTCCATGTATAACCAGCAGACCGCCTAACCACAAATTCATGCTTCCAATATCCGTTACTTTCATAGAATAGAAATTTAATTTCCTTACTATCAAGTAACCTTTCAAGTTTTTTTGCTTCATCAATTCGTTCATAAGGATACCCAAATCTTAAAGCAACTTCCTCTTTATACATTCCATTCATCTCCCTTCAAACTCTGCTTTTATTGTTCACATATTTCTATTACATCCGGCGAATCTTCAAAAGGTTTCTGCCATATTTCATAGATATATACTTCTTCAGATGTATCTTCATATCCATGTTTCTTATACGATTCTCTTACTTTGCGTTCTGCTTCTTCAGAACTGTCTGCTTTCACAATTCCCTTACCACCATCTTCCCATTCGTAATACCAATAATCTCCATTAGATAATGTGTTAAACATATCGCCACCTCCTTTGAAAAAGTTATTTTATGGTTTCTTTCCATGTTCTGTCAGTTGTATTTGCCTTATAATAATCGAACGCTTCTATATAATTATCACAAGGAATTTCGCTCCACATCTCGTGTTCTGCCATATAATTGATCACTCCGCCAATAGGCTTTTCATTTTCAATCATAATGTCTATACTAAAGCAACTCGAATCGTACTCGTTTCCGTCTTTTTCTCTACCATAATCTTCAAGAAATTTAGGAATGCTCTTATCTCCTCTTAAACAAACTCTTCCAATTCCTTGTACAGGACAGAAACATTCATCAAAGAATTTTTTGTCTATAACCATATAATCATCTCCCTTAAAAACATTATTTTATCTTCTCAACACTTTCCAATTATCTATATTACTCGTATCAAAGAAACTATATACCTCGTCCTCTGTGATTTCTGTTATTGAATACACACCGTCATATTTAAGCCGTTTTAAATCTTCCCTTATAAACTCCTCGGCTTCTTCAAAATCTGGTGAATGATCTGCCTTAATCACTATGCTGTATTCAGAATCCCACAATCCTCTACACACATAATCAGGGTTTGTCTCATCAGTACGAGTTCCAAGTCCTAATTCATAAAACCCATAATCTCTATCCATACAACCGCCTCCCTTAAAAACCTTGTTTTATCTTTTTAATTCTTTCATAAATTTCTTTATGTTATAATCTACTATTGCATCATCTTTAAGTTTTATTGTTTCAGTATATCTCCAACCAACATCTGTTGCGTTGTGATGAAAATCTCCACCATCTACATACTCGTCAGCAAATTCCTTTGCCTCTTCCGGTGTATCTGCTTCAATATCAATATAAAGATAATCAATACTTTCTACACAAACTCTGTACTTTGCCATATTATTTACCTCCTTCAAAAATTTTGTTTATTTGATTTCTTTTTCTTCAGTACAAATAGTCATAGTCGTAAGCCCATAATTACTATATATATCCTTGATATATTCTTCCATCGACAACGGTATATGATCACAAAACAAGTCTTCAACTTCATCAACATGCTCATCATAGAATTTCATATATTCTTCTGGAGGATAGCTATCGTTTGTATAAAAATTATGCGTTATTAAATTATTTAATAAGATACCATATATATACATTTATTTTTCTACCTCACTTTCTCCATTAAAGTTCGTTTTATTCCTTTGGTATAGCAAATGCCATCCAATTTCCATTACCATATCCAACATTGAATCCTGGAATATTTTCTTTCAGTATTTCTATTACATATTCCCACATCGGATCGGTACAATCTTCTGCTTCAAACAATAAAACGTTATTGTTTTCCACCGCTTCTTTGTTAGTCATTTCTTACCTCCTTAAATATTCGTTTTTTATTTATTTGTTATGCCAATTAGTGTCTTAAACAACTCTCTTGCTTCATTATCGTAGAATGTCTTTTCAAAATTCTTCCCTTCAACAATAAGTGCGGGTACTTCATCATAGTACTTGAATGTTCCCTCTGCCGTTACAAAATTCTTTTTCTCTTCCATTTTTATTATCTCCTTTTTTTATAAAATGTTGTTTTTATTTGTTTTTAAATTCTCTTCTGCGTTCTACTTCAGCATCATTTTCTGGATCAGCGAAATACTTGTAAGCAAGCAACATTGGATAATCACTATCCTTAGCCCTATCCCACATTAAGTGTTCCGCCCAACAAGGCTCGCCGTTCGACTCTTCACACCAACTAGGGTACTCTTTCATTTGTGAATAAGGAGAATCCCAACCGCAGTTATCGTTTATGATATACTGTTTGTCCAGACCCTGAATCCTTACCAAGATATCGTTAATTGAAACTCGTTTAGCCAATCTACAGAGCCAGTTCATAAATTCACGAAATGTCTCATCAAATTCCCTATCGCGAAAATTTCCGTTAACCACCAAGACATATTCGCTTTGAATATAAAGCCATCCTGTTTCACGATTATGACATCCATATCGGTTAACGAGATTGTTTGTATGTTCTCCATATTCATCGCACGAACTGGAGGAATTAGTTCCGTTCTTTTGAATGATATATACATTCATATCTTTCTCAGACCCGGTCACTAAAGGAAGATGATTTAAAACCGTTTCAAGAATATATCTTTTCTCAGCTTGTGTTCTTCCCATTGGCTCTACTGTGATTGTTCCATCTATATAAGTCCACAAACTCATTTTTAATATCTCCTTTCAAATCTTACTTTGATTAGTAATACAATCCTTCGAGCACTCCCTTGAGTGCCGAGATACCATCGTTTAAGTCGTCAATTAAGAACCGAACACTTTCCAATCCGGTCTTTCTATAAGCATCTGCAACTTCATTCATAACGACTATTGCATTTTCAATTGCCTTACGTTCTGTTTCGCTTATAATCACTCTTGCAAATAATTCACCGTTCATATCATTACCTCCCTTATATTCTTATCATTATCTTCCCATCATATACTCCCCACGATATAATCTCGCTTTCCATTACATCATCTGGAACGCCCATCATAGTAGCAGGGGTACTGCTAACTACTTTCCATTCATCATCAATCACCGCCTTTACTGTAATAATAGTGTTATAATCTTCTATGCGATCTAAGAATTCTTTTACTGTCATACGCTCAACTCCTTTCCCCAGTTTCAAACAGTTTCCTTATTCCATCTACCAACTCATTCCAAGTGGAGCATCCACCACAATCGTTTGCATCTGCAATATCCTCAATCGTGTGATCCGTCATGGCAAGCAGCGTATCAAGGATTTCATACAGTTTTGAATCGTTTCCGTTCTTAGCAAGATAATCAACGATGTTCATAATTGCGTAGTACAGTTCCATATTTACTCCTTTCTAAAGTAAACCATAGTTCTTAAGTTGTTCCCTTGCCCACTGTTCATTCTCGAAATCCTCTGGCTTGTAACCAAGTGCGTCAACATAAATCCAAAAGTCTTGCTCATTCATATTTGTTTCGCTTGCGCATTCAAGCATTCCGTCTATTACGACCGATGTATCAAAATCATCTCTTGTTCTCGCTAACACTCTATGCTCTCCTTGTGGAGATTCAAGACAACATAGATCTAACACTTCGTCTCCATCGAACACGTCAAAACCATTATCAAGATATAATCTTTCATCATCCGGCAAGTCCTTGATCATTTCCTTTAACATCTTGATTGTCATATGCTTTGCCTCACTTTCTCTTGGGTATGACTTCCATGAGCCATACCCGAAACCGTTTACATTTATACCGCTTCGCTCACCTCGTCTAAGAATCTCAGTTGCTTTTCATCGGTTGCATTCTCAAGATAGAACCTGATAAATGCATTTCTCAGTACCTTTGAAGTTGTCTTGCCACAAGTTCTCAACTTGTCAAGGCGACTCCAATTGTCCATCAAATCCTTGATGGTAAATAACTTGTTACGACCACATACATTGATTGCCTTCTGCGGTAAATCCAATACCTCAATCGGTGTTCTCTCAAAATCCTCGTTGTACTTAACTGTAAATCTCACTGTCTTGTTCATAATTAATTCTCCTTTCTAAGCGTGTCGATTGCTTCCTTCATTTCCTTTGTTGATTCAGCACACAAGATGCTTGCGAGTATTAAAATTCGCTCCATGTAATCACCCCCCTATATCTGTATACCTTCATCTTGGTGTTGCTATATCTCTTGATTTCGTCAGAGATATAATCGTTGTAGTATGAATCATTGTCGTACACATGCCACACTTCGTTTTCGCCAAGCCTATACTTTAAGTTGTTCAAGGTGTCAGCGATTTTCTGTGCGCTTGTCTTTGGTACTGCGATTGCGCTGGATAAAGAGAAGAGGAACTCTCTTCCCTTTACAGCTTTTGCTATGAACTTTTCGGTCATGCGCTACGCCCCCTTCGTTGTAAAAACATCCCTTGATATTCCGTATAAAGTTTCCCACTCTTTAATGGATTCCTCAGTTGCCACACCGTAGATGTATTCTCTTCGTGTAGCATATGGTTCATCAAACAATTTCCCAAACACCTTACCACCCAATTTATCTGGATGACATCCGAAACCACCAGTTGCATAGAACAATTGATTTTGTGCGTTCTGATACTCTGGCTTAAACTGATCTACCTTGAGAATTACAAACTTGTTTTCATAGGTTTCTCCATCTGCCAAAGGTCTGCTGTCTGCTTTTGTAAAAACTCTTACCATGTCTTAACCCTCCATTTTCTTAATCAGTTCGCCAAGTTTCTCAAGCTGCTCCCCAGTTAAGGTGATTCCCTTACCGCACTTCTCTGTTCCGTCCTCGTTGGTTACCCAAGAACGAATATCATACTTGGGTTCGCCATCGTTCCAGGCGATATAACGGAGCTCCGTAGTCCAGCCGTTCTTACCCTCGCTGATCACTCCGCACTTCTCAATCACCTCGTACTTAAAGCTGTCATTTGCCTTACCACTCTTCTTAATTGCCATAATTTCATTCTCCTTTCTTAATCAAACATAAACACAATCTTCGGTTTGCTTGGTACTTCGCACACAAAGTCAATCTGACAAGTGTGTGAATCGTAGTTTCCGTCATGTATCGGTTCGTCATAGTTTCTGGTGTAGATTTCTTTTGCTTCTTCCTCGGTGTTAGCGAAGATTATTCCCTTGTCGCCATCCCAAATGTCATACATGTAAACATTCATATTACCGTGATTCTTAGGCAATACAATGCCATCTTCAACTGCGTCCAATACATTAGCCATGACCTCGCTACCCCAATCACAATCCGGTAATGCTTTAAAATCTTCTTCTGAAATATCAACTACAATCTTCATTCATCACAGCTCCTTTCTGTTTTTCTAATCTTCCTAACTACTTAATGCGTCATACTCTGCTTGCGTTTCCGTTCTATCGTGCAAGTGTAACGGTCGCCCAGTTTTTTCTCCAAGCAATCTCGCCCATCTACCATCGCTTGATTCTACAATGCAACCGCCATACATCCAACCAACACCGTTTGCCTTTGCGTATGGTCTTATGTAGTAGTGCTTCTCGCCCCACAGTATACGTTTCTCAAGTACGCACAGATTTCCGGGCGGATTGTCGAGATCGACTTCATAGTTCCCTTCGTCACAGAGAACTAGAATGTCGTCAAACTTGGATGAAATACCACCGTTACTACAATCGCTACTTCGGTTTTTGTAGATTCCTACTCGCAATGCCCTTTTCATTTTTACCACTCCTTTCTAATGGTCTGTTCCATAGCCAACATCAAACGGTTCCATCTGTTCAGGCGTTCTCGGAATCTTTGCTCTTATCTCCATTCGAAGTGGATCGTTTCCGTTGTGCCATGTTCCATAAAAACTACATTCGGTTAACTCATATCCATCAATTAAGATTAATCGTCTGATTTCAATGTCGTAACAATCAGACATATCCATCTTGTCGAAAATCTGATTTGCGGTTTCTATTACTGGTTCCGCAATTCTTTCTTCACTTAGATATTCATAGATTACAAGGTATTTGTTCATTTCGCTTACCTCCTAACTACTTAAATATATGTCCATGATTGTGTATTTAACACAATTGGAATCTTTTTTATTTCTGTAAGCGTCGGAATTACCTTAACTAACGGCTCTCCCTTGCATCCAGAATCAATATCTGTTGGCTTTGCTACTACCCAATTCCATCCTTCCTTAGAAAAGATGTACCCATGCATCTCAACTCCTTTACCATAGAAATCCTTTAGATAAGGTTTTCTTTCGCTGAATTTTCCACTTACGAGGAACTTAATGGTTTCTGTTATGATTTTGTTTTCTTTTTTGTTGCGCATAAGCACATCCTCCTTATTATCCACTCTTTTCTTAACGGCAATTACTACATACAATATACTCAGAACCACATCTATGTTCGTGTCCACAGCTAGGACAAATTGTATTGTGTCCAATCACCATATGCGTTGCTCTATCTTTATTGCGCATCTTACTTACGTTGCAGTCTTCGTAATTATTATAATCACGATAGTGAGCACCACGAGATTCAATGAAATTCATTTCTCTTGCGTTGTTCGGTTTTACCCATGTATCATTTCCGTTGCCTTCGCTTATGTGTGGTACATCGAGCATCATACTGATTACTCTCTGCACTATAAGTCTGATTTTCTTATATAAATCAGTTGCTCCGTCTTTGGCTTGCGGATATACCCTTCCTTGCACAAGAGTTCCGTCTCCGTCCCAATGAAACATATTGCGATACACCTTGTCATAATTCTCGGGGTTTACCTTATCCGTTTCAGTTATTGTGTAAGATATCATCGAAGTTCCATCAAGCATATAACTAATAGTTCCGCCGCAATATGCACCTGAGTAATGATTACTCATTCCTCTTGTGTTCAGTTTGTCTATGGTGTGGCAAGACGCCCATGTGTTTCCGAATGACATTTTGAGATAATCAATCGGATTAACCGAAAGAACGAAGGTCAAATCCCTTCTAAGAGGATTAATCATATCTCCGTATGGAGTAAACACACTCTGTTCTTCTTTTCCGTTCAAGCCAGCCCAAGTAAGGATTCTCCATAATGCCTTACTTGTTTTCATTCCGCTTGATACGTTAATAGCTGGACATATGTCTTTAATATCATTTACAATGGTTTCGTCAAGAGTTGCCTTCGTATAATACTTAAAGCAGTTAACTAAAGCCACCGTAGTATCAAATTTACCTCTTGACGCTCTTGTTATCCAATTTTCTACAATGCTATCATAGACAAACTCACCTAAACTCTCTATCGGTTTCATTTCTAGACTTATAACGTCCGTTGTTTTAATAATCTTTGGCAAATCTCTTGTCTGCATTTTTATGGCTTCATTCTTTGTGAATCCGTTTTCATTCTTTTCGTTTACAATTTTATCTCTTGCTTTAAGTGCGGTTAAAAGGTTTTCAACAAATCTTCGTGTTTCATAAGAGTTAACATCTCTATCAAACGGTTCGGTAAACACAATTTGAAGATTCCCGTTGTAGTCAGGATGCGTCACCATCTTCTCGATGATGTCGTTTTTGTTTGTCCAGAACGTGTCAAGCATTGTTCCGACACCATTTTCCGTTGCGGTATGATTATACTCGTTAAGCAAATCAACGACTTTGCGAATCATATCTTGTCTATCAACTTTCGCTTCTTCCCATGTAATCATAACTTCATCATCCTTTCTATATCTTCAACGCCTTCTTGTGTAGTAGCTCCGTAACAAGACAACGGAACCTCTTGCCAACCGTATCTGTATTTATATAATTTCTTATTTGCATACTTTACATATTCATAGTCACCTCTCTTCATGATAATAAACATATCAATTACACCAACTGCGTTGTGGTGTGCATACAAGCAGCTACGTTTATATCTATATGTGTTCTCCATTTCGCACAACTTCCATTTGTCAGACAACGCTTGTATTGTAAGCATTTTCTTAGACAATGGCTTAAATGGTGTTTCTTTTCTCAATGTCCCTTCGTTGCATTTGTAATACTTACACATATTCCTTTCTTTGACTTCGCTAATAGACCTTCCTCTTGTGCTCCAACTAAGATTGCAGTCAAGTTTGCAAACTGTCTTTCTTATCTTTGTATATGTACCGTCCGCGTTGGCTTTAATCTTTTCGCTTATCAACATATCATCTCTGTAATTTGCATAAGGACATTTAGCGCAATCTGCGCTTGCCTTTTCTTTTTCGACATGCTTTGTGAAGTCGTCCATAGTCTTGAATCGCTTTCCGCAATTTCTACACTTATATGGACGTGTTGATCGTATGTCATTCTTTACATCGAGTACGTTAAGCCAACAATACCTTGCGCCATCTTTTGTTTTTACGTTATCATCACAAATATCCTTAACTGTTTTCCATTTGTACTCGCTGTCGCTTGTAAACACTAATACTTGCATTTACGCCACCTCTTTCTTTTATAACTCGTTATAGTCGTATATATCGCTGAAACTTAAATCCGGGTGATCCATCGCCCACATACCTACGCATTCCTCTACCGAACTTCCGCAGTATTCGTCGTAACATTCATCTCCCTTCTTGTCGTAAAACCAAAACTCAACACATGTGAAATGATATGTTTCGTCTTCGTCGTCCCATGTTTTGATACCGCTATACTGATGCGTATAGTCATACAAGCCATCCCAAATGCTTGAATAAATCGGTCTATCTTCTTGATAGTCATATGATTTTGCGTTGTCCAAATCTTTCATCAACTTCAGCACCTTGTCATAGTTTGCCTTCAACTCCTTAAACACAACGTATTCTTCGAGTGTGTGCTGGTTATAATAACCACAACTAATATTTACACTTGCCTTGTCACAAGCTGGAGAAAGATGTCCGATGTCAGAAAAAGAACCATATTCCTTTTCAAGTCCAGTCGTTTCCATAATGTATTTCTGAAACTCTTTGTTGCCACAGTTGTAGAACACTGCGTCATTTTCGTGTGCTCTATCAAGTTCAATCAAATACTTGAGTTCCCTTAATTCGTCTACGTAAACGGTGCGACAAAATTTGCTACTGCCTACGCCACCGATTTCCTCGTCCTCACAAAACAGTACCGAAGGTCGGTAGTTCGTTTCGCTTAACATCTTAACGATCATCCATATGCCACATCTGTCATCACCGCCTATTCCTTGTGGAGACCACAATGCTTTCTTTCCGTCTTTCTTTATCTCTTTGATGTCTTTGCATTTCTGTTTGTGTACGGTGTCCATGTGAGCGGTTACAAGTACGGGATCGCTTCCTTTGACGTATAAGAACCCATCTCCGTTTATCACCTCGCTTTTCGGATAGGTCTTACAAAGCACATTCTCGAGATACATTTTCAATTCGTCCTGTGTTTTCTTGCAGATGTTCTTAAACTTTCTCATATCGTCCACCTTCCCTTTCTATGCCGCAATCCATTCGCTTGCGTCTTCGTCATAGACGTAACCAGCTTCCCTTGCTGATTCCTCGTTCACGAAGTATTCACCGCATTCTTCAATAAAAATGACGTCGTCTTCGTGTGCATATTCATTATCATATTCACACCAAACATATCCAGCGCGGCTTGCGCAATCATCATCGCAATACCAATTTCCGTCTACATAAACTGCGTCGCCTCTGTTATAAAACCAAGTATCGCACTGTTCGCAGTAATGTACGTCTGAATCATCTTCGTTTGCATATTCGTTTATGTTGTCACACCAAACCCAACCGTCATTTTCTGCACATTCATATGAGCAATACTCTGTGCCGTCTGGCATCGTATATCCATCTTCGCTAAAATATTCACCGCAATGAGGACACTTGCGTGAATTTCCGTTGCATTCGTTGCACATAATGTTTTCTTGCTCGGTGTGCTCGTTTCCACATCCGGGACAAATCGGATTGTGTCCAATGACGATTCTCTTTGTGTTGAGCAGACCATCTACTCTACGGAGATATGATACGTTACAATCATTACAGCAGTTATAATCTGCGTAGTGAGTTCCGTATGTTGTTGTCACGGAACGGCACTCGTCAGCTCCCTTCTTGAGTGTCCACATATTGTCCGTGTTATACAGATTTGCAATTTCCTTTTGTACGATGTTTCTAAGCTGCGTTGCAAGTCCTGAATCACCACCATCTCTACCGTCCGGATATACTCTCATTTCGAGTAACTTATCCTCTCCCATAGAGAACATAACTCTCTTAAACTTACTGCGAAGTTCAACGTCCATGTTCTCTTCTCCGTTTCGCTCAAGCCACTCACCATCGGGTACGACATACACTACGAACGTAGAACTATCAAGCATATAGCTTTCCGTTCCTGAACTATGCATTCCGTTGTAAGTGTTGCTCATGTTTCTGTCGTTTCGCTTATCAATCGTATGACATGATGCCCAGTCAGTACCAAAGGACATAGCCCAATAGTCAATCGGGTTAACAGAGATAACAATATCTCTGTCGTATGTATACGGATTGATTGCGTCACCGAGCATTGCGCGGTACTTGTTGTATCCCATATCCCTTACACGCTCGTGCACTTCTCCGGTGTTTTCATCAACCCATGTTGTTTTCTGCAAGTCTACAATTTTATCCATTCCAAGTTCACGCATTACCTTGCCGACGAACTTCGTGGTGCTCATACCAACGGACGGTTTCGCTTTGAGTGTATAGTCGTTATACTGTAACACCGCAGTGACAAAATCATTATCTAACTTGGACGGATCGGGTACTCTGCCTACAATTTCCTCAAGGGCACAAAACACTTTATATGCCGAAGTGAATGATTTGTAATCATCTGCGGATACAAACGCTCCTCTGAAATGTTCTCCCTTTACGCTGCTGAGCTTTGCTGTAACACGACGATATTCTCCGTGGTACATATCTCTCGTCATTCCGTTATAAACAGCTCCGTACGGTATTTTGTCAGAAAGGTTATAGTACGCATCAGCCATCCTCTCCATCTCTGCGTATGTAAAGAATCCGAACTTAATCTCCCTTTGCTTTGCGATATCTCTAATCGTGTTTTTTGCCCAAAGTACAAATTCGTTTACCGCATTCTTATCAACCGGACGAAGCAACGGCTGTGCCTTTTTGTAGATGTAAAACTTGCCGTCTACATATTCCTCGCTTCGCTTGAAAAGGTTGATAAGCCACCCCTTGTTTCGTGCCCATTCGTCATACACGGCGCCAATATTGTCAGTGTCATAGCCGTAGTTCTGGAGAAGTTCTTCTCCCTTTGCCGTAAGGTACTCCGCTTCGCTTTCGCTTAACGTGTACGGCTGATCTTTTTTCATAAGCGTTTCGGGAAGTGCTACCTCGATTTCAAACACTTCTGTTACCATGTCGTCGCTAAAAGTCCAATCGTCACATCCGTCGATTATATAGTGATCATTGTAAATTCCTGTGATTCTACCAACCTTTCCGCAAAACTGTTCCATGTCCGGGTGAAAATACAAGTAGCCATATGTGTTGTCCCCTTTTAATCCTTCACGAATCTTTACCATGTCGCCAACTTTGAATCTTGCCATAATATCACTACCTTTCCCTTTCCGTTACAGAGCCATTACTGCTCTGTACAATTTTACCGCTTCGCTTGCTGTTTCGTCGTCATCATGCCACTCCACTATGCACTTCAAAGCCGACGCAATTCCCTTGCGATGTGGCTTACTATAAAGCATACGGCACGTTTCCGTTACGGCATCCTCTAAGGTGTCGTAGTTATCCCACCACTCATACGGATCGAATCCGTATGCAAATTTAACGAGTTCCCTTGCTAAGTCGAGCATAGTGTTTTCTCCTTTCGCTTACTACTCTCCGTACATTTCCCTTACCTTGTCCATGATGGCAAGCATAACGCCATAGTCGGTAAGGGCGCTGACGTCCATTGTGGCTACGTTACCTAACACCTTTACCACAACAACGTTGCAGTTCTTTGCGTAGTCAACAGCCACACGCTTATTCCATGTGCATGAGTTTGCCTCAAACATCTCATTCATCTTCTCGATAAAATCTTCCATTTCGATGCTAACAACTCCAAATTTCTTTTCCATTTCGCTTTCTCCTTTCGCTTACGCATGAATCAGTAAACACGCTATCATGATGATGTACGTCAAAAACAAGGCAACAGTTCCCTTGCCTATAAGGCAAAACAAGTCATCAAAGAACGACCAATCATACTTCTCTGGATGCTCGATGGTATCCAAGAGCAATCTTAATTTCGCTTTCATTTTTACTCCTTCCTACGCCACCAAACCGCAACGCTTCATGTCATTGAACCATACCTCGAAAACCGGGTACTCTCTTTTGTCGATCTCATTCGCATAAAACGTCATCAGTTCGACGATGTTCATCTGCTTGCTCTTATAGCCATCATAGTCCGTTACGTCTACCGTGTATGTTCTCATGCTACCACCTCCATCACATAACCCATGCACTTCATGTCAAGTAACCACGAAGTGAAGTTTCTAGCATTGCCCTTTGCCGTGTTCTTGTACACCTTGTGAAGCGCTCTACGTGTACACGGCTTGCCGTCCATTACATACATAACATTTTTACTCCTCTCTGTCAACTACAAGTTTTCGCGTACCTCTGCAAGAATCCGTGACACCTCGTTCTCGGTCTTTGCCATCTTAATCTTGTTGCGGTAGTAAGCTGCAAGTGTCTCCTTGTGTGCAAGTAAATCCTTAACCGCTGTCAGTGCGAATCTTCTGTTCATGCTATGCCACCTCTTTCTTCATCATCGCTACTACATAGTCGTGCATCTGCTGTACTCTACAAGTTTCACAAGGAGTGTGCAAACACCGTGGTGTATTACAACACAATGCACAACTCTTCTCGAACTGCTTGTCGGCGTCTATGATGGTCTGACAAGCGTACTGATTAGCAATCGCAACCTCTACGCTAAACAAACAATCACCCCCTCGTTGATCTCGTAGCGGTACTCGTTCGTAGTACCTACTACCACTCCGCCTACTCGGATGATACCATCACTCACTGTTATCACTGTTCACCTCACTGTTCTCCCATCGAAACCGCCGTGGGTACGGTGCTACTGTCTACGACTGACAGTAACAAAACCTCATTGTCGTACAGTCGAACCACCGTAGGTGTCTACGATAATCCAACTGTCGCTCAATGGAATCGCTACGGACTCGAACCGTTCACATCGGGCAACACTCTTGCTACCCGAAGCCGACCTCTGTGCGACTCCTTGACTTCTCGTCATATTTCGGGGACTGTTCACGCAGTCCCAAAGTGTAGGAATTACTTCGGGGGATTGTACCCGAAACCCTTGCCGATGTCGCTACCGCTTGTAGACTTGCCGAACTACTCTATACGCCTATGCAGTGACGGACTTATTCTTGTCGTGCCGTCACGGTGCTACATGCCTCATAACCATGTATGGCAAATACCCTCGTTCGGTAGTATCTACTCGCTCACGCACACCTTTTATGATAGTGGGAACCGAGTTCTATACTCGGTCGGGACTTGCGTGTCACCTTTTGGGGCGTATCCCACTATGTTTGATCCTAGTCATCCTTGCTTGCTATGCTTCATGCGACCACCACTTCTTGCGTCGCCCTCTGCGAACCCCGATGCACTAGGTGCAGCTCCTACTGCCTTGTCTGCCCTCTCGGACTTCATCCATCGCTTGCCAACCTCTGCTTGCTTCGTGACGCAACACTCTACTTGCTTGGTTACCCAACTTTCGGCTACTGTGTAAGGGTACCAGCCCCTTACGTGTACGGCTTCGCCATGCTCACCACCTTCTCGGCTATGATTTGCTACGGTGAGGGAGTAGGTTTATCTACCCACCGCAACTAAGCCTACGCTTGCATTTTCGGCTTGCCGTGACGCTTCGCCTATTACTTGGGTGCGACTGTCCAATCTCTACGGCATATCACGGTTTTATTCACACACTTCACCAAACCGCCGTGGAATCCACTCTAGGTATCGTTCCCTAAAGCCTCAACCACGTACGGCTCAGACGGCTGTGCTACCGAAATGCGTCTTGCGGAATCGAACCGCAACGAAAACCGTTGACGCAAAAAACCGGGGACATCCTTGCGGATGCCCCCTTGCGTGTGTTAGGCGCGGATCTTAGCCTTGATAGCCTTCAGCTCCTTGCGTGTACCCTTCCATCCGAGTGCTCTGCACTCATCCGCTGTGCAAGCGGTGTTCTTGAGGGTGTTCGGCTTCAAGCCGAGAGCCTTCTCGAGTGCTCGGGTGCGCTCGGGTTCCTTCGCCTTATTCGCCTTGATTACTTCACCGAGAGCCTTCTGCTCGTCCGTGCGCTTGTCCCCGTGCTCACGGTAGCGTGTCCAATTCGCAATCTGCTTCGCAGTGCCGTAGATGACCGTGCCATCCGCCTTCTTGAAGGGCAGTTTCTCAGCCGTAGGCTGAGCGACCGCAGTATGAGCCTTGGGCGTAGGCTCGGATACGGGTGCGGATCCGAGGGTTGCGAGAAGCACCTCTACGAGGTGTGCGCCCTCGTTCGTGAGGGCATAGTTCTTGCCATTAATCGTGAGTGTGTGTGTGTTCTGTGCTTTCATAAGCTACTCCTTTCATGCCCTACGTGGGGCGGTGCGATATGTGTGTTCGGTCAATCTGACTTGACCTTGTGCCAAATTTAAAACACAAAAATTTTTTTTGCAAATCGGCTTTTGGATTGTGCGGTGTGAAAAATGCACATTTTATCCACCTTTACTGCCGGCTATAAAAAACGCTTGAAACCCGCCTGGTTAGCGGATTTTGTTGAGGTGTTTCACCAACACACCACCATAAAATCTCGTCCTCTATCCCCCTTTATATGTAATAAAACTAAAGACTATCCATAACTCGGCAGTCATATCGTAATACCCATTTCGTCACACCGATCTTTGATCGGCGGTGACGATGCCACTGACCTCCGGTCATGTGGCAAGTGATAAAAATGTTATTGACTTATAATGCAAAATCCAGTATCATTAGCTACAGTGAACGTATCCTCCCGTTTTAACGATAAGACCAAGTATTAACTATAGCGTAGTATTAATATAGGGGGGGCGATATTCTAACTCATCTCCAGAGCCATACTACATATACATAAGGGGAGCGATGTCGAAAATCCTATTTTTCCCTTTTAACGAAAAGGAAAAATGAACATCGCAAAAAATCAATTTTGGGGGTTTTAGATACCACCTAAGCCGATTTTTGGGGGTTTTAGATATCACACATATGTTCGATTAACATAAGAAAGGAGTAAAAATGAAGAAGTTAATTGCAGTAGATTTATCTACCGGAGAAATCCAAAATGATGCAGATGTTAAAATTTACACAAGAGAAATGGTTGAGAAGCAAGATGCTGAACGAAAACGACGCAGAGATTATTTCCGCCATCAAGAAGAAAAACAAAAGCTGCACCTAGAAGTAGAAAACATTCTTGGTGAGTTTTACTTTTTACACTATAAACGGCTCATAGAAAAAATAGACGGAGACACCGCTCTTGCATTCAGGTATTTGTATATATGTACCTATGCTAATGATATTGGGAAACTTTTTTATAGAGATAAACCAATGAAACATAAAGACATAGTTCGAATATTAAGAATGGATCGTAAATTAGCGTCAAGTGAAATAAGCCGCATGATTGAACTTGGTCTTCTAATAGAAAATCAAGATTGTTATGTCGCCAACCTTTATTATTATATACGTAACTTTCAGATGCCAGAACAGTTTAAGGGCAGTTCATCTCGTATGTTTGACAACGGAATACGTGAATTATATGACATATCAACTCCAAGACATCACGCCATGCTAGGAGAAATAGTACCATTATTAGAATACATAAATAAATACAATAATGTGATATGTACAAAAGATACTGTTGCAGAACGCGATTTTAAAAAACTGCAACCATTACATATGAGCGAGATATGTAAAATATGTGGCAGAAGTAACACGTCTAGAACAACTTTTAAGAACTCACTTGGTTCTTTCAAGATTAATGGGTTACCATTATTCCGTAGTGTTGTCGAAGATAATAAAACTGTTGGCTATATCATAAATCCGTATATACTATATATGGGATCTAGAAATGATGATCTTCAGTTTGCATTTAACTTATTCGATTTAAAAAGGAGGAAAAACCAATGACACTCGAGTTATTCATTAGTGCTATCAACGCACTAAAAAACAACTGGGACTTTGACGAAGACATTCATAATATCCGGGAGAAGTACAATCTCCCATACTTCTACGTCGACAAACCAGATTGTTGCCAAGCCTTATTAGACGTATTAACTATCGTAATGAAAGATACGAACGGATGGATTTCGTACTATTGTTATGAAGCATGCTTCGAAGGCTTCACAGTAACAGTAAATGATAATGAACTTCGAATTGAAACACCTGAGGATTTGTATAAGGCGCTTACCGCCGAGTCATAATTATATGGTTCGTTGTTTAAAACCTTGTGATTTATTGTATACTATATATTGTTGATGAGTAAGAGATTTAACTATAAAAAGTGGTTGAAATCTGAAGATGTAGATGCTAATATAATTATAGAACAGCCGTTCGAATTGTGCAGATTGCATAATGTCACGTATGAAGTTTCGAGGTTTATGGATTGGCAAATATACAAATTATCAAAACCTATCAAACCTCATTGACATCTGTAAGATTCGGATATAAGATGTAAACAAATAAAAGAGCTGCTTGCCCTAGGAAAGCCGCAGCCCTTTTGCCAAATGCTATTTGCCATACAATACATACGTACCACCTGGCACTTCTGATTATATATCACTGTCAAGGGGTATGTCTACCCAAATTTTCATAATATTTATTGTAACATTTTAACAAATGGAGGTATTTGGATGCAAAGATTCTTTGATTGGCTCGAAGATCAAGACTGTATCTACGTTTTTGCGGAGGGTGCAGTCAACAGAGAAAAACACGTTTACAAGGACTTCTCTATTACCATTGATGGTGATGCCGTGAACATCTTGTCCGGAAACCATGATATCATGTATGCTCCAACTAAAGAGTTGGCGTATGACCCTCACGAAGACGAATGGTATCTTGGTGGTGGCGTGTACATAGGGGGTATTTAATGTTTAAGATTCGTATCGAAGACTATGCGACATACGGGCTTAACCGTTACCGCAGTCTGTTTTCGGAAGTAAGGTCAAACAAGATAGAGTTCGAAGATCCCGACGACGTCTATCTGTTTGCGCAAGGAGTACTTGATGCTTGCAGTTGCCGTAACAGTGCTGTTTTCATGATCCATTTTGATAACAGCATGTCGGCAGCTGTGATAAATCCTGAAGAAGAGACCATGGATGTATATGGCATTGAGGATTTAAACCTTGACTACTTCGCTTCTATTGATGCAGATTTACGGCTGTGTTGCTATGGTCTTATGATAGAAACGCTTCCTGGGGAATGGAAGTTAATCAAGTAGGAAGGAGTAAAGTTGTTATGTCACAGTACGGTTTTAAGATTAACAACTATGAGGCTGGTAGTATCTATGATGTTAATCTTGGAGTGCGGGAGTTTTATGACACAACACCCGCCATGTTAACGAACAGTTTGTTTTTGGATTTTCTCAAGGACAATGGGCTTCGTGTTACGAAGAATGATTTTACACGCGACGTCATCTGCGTGAACTTCTCTTATGGATCTACGTCTTATGATCTTGAGAAGGGGAGGTTGAAAAAGATATCACAACAGAACCGTGTTGATAGAAAGAAGGCAAAGGGTTCTGGGATTCAGTCACAGATTGAAAAGACAACCAAAACAAAACAATGGATTGAAAGGCGGTATCAGCAAGTAGACGAGAATAAGGATAAGTATAAGCGTATCAGTCGTAAGAAACTGCGAGAGCATTTCTATATCAATGGTATTGATATCAAGTATCCGAAGTTCGGTAAGGACAAGAAAGTTAATGGATACGATGTAGTCCATTATAAGATGTTATACCGAACACCCGGTAAAGCCAAGGCTGGCAAGTGTATGTTTATTCGAGAGGAACTATATGATAAAGCACACGACTTCTTATGGATGGGATTGGAAATACCGGAGAAGAATGCTCCGATTGTAGAGATTGGTGCTTACTCTTCTCTCGTAACAAGTACAATAGAGGGTCGAATACACATACCGCCGGAGCAAGTGCTTGTTGTTAAAGACGTTGATTCATTCTTTACTACTAATGTGTTGAGCGTTGAAACCGATGAAAACAAACAGTGCTATGTAAAGCACATAGACAATTATAAAGTGAAGAATGTTTTGTTTGATGGACAAGCGTTGATTGACGAAAGCATCTTTCCGTCTTGGGGTAATGGCTATGTGTTACTTCGGCAACATTTCTTTAAAGCTGCTGCCTTTTGCACAAGAATACAACAATACTTTAAGGATTATTTTGGAGACAAGTATGAAACTGCTACTGTTACCGATATGTGGGGAAATAAACATTTAGCTAAAGAAGTAAAGATGATAACAACAGAGAACGCTATCAAGTGGGTAAAGTTTGACGTTGCCTATGAATACTGGTGTCAGAAGGTTTGGGATAATGGCGCATACTTCGGTATTGTTAAAACTGCTCATGAAAGTAAGTATGGTTCAAAGCAACGAATGAGTTATCAGATGGTGAACGCTTTGGATATCAATACAATCGAGGATGTACTCTCTCCTACCAAGGATTATATTTATCAGCTCAAGACAGATGATGGTGTGTATTTTGACTTCTTGCGAAGGACAAGTAACTTCAGTAATGACAACGATGTGCTGCTTGCATTGTGCGAACAAGATCCGGAGTTTGTGAAATGTGATTACTTCGTGGAACGACGCAACCGCAAGATAGCCGCTTATGTTGCAGATGTGAAACAAGGTCACATCTTACAGAACGGCGACAATCTTGTTATTGTTGGTAATCCTTACGGCATGTTAATGCATGCAGTTGGCGAAGATGCTCTGAAAGATCCGACGTTTGAACACGAGGATGGATGCATACAGTGTTGGACGGCAAGATTTGATGATGGAGAGTATTTAGCGGAGTTCAGAAGTCCATTTAATAGTCGTAATTCATTAGGGTATATGCATAACAAATATCATACTTACTGGGATAAGTATTTTAACTTCGGGAAACAAATATTAGCAGTTAACATGATTGGTACGGATGTACAGGATCTTAACAATGGATCAGATCAGGATTCTGACAGTTTTTACGTAACCAATCAAATAGAAATAGTTGAACATGCAAAGCATTGTTATAACAATTATAAGACGATTGTTAATAATATTCCAAAGGAGAAGAATGTTTATGACAATACTTTGAAAGACTTCTCCATCGTAGACAATAAATTATCCGCCGCACAATTAGATATAGGTGAATCGTCTAATGTTGCGCAGATAGGATTGAGTTATACATACAATGATTTCGGAAGAAGTTTTGAAGATCACGTTGCCATTTTGGCAGTTCTGGCTCAATGTGCTATTGACAATGCGAAAAGGAGTTTTGATGTTGACATCCACTCCGAGATTCAACGTATCAAACAAGAAATGAACATTAAGTCTCTTGGTTATCCAGCATTCTTTGCCGGGGTAAATCCTAGTAAACGGAGCAAGGTCAATCCTAACATTGTGTGTCCTATGAATTCCGTATATGCAATGAAGAACAAACAACTGTCCAATCGTGACATTATAGATATTAAGGAGTTTTTTATTAACCACACAAATGAAACACCTCGTAAGACATCGAAGAAGGTTGAAGCTTTCATCGAGGCGTTTATTAAAGAACTGATGATTTACGACATGAATAAGGAGCATAACAACGATGAGTATCTACTACTTCGCTCCGACTATGACGATTTGATTCATGCACTAAGAGGAATAACGTTATCGAAGAATTATGTTGGATTAATGTCATGGCTGATCAATAGAGCCTTTGCTATTACTCCAAGTATTAAGCAGAACCGTGAACAGTTGCAAACACGATTGAGTCAAAACAGAGCGATTTTACTCAAGACGTTATACGATTTAAACCCTAAATGTTTGTTGCAGTGCTTCAAAAAAGGGAACACCTAGAAGAGTTATTTCGGAATCAAAGAAAAAATTCCTTATTTTATAAAAGGTTTTTTCAAAGATTCCGAAATGGCGTATGCCGATAATGATGAGAAAGTGGGGGAAATATGGGTTGGAATAAAACAAAAATGGATGCGATAGCTGAAAAGTTATCAAAGCAATATCAAGTACCGACGAATCGGGTAAAGAACATCATAGGGTCATTTACTGACGAATTAATACTAGCGTTATTTAAAGATGGTAGTTTCTATATTCCGAAACTTGGTACATTGAATCAAACTGGCGGCCATATAATGTTTGTGCCGACTACTAAGCTGTTACAGCATGAAAGGATGAAATCGAATGACGATTAATGATTTCGCGAAGACGTATTTTGGATTAGACCCTGTTACTCTTCGCACCAAGGATGAGAACAAGTTAAAGAAACAGCGCGAGAAGTTTGGTGGTGTTTGTCCGGTGTGCAAGCAACCACTCACCTACATTTCAGGAACTAATGTACTTGTGTGCAAGAACGAGAAATGTAAGGGTAGGGAACGTACTGTTACAACTAAGGATGGAGAAACAAAGAAGATGTATTCTCCTGTTACACGATTACTAGATGCTGATGGTGCTAAGATAGCACAAACGATTTTTGAAGATTAAAAGGAGTAAAATTAAAATGGAAAAGATTAATAACGCAAACTTTGTGAAGCTTATCTCAAAGGAAACTGGTTATGCGCAGAAAGATATCAAGGCTGTGCTTGAGGCTGCATCTGATGTTGCGCTTGATATTATCAAGAATGACGACGCAGTTATTGTGTTCCCTGGCGTGACGTTGACTGCTACATACGTACCAGAGACAAAGAAGCGTAATCCTAGAACCGGAGATGCGGTCATTGTAGCACCTCATCATAAGCCGAAGGCAAAGTTTGGTACAAAATACAAAGACGCTTTACGCTAAAATAGCGTTCTATCAAGTGGCGGTACTTCTGTCCTAGAGGTATCGCCACTTGTTTTCTAAAAAATATAACAAAGAAAGAAGTGAAATATACGTGATAGAAATCACTAAGAAACAAGCGGATTATTTATCAAAACATGGTTGTTATTGGCACTATGACATTATGGCAACCATTCATAGAAGACACTACTATGCTAGGGAGTGTCCGAAGGTATTTAAACTTTTAGATAAACAGAAGACAGATAGATAGATTACCGAGGTGGTATTTTGGCGGAGTGTTATTCCGTAGTCTTGCCCGATTAGGGTGTGGTATTTAGTGGTTAGGGGTAGGTAATCATTTTTACAGAAAGGATTAAACGGATATGATTAAAGCGAATGAAATTACAAGCCGTTCCTTAAAAATCAAGGACGTATATCTTGATGGTAATAGAATTCTTGATGATGATCAGCACGAAGTTAACATCATCGAGCTTCTCCATAGACTATTTGGAGAAGGTGCAACCTTTACTATATCTGCTAGTGCTAAGTCTGACATAGATATTAAGGTGGTGAAGTAATTGAATTTTCAAGCAGAACTTGAAAAGTTGGGATTAACAGAAGAACAATATCAGAATTGCTTAGATGATATCTCAGACAAATTGAATGGATTTCAAGATCTTGAATGGGACGAGATTAAAGATAAATACAATCTTCCTTGGAATAAAGATGTGTTGCGGAAAAGTTCAGGCACTCTGTTTGGCGGGTTTGCAGTATATGAATGGATGAAAAAGAACCGTCCAGTTGGTAATGATGAAATTGCAGATAGACTTCTTGAAATAAAGAGAGAAAAACAAAAGTTATCAGATGAACGTACGGCTATCAATAAGAAGTGTCGCGAAGCTGCAAGAGCCGAAGAAAATCTTGCGATGTTTGAGGCCGCTTTACGTGAAAGTGGTCGTGTTCAGTTTAACAACTACTCTCCCATTCGCAAGAAGTCTTCAAAGGATATGATTGTGTGCGTCTCAGACATTCATCTTGGATTAGATATTAAGAATACATTTGGTACATACAACTCGGATATTGTTAAAGATAGATTAGAAAAGTACTTAAATGAAGTTGTTGATATTGGTGGCGGATGCGAGAATGTTTATGTGTTTTTATTAGGCGATTTGATTTCCGGTAACATACATCACTCCGTACAACTTGAGAACCGTGAAAACGCAGTTCAACAAGTACAAAAGGTTTCTGAATTACTGTCTGCGTTTGTATACGAATTGTCGAAGAACTTTAGCAATGTAACCGTTGCAAGCGTTGGAGGTAATCACTCTAGGATTGGTTTAAAAGACGACGTTCTTCGTGCGGAACGATTAGACGATTTAATCCCTTGGTATATGAAGGCTAAATTGTCTCACGTCCAAAACATCCGAATTATTGACAACGAAATAGATCCTACAATTGGCATGGTAGAAATCCGTGGATGCAAGTATTGTCTTGTGCACGGAGATTTTGATAAATATTCAGAGGCGGGGGTTAGCAAGCTTGTTATGTTACTTGGCTATAAGCCTACCGCTGTTTTTTATGGGCATTTACACCACTGCTCTTATGACGACATTGCAGGAGTAAAGATTGTTCGCAGTGGCACATTTTCTGATACTAACGATGACTATACTGTTTCAAAGCGCATTTGTGGACATCCTTCACAAATGGTTTGCATCGTTGATGATAATGGTGTAAAGGCTTGTTATCCGGTTGATCTCTCATAGGATCGCCCTCCTATTTGAGCAGGGCGGGGTATATCCCCGCCCTCTTTTTTTTAGCTGGCGGGAGGTTGGGTATCTTACTGTGGTTCATAATCATGGTTAATTCGGTGTAACTCCGGAGTGATGACTAAAAGTGATGTTATAGATTTTTAGCAGAATGTTTTTCCAAAGGATTCGCCAGAATGGTATGAAGAATTTGGAAGCAAATCTTTAGCCAAAGCTAAGAAAAAAACAACACCATTTATTGGCAACAATCTTATGACAATAGCTGCCTCCCTAAAGGTAGAGAGGGGGCGGATTCTAGTTAGTGTACATGGCGTGGGAGTACTAGATAATCCCATGCTGTTTTTTTGAGAATGTGGTGTAATGGTAGCACACTACACTTGGGCTGTAGGGGCGAGGTTCGAATCCTACATTTTCAATGGGCAAACACATTAAATCATGCTTAGCGCAAATAGAACGAGAGCCTGCGAAAAGGATAATACATGTATTATCCGTAAGTGGTCGGTTGTGTTCCCAGTGTACAGGGGTAATGAGCCGATGTGTTCTATATATAGCTGGTGGGAGGTCGGATATCTCACTGTGCCTCATAAGCACGGTTAACTCAGTCCAACTCTGAGACGTAGCAATATGCCCTCTGCTATTCTTCGGATAGGCAGTGAAAGACAGATGATTGCGGACATGTGATAAGTAGAGATGCGTCTCGAAAGTCTTAATGCGAAAGGCGAAAATAAAAAATATCACGACACGGGGATGTACCGAACGGAGAAATACCTAAGGCGAACCCGTTTTTATGATTAAAAGGAAGAGGTGAATTTGTGGCTACGAAAACCATGAAGCAAGTCGGTCAGAAGTCAACTACAAATACTCGTAGTGACAAAATTACCGGACTTAGAGATATAAAAGAACAAATAGATAAAATACAAAAACTATTTGAACAACTTGAAGATAAGGATCAGCTCCAATGTTTAGAAGCTCTTGGAGTTGGATCAAAGTATTATACGTGCCAACATTGTAATAAGCCGAAAAAGAAGTTAGATTTTTATTCATCGACTGCTCCTAACTGTGCAAGCGGAATAACCGATGGTTGTAAGCAGTGTGCGGCAGATATTGCATTGCCAACGGTACATGGCGAAAAACAACAGCCAACAAAGAAGTCTGTTGATGATGCTTGTTATTTTCTTGACAAACCTATGCTTGATTCAGTATGGGATGCGTCATTACTTGAAGCGGCAAATCAAGCCACTGGTAAATCGAAGTCTAATGTATGGACTAGTTATATTAAAAATATAGCAATGCAAAATTACTATACTATGACTTATAGAGATTCTGATAATTATACAGGAGGTATGTTAAGCCTCAATGACATGATTGAGGATGCATTGCCAAAAGACCAAGAAATACTTGAACAATTTGAAAAGAATAAAAATGATACTTTGAGGCTACTTGGATATTTACCTTTTGAAAAGGAGAAATTGGCTGATCAGCCGTTTTTGTATTCTCAACTTATTGGATTTTTAGATTCTGATGAAAATGGCAATGATGACATGATGAGAACCTCATCTATTATTAGTATTGTTAGAGGATTTTTACAGATAAATCAGATTGATGATATGATTGCAGATTTGGTTCAAGATCCAAGAAATGCTGAAAAGAATATCGCAACTGTTAAGGCGTTGCAAGAAATGAAAAAGAATATAACCATGAACGTAACCAAGCTTGCAGAACAAAGTTGTATTTCTTTAAAAAATAGCAAAAACTCTATTAAAGGAGAAAACACATGGACTGGAAAATTAAAAAGAATCAAAGATTTGAATTTGCGTGGTGCTGAAGTTAATGGGTTTGACATTGCTACATGCAGAGGAATGCAACAAGTTCAAGAATTAAGCGATGCATCAATTATGAAACAGCTTGCCCTTGATGAATCAGAGTGGTCTGATATGGTTGCTGAAATGAGGGTTATGAATCAGTCTTTGAGACAAGAACGTGACCAATATAAGGAAATCAACAGAATATTGTTGCGTGAAAATTTAGATTTAAAAGATTTCCTTGATGAAAAAAATATATGTCCAGATATAGAATACAAGAATTTAGAAGAAATATATTCTGTGTTTGGTAATGTAGAGGAGGAAGTTACAGATGAACAAGATACTTCTTCCGAATGATATGGATTTGCCGTATGACAAAGACTTTTACAAGGACTATGGAATATTTGTAAAGCCTATAGATTATCCAATGTCTACAAGAAAAATAGAAGCGTTATTAGAAATATCTAGAATGCAAAAGTATTTTCAATGTAATCCTTTAAAATGGATAGACTTAATGTATAACATTGAGATGCTAGATTGTCAGGCGCTTATTATTCAAAGGGCTTGGAATTGTCCAAATGTTTTGGTTACGGCTAGTCGTGGTATTGGAAAGTCAACAACTATTGATGTGATATTAATGTCAAAAGATAGTTTGTTTTGTAACTATTGGTGCTATATAGCTAGTGGTTCTGGCTCACAAGCAGAGCAAACGTTCGTAACATTAGAAAAATTAGCAAATGATAATATTGATGAATTCCAAGGTTCTACTGGAAAACTATTTAAAGATGAAATTGTAATTCCAAATGCTAGTGGCGATGGATTTAGTCATGGTTCTAATGGATTTACATATAGTACATATAACGGATCAACAACAAAGACACTTAATAGTAATATAGATGCCAAAAGAGGAGAACGTGGATCTATAATTTTTGATGAGTCGGCTTTTCTTACGGAAGAAATGATTAATGTATATTCTGCGTTTGCAATTGTCAATAAGAGTTTTAAAACAGGAAAGGATTCAAATGGTAGATCTATTGACCCTATTCGTCAAAGAACATTTGCAACAAATATACCAAATCAAAAGTTCTTGATTAGTTCTGCTTCTTCGACTGATACAAAATATTATGCACTATATAGAGACTGGTCTAAGCGTCAAATAATGGGAGATCCAGATTATTGTGTATTGCATATAGATTGTGAAGTGGCTTTTAAACCTACATTACACGGCAAAACAATTGCTCCGCTTTTAACTCGTTCAACAGTTGAATCAGAAATGAGAACAAATCCGGAAAAGGCAAGACGTGAGTATTATTGTCAGTTTACTACTGAAGCTGGTTCTGATGCAATTGTTAAACGTGGTGTTATAACTCGAAATGAGGAGACTCGTAAACCTATTCATTGCAACGAAACTGGTGATAAAAAATATGGATTATTTTATGATCCAGCTAGACAGATGGACAACTCGTTTATACTTGTTGCTGAGTTCTATGATTATATACAAAAGGATGGAACAATAGATAAGCGAGCTAGAATAGTCAATGGAGTCAATTTATTAGACGTTGGTAAAAAAATCAAATCGCCAATGAGAACACCAGATCAAGTTGAATATTTAAAGCAGATGATACTTGATTATAATGCCGGAGCCGATGCTTATGGCAATATAGTCGGTATTTGGATTGACGCTGGTTCAGGTGGAGGCGGTGTAAATATAGCCGATTATCTTATGTCTGATTGGGAAACTGCTGATGGGATGATGCATAGAGGGCTTATTGATAAGGAGTTTTCTTCCGAATACGTAAGTCGTTTTCCAAATGCTGTTGATAAGATTCATCTTATGAGTCCATCAAAGTATAAATCAGAAATGTATGAAGCATTAATTGAAATGCTTACCCAAGATAAAATTAGTTTTACGAGTACATATGACAATAAGGATTATCTTACTGTGTTTGATATAGACCAAAAAAAATTGGACAAAGAAAAAGAACGCATTGCCGAAGAGTTGAAGAAAAAAAAATTAAATGAAAAAGAGTTTGAGGAAAAAATGCAAGAAGAACTTGGTAAGGTTCAATCTGTAAATACTAAAACAATCAAGCTTGATTGGAAAGATAAAATTGGTCTTGCAAATATAGACGCAATGAAAGAAGAACTTGTCAATATGGTTCGTAAAAAGAGAGATTCTGGTAAAGATTCTTTTGAACTAACGCCTGAGAAAGCAAATAAAATGCACGATGATCGTGCCTATACAGCTGCACTCATGGGATATGCATTGATGGAAGAGCGTAGAAAACTATTGCTTTCTAAACCAAAAAACAATACAAATGATTTACTTTCCAAACTCACCGCCCAAATCCGCGGTGGTATAGCAACTAAAAAATAGAAAGGAGACGCGTAATGGCGGAGAAAAAAGATATTGACGCAAGTAGCGTCTCAAAAGAAAAGGTAGCTACAGTAAATGGCAATGTAGGAAAACCGAATCAATCTGTAGCTGCAATTCGAGAAACATTTAAACTTGAAGAAGAAAAACAAATGAAACATTATGCGAATGCTAAAGAAGAAAAGGTAATGAAGACTATTAGGGATATTACTAAAAATGCCGCTACCCTTTCTTTGACAAGCACAGATAAAAACACTATCAAAGGGTATCTTACTGGTAATATTTATGCAAATTCAAAGAATTTGATTAACGCTAGTAGATATCTTTTTTATAGGTCTCCAATATATCAAAAGATGATATACGCATATGCAGATATGTATTGCCTTGATTGTCGTAGCATAGAGCCACCGTATTCATTTGTTAAGGGAATGGATGCTACTAAGGCGTTGAAACAGTTTCAGTCTACCATAGACTTTATGGATAAGGTTGGTTTGGAGAATATTATGAACACCCCTCTTGTTAATATGTGGATTGAGGACGTTTCATTTAACTTGTTTTTCCATGATGACACTGGTTCGTTTATGTGGCGAATTGATCCTAATGAGGCTATTATCGATAGTATTTATACGGTTAATGATTCATCTTGTTACGGCATGGCACTCGATATGAGCAAGTGGAAATCGGCGCAACGCCAAGCGTTAATAGAATATTTAGGCGAACCCTTATCTTCTATGTGGGACGAATACGATAAAACTGGCGTTAAGTATGTTCATGTGCCAGCAGAGTATTCGTTTGTGGTTAAGTTTCGAACTGATTTAATGGACGCTATTATTCCCCCACTGCTTCCGATGTTACTCGGACTTGCCAATCTTAATGATTTGGCAGATGTGCAGTCCAGTGCAGATAAACTCAGTTTTTATAGAATGATTTATATGCCGCTTAAGGTCATGAATTCTGCAAAGAGTCCAGATGAGTTTGAAATCACACCTGATTTGGCTATAGATTATTTTAAAATAGCAGCCGACAACGCAATACCAGATGGCGTATCAAGCGCTGTTATTCCCGGAGATGAACTTAAGACAATCGATTTTTCTGATAATGTATCTGACGATGTAAATCGAGTTGAGAATTCGCAACAACAAATCTTGAGTTCGGCTGGTGGTGTTGGAGCATTGTTAAACGGAAATAAGTTGGTTAACAACTCTGCATTAATTAATGCGGCTTTAAAATCAGAATCTGCTTATGTGTTAAGTAGTGTATTGCCTCAGATTAATGCTTGGATTAATTTGCAATTAGCGCTGAATGTTTCTAACTACTGTCCTATTCATTTAATGCCAGTTACAATTTTTACTAAGGATGATTATAGAAATGCGTTATTAGAATCAAACCAATATAGTTATTCTTATAGATTGGCTTATGGCACTCTTCTTGGTTTCTCAGAAAAGGAAACTATGGCAAGTCTATTATTTGAAACACAAGTGTTAGGCTTACAAAACTTAATGCAATACCCTCTTCAAAGCTCATATACTACAAGTAATGATGGTGAAAAAGGAGAAGTTGGAGAAGGCGCCCCGGAAAAGCCAGCTGAAGAACTTTCGCCGGAAGGTGAACGTTCACGAAATAGATAAGCTGCTCGTTTGTTAAGACGAATGAGATGCGCCCGTCATGGCAATGCTGTGACGGGTTATATATTATTATGTGGAAGCCGTCGCTTCCACTATAGGATTCGACTACTGAGTCAGGTTAATCAGTGGTTTGATATAGGAGTCGGCAACCTCAACCGACAGTAACGAGGTAAGCAAAGTAACCTTAATGCGCAATAACTCTACTGGTGGGAAATCTCGTCCACCTTAAAATTCAAGTGAGAAGCTTTATAGTCATTTACCGATTGCAAGGAAAGTGTGAGGGTTATACCCAAGGATGGTACGGTAGGTGTTCCACGACCTATGCTACAACGGTGGGTTTTTATTGTCGGTATTGAGACATTAAACCAATATAAGTGGTCAACGAAAAGACCTAAACACGTAGGTGCGTGATGGTACTGGTGTAGCCCTATTCCGAGGAGGCACGTTTCGAGAGGTGTTCGTGTGGTTAGATGACGAATCTGTAAAACACTGCAATATCGGATAACCATACAACTTTTGGCTGACGAAGCCGTTAATTTAAAACCAAACAGAACCCATGCGGAGACCGATTACCGCAATATAAAAGGTCGGTTTGCGAATGTTTGTACCTGAGTTATGTACTCAAACTACTCTTCGCTCTTGGGTATTGGCGGATGGAATTTTAGATTGTCCGTCGGGTGTGTCCCGACAAATTGCCCGTAGTCATATGCATGTGGCTACGGGACTTTTATATGAAGAAAAGGATGATGACATGGATAAATTCATATTAACAGATGATCTTGGTACTGCTATGTTGCTTAAAGACGAAGGCTTTAGCGTCGTTGGTCAAGATGGTAAGTGCTGGTATTTTCTAAATGACGAGGAGCGTTTAAAGATTAATAAGACGTTTTTTGAAAAGAAAAAAGTAAAGTATACGACCACAAATAAATTGTTGTTTAATGACTTTTATGGTGTTCAGTATATAAAGAATTAATTTTTAGAGCTTTCGACTGTTTTTCGATTTTGCTCTTTTGGGTGGGCTGTATTCCCGCTCTTCTTTTTTTGTTTAAGAAAGGAGAGATTAATTATGGCATATAATCAAGAGACTGGCTTGTGGGAAGGTTATATATATATTATTTGTAATGATATTAACAATAAGGTTTATATAGGACAAACAAGGCAGACTATACAGAAAAGATTTCAACAACATTTAAAAGCTCATAAAAAAACTAAAGTTTCAGACGTTACTCCATTTGATTTAATAATTGGAGATCTTGGTACTGAACATTTTTCGTGTTCGGTATTGAAGGAACTTAATGATGTTGACTTAAACCATTTGGTAATGATGTTAAAAAAATTTGAACGCTACTATATAAAAAAATATAAGTCAAATAATTCAATGTATGGATATAATATTTCTGCCGGAGGAGATGATTATGGTTACAAAGGTATTCCAGTGTGGCAATATTCGTTGGATGGTATATTTATAAAAGAATTTGAATCTATTACTCTTGCAGCTCAATCTGTAGGAGCTGATAAGGCATCGATTGGTCATTGTTGTAGGGGAGATAGAAATGGTTCTGTTGCAGGATATTTGTGGTCGTATGCTGGCGAAGAATGCAAGACAGATATGATTTTTAAAAATAAAGGTGTTGATATGTATGATTTAAATGGGAATTTCTTACAATCTTTTGAATGTATAAATAAAATTACTGATGATAAAAAAATGCGTAGAAAAATACGAGATTGTTGTGGCGGATATAAATATAATATTGATGGTTTTGTTTATAGATATAAAGGAGATTGTTTTGATAAATATCCTGTTGACTATAAAAAGAGAGGAAAATCTGTTGGACAGTTTGATTTATGTAATAATTTGATTAAAGTTTTTCCGTCATTAAAAAGCGTCAAAGAAGAGTTAAATAGTGAAACTATAGGAAATGCTATTTTAAAAGGAAGTTGTATTATTAATGGTTATATATGGAAATACATATAACAAGAAAGGAATAAAAATGGTAAAAAAAAGATTACTTACCATTGATGATTTGGTACAGTTTTGTAGGGAAAATAATTTTGCAAGATTTAGTTCCAAAGAATCTGGTTATAAATTAGCCGTTCAAGTTCCTACCACTTTTGAAATCGAGAATTCTACTGATGATAATCACAGAGGTATGTTAAAACTTAAATTTAGATTATTTCATGAAGGGCTTAATCGTAATAGAAGTTACGTATCTCATGATGCAGCGGTAAAGGCTTCTGCGACAATTTCTGACAGACCTATTATGGCAGCAATACATCAGTTAGATGATGGGACATGGGATTTTGAATCGCACGAAATGGAAATAGTTGAAAATGAAAACGGAGAACATGAGATTAATTATATTGAAAAACAAGTTGGATCGTTTTCTTCAGAAAAACCATTTTGGGAACACGATGATGCTTTAGATAAGGATTATGTATGCGCATATGGATATATTGCAGAAGAATACACAAAAGCATCTGACATTATACGAGAAAAAAATGGTACGAAAAACAGTTGTGAATTATCAATTGATGAACTTGCATATAACGCCAAAGAAAATTATCTTGATTTAAAAAGTTTTTATGTTGCTGGTTCAACGTTGTTAGGCAAACGAAAAAATGGCGATGAAATTCAAGAAGGTATGATTGGTAGTCGTGCAGACATAGTATCTTTTAGCGCTGAACAAAATAGTGTTTTGTCTAATGATAAACAATTAATTGAACTACTATCTGAGTTAAACAAAAAGTTAGATAGTTTCAATATATCCAATTCTGAAAGAAAGGAGGAAAATAGGATGAAGAAAGATTTTGAGGAAGAAGAAATCACATCTGAAGAATCTACCGAAGATACTCCTTTACAGGATGCAACAGCTGATTTTGAAGAGACTCCGAAAAAGAAGAAGTCTGAAGATGATGGTTCTGAAATTCTCATAGATAAGGACGATGAGTCCGATGACGATGATGATCAGCAGCAAGACGATAACGATTCCGACGATCAGCAAGATGATGATAACAAGGATGACGATCAGAAAGATGATGACGATTCTGAGGACGAACCCGAAGAGCCGACAGAGCCTGAAGTTACTGATACTCAGTCTGCTGAGGATAATGGTGCTGATGCTGAAGACCCGGAGGATGTCAACTACTACTCTATTGACTATACCGTAAATGTTAACGGTGAGAAGAAAGAGTTTTCTGTAAGCCTTAAGGAAAAGCTTAATGCTCTTACTACGCTTGTTAATGATACATATGGCGAACTTGATGGAGCATGGTTTGACTGCGATGTCATTGAGGATTCTAAGATTGTTGAGTTCCATGATTGGTGGGCTAACAAGCATTATCGTCAGTCTTATGCTGTAAAGAAAGATGTTTATTCTCTTGTAGGCGATAGGGTTGAAACTTTTATGCTCTTTGCTACTGCTGATGAGAAGAAGCAACTTGAGCAGATGAAGGCTAACTACTCTTCTATTGAAGAGAAGCTTCAGCAGTACGAGGCAGAGCCTGAGAAACTTGAGGTATTTGCTAATACTGATTATGATCAGATTCGTGATACTGATGCGTTCAAGGAATTGTCTAAGCGTGAGTCTTACTTTGCTATGAGCAAGGAAGAGATTACTGAAAAGCTTGATAGTCTGTTGCTTGATTTTGCGAAGTCTCACAAGATTGAGTTTTCATCGGCTGAAAATGAGCAGAAGCCTATGATAGGTATAAAACTGTTTGGTAATCCAAGCAAGAAGTCTACCGGAACTAAGTCTAGATACGGTGGAATATTTAGTAAGTAATAAATCATTGAGGATTTGACGGATAATTACCGCCCGTCCTTGTTGAAAAAATAAGACAAAAACAGACCTCTATACTGAGGTCTTATTTTTTTTGTATGAAAGGAGAAATATCATGGCAATTGATATTAGTAAAAACAATAACCATGTGATTGCATTTCCTAGCTTTGTAGCTTCGGCAATGGGTCAGTATGGTCATGTTATTAACCTTGTTATGCAAGCCAACACTGACAATGGTCAGATTGCAAGCAAGGGTGCTTATGTTTCATTTGAGCAGTATAAAGCTGCTGCAGTAACAGACAACGCAGTTCAAGGCGTTATTAGAGAGGCATCTTCCGAGGGGGGTTGGTATGTAGAATTCACTACTCTTCCCGCTGATCCTGTATTCTTCGTATATAACGCTCCTATTAGCCAGTATCCTGAGCAAGAACTTCGTGATGAAGGTCTCTTTTACAATGCTACTAGCGATGTAACTCAGGGATTAGAGCTTCATCTTGGTGATCTTGTAAGTCTTAACGATGTAGCATTCCAGGGTACTCCTGTTGCTGGCAAGGCTGTAAAGTATGCTGGCGGCAAGTACGTTGTACAGTAATTCGAGGAAAGGAGGAATAACAATCATGAAGAGATTTAATGAGCATACAATGGCTGTATTCGCAGCTATGGACACTGACTATGATTCAATGAGTAATCTTATGCAAGACGTAGCTCTTGGTCGTGAGCTTTTCGACTCTGAGTCTGGTCGTACAATTTCTAAGGCAGAAGCAAACGCTAAAATCCTCGACTTTTCTCGTCAGGTAATGGGTATCACTGATGTCAAGGACGCTAAGGCTGTTCGTAGAGCAATCAGAGATAACAGCCGTGAGTGGTTTGATATCATCGAGGATACTATTAATGTTGTAATCGACACAAACTTCAAGGAGTCTGATTGGTTCAACTCTCTTGTTGACCGTAAGGTAATTGGTTTTGGTGATAGACAAGATTTCGTAATTGAGGATGAGGATGCACTCTTCTCTATCGCAAAGGCTGGAACATCACACCACGATCATATCTTGCAGAGACTTCGTGGTCGTCAGACCATCTCTATCCCCACTGAACTTTATGTAGTAAAGATTGGTGCAGATATCAATCGTTATGTCCTTGGTGATGTAGATTGGTCTGCATGGGTAGCAAACATTGCTCGTTCTTACACTGCGATGATTCAGGAAGAGACTTACGCTCAGGTTGGTCAGGCAATCACTGCACTCCCCGCAAGATTCAAGGGTACTGGTACTCTTGATGCTACTACTAAGGCAACCTTCGACCGCATCGTCGGCGACGTAAGTGCCGCTAACAATGGGGCAGAGGTAGTCATTATGGGTACGAAGTATGGTCTGTCTCAGGTAAATGGTCTTGCTGATGTTTATTGGGGAGCTTCTGCTCAGAAGGATTCCGTAATGAATAGTGGTAATATCGGTATCTATGACGGCACTCGTCTTGTTGAGATTCCGAACCGTTTCAAGGATAAGACAATGCAGTCTTATGTATTCCAGCCCGATGAACTTCTTATCATGCCTGTTATTGGTGAGAATGGTAGGTTCATCAAGATGATTGACGAGGGTGATACCGAGATTTTGGAAAAGATGGAGCGCGGTGATTATCTCAGTGATCTTCAGACATATGAGGTTCAGAGACGTATGGGCTTTGGTCTTGTTCTTGGTAGATACTTCGGTTTCTGGAAGATTTAATACAATACATAATTAAGAATAAAAGGAGAAAAGATTATGGCCGCTAGAAAAACAATGGCTAAGACAGAAGTTAAAACAGAAGAGGTTAAACAAACTGTTGAAAAAACTTCGGTGGCAACTAAGCCTACTAAGAAGGAGTTCGATCCGAGCGATGGTATTTTGTGTCGTTCTGTAACGCATGGAGCTTTATATGTCACTGGTACTAAGACTGGAATGCCGTATCAGTTTTCTGATTACGATGATGAGTCTGAGATTGAATATCGTGATCTTGTTGCTCTTGTTAGATCAAAGGATAAGGCTGTTTACGAGCCGAGATTCATTATTATGGATGAAGATTTTATTGATGAATATCCGACTTTGAAGAAGTTTTACTCTGACCATTTTAGTACTAAGAATATCAAGGAAATCCTTGACCTTCCTGAGTACGAAATGAAGGAGGCTATTAGCAAACTTCCGAAGGGTGCGGTAGATTCTCTTAAGTCTATGGCTGTTAATCAAATTGTTTCTGGAGAGATTGATAGCGTTCGCAAAATCAAGGCTCTTGATGAAGCATTTGGTACTGATTTAAGTTTGTTAAATGAACTTCTGTCAGATTAGTTAGAAGGAGGTGCAGAATGACCTCTTCCTATAACGATATCTATTCTCGTTTTCTAATGAAGGTTAAGGATTATGAGTTCTTTAACTATTCTGAGGCTGATGCTAATGAGTATATGCGCGGTTGGCTTCTCGCGTCACTTAGCAAGCCTTATGTGAATAGAATATTTGAATCAATTTCGGCAGATGAAGAAATTGCCGAATTAGAATATACGCTTCAAGCTCCGGTTAATGATTTCAACGACAAGAACTTTGTAGATGAATTACTTGGATATCAGATGGTTTGTGAGTGGTTAACACCTCAGGTGAATACTACTACTCTCTTGCATCAAATGATTACAAATAGTAAGGAGTCGAAATTCTTTAGTCAGCAGCAACACATACAGCAAATGCGTGAATTGCTTACTGATTCCGAAAACAAAGTTCGTGGAATGTTACGTGATAAGGGTTATATATATAATTCTTATCTTGGTAATGTTTAATGGTTGCGCATAAGTACGGAGAATTTGCAGACATGCAGTTCTCTGAGGCAAAGTCGTATATTCGCAAAAGAATTTTCTTCCTGATGCTAGTTGCAGAGGATTTAGAAACGAGAGAAAAATACCCAGATATAGATTTGGATACGGCTCATGAAAGTGTGATGAGAAAACTGAGCGGTTTGAATGAATTGCTCGGAGAACCTCGTGAGCTTGTTGTTGTGTTGAGCCTTTTAGAAGAAGCCAGAAAAATAATAAAAGACAAATTTGATTTCAAAACATATCGTAAATTAATACTCGAAGCTGGCGCTGAAGTTGAAAAGATTTGCGATCCTCTCAAGGAGGTGAACGCTGATGCTTAACTTTAGTGACTATCAGCGGCTTAGACAGAATGGCGTTACCACTAATGGTAGAGTCCATACTGTCGAGTCAAAAAATGTAGTTGAAGCAACATGGTATGATGATCCTGCTAGTTGTGTTGGTTATTTATATTCTTGGGAATATGATGATGAACAAGATAAAAACATTGGATTACATCCAGAGAAATCAAAAACAAAAATTCCAGTTGATGTTAAATTCTTAATTAACTCATATCAGAGTTTAGATAAGGATAATGTAGATTACAGAATAATGTTTCAACCTTCCTATCATTGTAATATATCTTATTATGACAAGTTGTTTGCGAAGAAGTGTGGAGCTGAATTTCCAGTGGGAATGTTCGTAGATTTACCTGATGTAGATGGTGTTTACAGAAGATGGTTGGTTGTTGCTAGTGCGAATACTGATAATCGAGACTTCCCGAATTGGTCGGTACTCTTTTGCGACTACGATTTCAAGTGGGTGTATAAAGGCAAGAAACAACATATGTGGGGCGTTGGACGAAGCCAGAATTCCTACAACAGTGGAATCTGGACCGATTACAAGATGTCGTCCGTAGAAAATCAACGTAAATTCATATTGCCATATAACGACACTTCAAAAACCATATTTTACAATCTTCGACTTGGTATTACTCCTCCACTTGATACACCAATTATGTGGAAAATATCAAAGGTTGAAGGAATCAATCCTCTTGGTGTTATTCACTACACTTGCGTTCAAGATTTGTATAATCCGAATACTGATGTAATCGAATATGACCAAGATGGAAATTGGGTTGGTGTTTATGCAGACCTTAAAGGCGATGGCAATCTACCGATTACAGAACCTGACGACCCCGAAATCTTACCTATCGAAACAGATGGTAATTATGCGGAGATGACATATACAGGCACCAAACCGCAAGTCAAGATTAATGGTGGTTATAAAACTGTGACAATTCAGTATTATAACAGCGGAGAGTTAATTAAAGACCAAGAACCTGGCGTATGGTCGTACCTAATCGACGACACAGATGTTAGCGAAATGGTAACTGTGTTGGCAACTGAAACGCCAAACACTATTAAGATTAAGTTTAACGGTGATGAAACGTATCTGCACAAAGTGCTTACAGTTCGTAACACTAGGTCGGATGCGACTGCAGAAATCAAGTTTGAATTAATCAGTCTATAGGAGGTGCAATATGCGAGAATTAACACCCGAGCAAAAGCAGTATCTTATAGACCTAAAGAAAAAGCCTAATGAGGATACTGTTAGGTTAAAAGAAATGATTAAGCAGATACTATTGGATAATGATACTCTGATGTATCTGCTTCATAATAAAGAGTTAGAAGAAGTTGAGGCGGAGAATGATGAATACTTTGGAACTGATGGTAACATCAGGTCTAGTTTTATCATACCGGAGACACAAACAGAGGTTAAACACTTCTTGTGCTTTGAGTGTATGTTTGAGGCTTCTTCTGGATATAATCCTGCAATCAAATATGAGGAAATAGTTTTCTATATACTGTGTAATGATAAGGACTTAGTTGTAGATGAAATTGGAGCTGCGAGGCATGATTTAATCGCAGCTCTTTTAATTGATGTTTTCAATGGAACTAATAAGTTCGGGCTTCAGCTAAAGCTTTTGTCTGATAAGCCAAGTGTTACTGATAATCATTATGCAACAAGAACTCTTGTATTTGAGCGTATCTCGCCTAACTCTATGACAAGAGCTGATGGCACAACCTTCAATATACGGAGGGGAGGTCAGAGGCGTTAATGTCAGAAATAGATAAACTTAAATTACTTAGAGGAAGACCTATTGTAATTGGTGACAAGGTGACGTTGTATCAGCCTACGATTGGGCAGATTGAAGAATTTGGAGAGTCTAGATTTATGAGCGTGTTCTATGGAATATGCTCATGCGCATGGGATCACCCGGCGGCATTGGCTGATATGGGAATTGATTTCATGGAGATAGATGACTGGACGTACTTCTATTCTACTGTTCAACAATTTTCAAAAGATGATACAAGTCTTATATTTGGAGATTTAGATTTTTCAACATTAAGTAGGTGTGTATACAAAAAAGAAGACGTGCAAGAGATTGTTCTTGCTAATACAGAACCTTTAACGCTTGGCGATGTTACTTATCAGCCAAGCGAATTTATTTTTAACGAGCAAATGTATAAAGATGTTATTCCGTATGTAAGAGAAATGATTGGTTTCACGCATAGCGGCCGTAAGGCTAAAAACAGAGCTACTGCGAAGATACTGATCATGGAAGACAGAAAACGTTCTGATAAGAATAAGGACAAACCGTACGAATCCATGTTTCATAATGGAATCATTTCTTTGGTCAATACTGAGGAATTCCCTTATACATATGTATCTGCATATGAATTGACCATTTATCAGTTCATGAAGTCTTTGGTTCAAATACAAGGAAAAAAACAAGCGGTTGCTCTTTTGCAAGGTTCTATGTCTGGATTTATGGATACTAAATCTATTCCGTCCAAGAATTTTCAATGGACTTATTCTGATGAAAAATACGCTGACAAAACTCAGCGTGGCAAAACACTTAAACAATCATTCGCTCCTAATGGTGGCGATGTAAATGTTAAATAACCGAAAGGAGAAATAAAATGGCAGATGTATTAAATTTTGACCAGCTCGTTATTGACCGTGTAGTTGACGGTTGGTTCGAGAGCAAGTCTGATAATAAGCTTCTCGCTGTGCTTGATCAGATTTCTAACTTTTCTGTAAATACAACTTCTGAGACCAAGGATAAGACTGACGCACAGGGTGTGCTTCTGAAGAGATATTATCTCTCCAAGTCCGTAGAGATTAGTGGCGAGAATGCAGTATTCTCTATGAACCTTGCAGCTATTCAGGCTGGTTCTGACAAGAAGACTGGTACCGAGGTAACTATGCCTCGTATCTATCAGGTAGCAAAGACTGATTCTCCCGTATCTCTTCCGGATACTCCGATTGATGGTACTCTGATGGTATATGGTACTTCTGAGAACGGTGTAGTTGATGTTGCTAAGGTGTATGTAAAGGGCGAGTCTGCTGGTGAGGATACTTATGCAGTAACTGTTGATGCTGGCGTAACCAAGATCGCGCTTCCCACCAACGCAACTGATACCGTACAGATTAAGTACGAGTATACCGTAGCAGCAGATAAGATTGCTGCTAGAGTTGATCAGACTGGTGATAAGTTCCCGAAGGAGTGTAAGGCTACTTTCCGTGTACTCGTTTCCGACCTTTGTGATACCGAGACTGTACGTGCGCTTTACATCGTATTCCCTAAGTTCCAGATGTCTCCGGACGTAGAGCTTACGTTTGATACCGAGAGCACTCAGGCGTTCTCCGCCCAGGCACTCAAGGATTATTGCGGAAAGGGACAGATTCTGTATTACATTGCTATTGCAGAGGATTCTGACGATTACGACACAAAGCAGTTTAGCTAAAATGTAAACCATAGGGACTCCATAATTACATATGGAGTCCCATTATTTGAAAGGATGAAAAAGGATGGCAAAAGAAAGACAATGTATTGCATGCCTTAATACATATAAATACTGCCCAACTTGTGGTGAGTTTGCAAAGTACCCTACTTGGATGACTGAGTATGATACCGAAGAGTGTAAAGAGGTATTTAATGCCATATCCGGATTCAACATGGGCATTAAGAAAGCCGAAGATGTCAAGAAGGTAATCGACAAATTTGGCATTACAGATTTCAATAAGTTCAAGCCTACTATTGCTTCGAAGCTTAATGAATTATTTGGAAAGAAATCAACTGTTGTAGAGAAACCAGAGATTGTTTCAGCGGTGGAGGCAAATGCAAAACCAGAGGAAGCACTTATCCCGGAGCCTACGGTTGAAGAATTAATACGCGAGTCAGAGGAAGACGTTGCCACAAGGGAATATCGTCCTCGTAAGCGTAGAATAAATCGTATTAACGAAGACTAATTTGAGGAGGTTGTGCATGATTCGCAACCTCCTTTTTTTTAAGATTAAAAGGAGTAACAAGTGATTATGAATGAGAATATAAAAATTAATTTAGATAGAGATATTCCTATTGTTAATCCAAAACAAGCTGCATTCTATTGGGGAGCAAAAGGAATAGAGCCAAAACATATATACCCGAGTAAAGATAATCGTACGGGTGATGACATTGTCGTTTTTGTATTTAACCGGGATAAAACATATGACGCTTATCATGAGTGGTTAGATAGGCGGTGACGACATGGGAAAAAGTTATTACTTAGACTATGCTGCAAGTACTCCAGTAAAGAAAGAAGTTTTGGAGTTTTTTAATTTAATAGCGAAAAATTTTTACGCAAATCCATCTTCTAACCACCAAATGGGTGTTTTATCCATGGAGATAGTTTACGATTCCAAGGAGCGTATTGCAAACGCTATCAACTGCTCTCCTGCTGAAATATATTTCACATCTGGGGCAACAATGTCTAACAGCGTTGCAATTCAAGGTTTTTTACGCAGAGGTGGATTGAATGCTTTTTTATGTTCAGCCGTTGAACATGATGACATTATGTTGGTGGCTGATTATATGCATGGAAATGTGCGTGGTAATTATATGCTCGATGTAGATCGTAATGGAATCTTAAAGTTGGACGAATTGGATAGTCAACTCAAGAGACTGAGTGCTTTGAATTTTTCAACTCTTGTATCTGTTCAAATGGCTAATTCTGAGTCAGGGGTCATTCAACCTATAAAAGAGATTTCTGAAATTATTCATAAATATCCAGATTGTTATCTTCATACGGATGCAACCCAATATCTTCCGTATTACAACATAGATGTGCAAGAACTTGGCATAGACCTTATGTCAATGTCTGGACAAAAGCTTGGTGGTATTAAAGGTAGTGGATTCTTATTTGTTCGTGATGGAATCAAACTTATACCAGTTATTTTTGGTGAGCAAGGATTAATCGGCGGTACTTATGCCACACCGTTGGTCGCAAGTCTTGCCGAGGCAACTTGTTTGTCCAAGCCGGACAATCAAGTTTTAAAAGCGCATAGAGATTATATGCTGGATAAACTTGAACGTATGGGTGGAAATTTAGTTGGTGATAGAAATCATAGGCTGCCCAATAATATCTATATACGATTTGATGGGGTTCGAGGCGATACTCTTATGAGGTTGCTTAGCGAACATAATATCTGTATAAGCACAGGATCTGCATGTTCCTCTGGTAGTGATGAACCGAGTCATGTTGCTCTAGCATATGGACTCAGTGAGCAACAAGCGATGGAGTGTGTGCGATTTACAATCGGTGAAACGATTACAGAAAAAGACATTGATTACATTTGTTACGTCATTGAGAATGTTTTGATGTTATTAAGGTAGAAAGGAGGAATCATATGGGAAGATCGACTGTTTACAATAATATTACAAGCGAAGAATCTCTTTCTAAGGTTCTTCCTGAAAATAAGGAGTTAACAAAAGATTTTCTTGATTATTTGAAATCTATTGATAGATCACCAAATACAATTAGTCAGTATGAGTCTGATTTAAAGATATTCTTTGTGTATAACCTTGAACACAATGATAATAAGAGATTTACGGAGATTACGAAGCGTGAATTTGCAAGATTTCAAAATCATGCAATTAATGAATGGGGATGGAGTCCAAAGCGTGTTCGTAGGGTAAAGTCTGTTATTTCTTCTCTCTCGAATTATATTGAGAACATTCTTGATGAAGAAGAAGAGTACGAAGGTTATAGAAGTGTTATTAAAAAGATTGAGTCTCCTGTAAACGTTGCGGTGCGGGAAAAGACTGTGTTTGAAGATGACGAGCTACAGGCGTTGCTTGATTATCTTGTAGAAAAAGAAAAGTATCGTCAAGCGTGTTGTCTTGCACTTGCAATGTATTCTGGTAGACGTAAGGCTGAACTGCCTAGATTTAAGGTTTCATATTTTAATGATGAGAATGTATTGTTTGGTTCTTTATGGAAGACGCCGGAGAAAATCCAGACAAAAGGACGTGGATCGCAAGGTAAGAGAATTCAAGTATATGTTCTTAAGAAACAATTTCAACCGTATCTTGACTTATGGATGAAGTATAGAAAAGACAATGGTATTGAGAGTGAATGGTTGTTTCCTAGTAAAGACGACGCGACGCAACCAATAGCCGCTGAGACTCTTGATGGATGGAAAGATAGTTTTACTAGATTTCTTGGTAAGGATTTTTACTGGCACTCTATGAGACATTACTTTACCACTATGTTAGCAAAGAATAATATCCCAACAAATGTTATTCAAGATATCGTGAACTGGGAGTCTGCTGACATGGTGAATTTGTACACAGATATATCTGCTGATGAAAATATTGGTAAGTATTTTGACGAGAACGGAATTAAAAACGTTGAACAGAAATCTTTGGGGGATTTATAAATGAACAAAAAACAAACAACCTCTAAGAAACTTATTGTATTTCTATTTATAAATTGTGTAATCATTGAACTTTTTTCGATGGCAATGATTGCACTGAATGTAATATTTTCTAAATCAACTGGATATACTCCAGACTTCTCTCCTCTTAATGCATTGATTGGTGCAATTGTTGCGGAGGTCGTTGGGTTTGGCATCTATGCTGCCAAGTCTGCTCTTGAGAATAGAGAAGGTGGTGTTACATATCTAAACGCCGTATATGACTTAGAAAATCAGAATAACGAAAGTGAGGAAACGGATCATGATTAAATGGATTGCTGATAATTGGGCATTAATTGTATTGCTCGTTGTTGTATTAACTGAATTGATTATAACTATTGTTAAGTTTTCGGAGAAACCTACAGATGAGAAGATTGCAATGTTTAAGGAGTGGCTACTCTTTGCAGTTGCGGAAGCTGAGAAGGAACTTGGTAGCGGAACTGGTATGTTGAAACTCAGGTGGGTATATGACAAAGCTTTAGCAAAGTTTCCCATGATTGCAATGGCATTGCCGTTTGAACAATTCTGCGAGTATGTAGATGAAGCATTAGAGAAATTTAAAAAGATGCTTTCTTCTAACGAGCAGATTCAAAAGTACATTGGAGAAGATGCTAAGGCTTAACACTAAGAAAGGGCTTGGTATCTAATAATGACACTAAATGAAATACTTGATATTGTTGTCGCTCATAAAGGGATTGCGGCAATTGTAATTCTTGTTCTACTCTCTCTCGTTGAGATTAGCAAGATAAAGATTAATCCGTGGAGCTGGCTAGTAAAAGGACTTCGTTCAGTTATTGGGATTAAAGATTTGAATGACAAGATTGAAAAGATAGAAACTAAGATAGAGGAAAACCAAAAGGAAACAAATGACAAGATAGATAAGCTAGAAAACCGTGTTGATGAAGGACAGGCAATACAATCAAGAGTTAGAATTCTTCGATTTGGAGATGACATCCGGAGAGGGACAACTCAATCGCAGGACTCGTACAGTCAAGTAATGGACGACATCACACGGTATAATGCTTATTGTAAAGAACATCCAGAGTTTCCGAATGACAAGACAGTCTTAACAACGAAGATTATTGAAGAAGAATATCAGAAGTGTTTAAAGGATAACAACTTCCTATGACACTTGTTGCTTTAGATGCTTCGAGTAAAAAGACTGGCGTGTCAATTTGGATAGGTAAAAAGTATTCTACTTCTCTTCTATTGGATTTTTCTGATAATACAGACACCGATGATAGACTTGCAAAAATGTGTGATGCAATTTGGGATTTACTAAATAAGTGTCGCCCTACTGTTGTGTATATTGAGGATACTTACTGTGGCAACAATCCAAAAGTACAAACATTACTTAATCGTATTCAAGGTGTTACATATGCATGGTGTTTGCGGAAGAATCAGAAGTTTAGAACTATAAAGCCGACATCTTGGCGAAAGTATATAGATGGTTTTCCTAACGGTAGAGGTATTAAGCGGCAAGAGCTTAAAGATTTCTCCGTATCATATGTTACAAATAAATATAAGATAGAGTGTAATGACGATGTTGCAGATGCGATTCTAATTGGCGAAGCTGCCATACAGATCGAGGGAGGAGAATAAATGCAGTATGTATTCACACGAAATCAAACAATTTCTTTACGAACGCAACAATGTTTTAAGTAAAGAAGAATATGAGGAGATAACAGATATTGACAACAATCCTCAGATAAAATCTATGAAATATAATACAGAAGATGATACGCATGAAATAGTAACCAATGATGGTTACTTTTTTAAATTCATGGTATTACGCTAATTTAGTGATTACGATTAAAAGGAGAATGACATATGAAACTAAAGGATATATTAGTTATCAATAATGCTATTCGCGTATTAATGGATAGCAATGATATCCAACTCGATGCAAGCATTAAATTTAAGATGTTAACAATACTTAAACAGTGTAGTTCGCACGTTGAAAATTTTGAGAGTTTGCGAAATGAAAAAATACAAGAATATGGAAGTAAAGATGACGATGGAAATTACACGATTGCTAAAGATGACGTTGTCGCATTACGCAGATTTTCGTCTGATATTAATGAATTGGCTCAGACAGATGTTGACATTAATCTACAAAAAATCAAGGCGAATGAAATTATGAAGTACTCCATCCCTAGCGCTATTCTTGTAGACTTGTATGATGTGATCGAGGAGGATTAAAGATGACAATTGAAGAATTAATTAAAAAGACTAAATCGAACCAGAAGTTCGATTTTAAGAAGGTTATTAAAAAACAGTATGTTCCGTATATTGAGAAACTTACTGAGTGCAATAGGATTATTGAAGCAACTTGTCACAAGACTGTTGATGGAAGAAAGTTTATATCTATTAACACGCCAGCTCGTTATCTTATGTTTGTCATGAGGTTAGTGGATATTTATACGGATATTGATATTGCATTTGAAGGAACAAAGGCAACTGATGCTTATGACTTACTTCAAGAAAACGGGTTGCTCTCTCCTATTTTGGATGCGATTCCTAAGGGTGAGTATTCTGAGTTTAGCACTCTTTTAGATATGGTGTTAGATGATTTTAGAGATAATGAATATAGCATTACCTCGATGCTTTACAATTTTAAGGAGTCTCTTCATATCAGTGAAGAACTCGTAAATGAAATTATAGATAAGCTTAACGCAGAACAATAAATGGAGGTATTTGCCATGGCGTGGCAATACTATAATCCTAACCCCAACAAAAAAAGTGTTGGGGATTGTGTTTATAGGGCTTTATCTAAGGCTCTAGGGTTCACATGGGAACGCACCTATGCCGAACTCGCAACACAAGGATTTATGATGGGAGATGCTCCGATAGCTAATGAGGTATGGAGTTCATATCTTCAAGGAAGAAATTTTACCCGTCATATAATTCCGAATACTTGCCCGGATTGTTATACCGTATTGGATTTTTGCCATGATAATCCATACGGTATTTTTGTTTTAGCGACGGGCAATCATGTTGTCACTGTTACAGATGGTGACTATTACGATTCTTGGGACTCCGGTTATGAAGTTCCAATTTATTTTTTTGAGCGAAATATCTAAGAAACATGTCGATGTTTTTGAAAGGAGATATTTACTATGGTTTATAATCAACCCTCTTATCTTGGGTATGGTGCATTACCGATGGTGGCACCACAAATGTACCCTATGCAAACAGATTATCAACAATCTTTCCAAACACCAGTACAACGCCAACAAGAAAGCCCTACAAATATAGTTTGGGTACAGGGCGAAGCTGGGGCAATGGCTCATCATCTTGATCCAGGTCAAATGATGGCTCTTTTTGATTCTGAGCGTGATTATTTATATCTCGCTGCTCAAACATCAGAAAACATACCAGTAAAAATAAAGAAATATCAGCTTGTCGAAGTTCCTCTTGATTCTGAAAAGCAAGCGGAGGTAATAATGCCTGATATTGATATGAGCGGGTATGTTGGACGTGATGAGTTTGAAGAAAAAATTCGTGAACTTGGTTATGTTACTAAGGACGAATTTGAACGTGTTATCAATGAGTTGAAACAGAATAGAAATGATAATACGAGAAAGGAGCGTCAGAATGGGAAGTAGTTTGTTTAATATGTTTAGAAGCCAATCTCCTGTCCCCAATAATCAAATGGCGCAGATGATGGCACAATTTAATAAATTTAGGTCTTCATTTAACGGAGATCCTAGACAAGAGGTTCAAAAACTGTTGCAGTCAGGACAAATGTCTCAGCAACAGTTTAACCAACTTTCACAGGCGGCTACCCAATTTCAAAACATGATGGGTGGTCGTTTTTAGTTAAGGTTCTAATTACGGTGCGCACGTAATGAACATATAGAACATGTTGACTTTTGTTGAAAGGAGAAATAATCATGGCACTTTCTTCAGAAATGAGTGCTGCAGATATTGCAGCTGTAACTGGTAATGGCGGTTTTGGATTTGGAGATAACGGCTCCGGATGGTGGTTAATACTACTCTTCCTTTTCGCATTTAATGGCGGATGGGGAAATGGCTACGGTGGAGGTAATGGTGGAACCCAGTACGTTGTTAATGATGTACAGCGCGGTTTTGATCAATCTGCTGTAATGGCTGGTATTTCCGGTATTCAGAATTCACTCGCCAGCGCTGAAGTATCGAGATGTAATACTTTGGCAAATTTGACTAATCAGATTAATACAATTGCTATGGCTCAACAGCAGTGTTGTTGTGAAAATCGCGCAGCAACAGCCGACCTAAAGTATGTTGTTGCTACAGAAGCTTGCGCTGACCGTTCAGCCATTGGTAACGCATTGAGAGATGTACTTGAGGCAAATAACGCTTCGACTCAGCGCATCCTTGATCAGATGTGTGCAGATAAGATAGATGCAAAGAATGAGCAAATCGCAGCTCTTCAGCAACAGCTGACTATGGCTCAGCTTTCTGCATCACAGAACGCACAGACCGCTGCTATTATTGCAAATAACGAGGCGCAGACAAATGCACTTGAGAAATATCTTGCTCCAGTTCCTATTCCTGCGTATGTTGTTGCAAATCCTAACGGATGTGGCTGCGGAAATTTCTACACTTCTTGTGGTGGATACGCAGCGTAATGCACCCTACATTTAATTAACATGTTCTCGTTTTACGAGATTGTCAATTTGGATCTTGTTTGGTAGCCACCTTAATTATGGGTGGCTACCTTTTTGAATGGAGGTAAATTATGGCTGAGTATAGCAATTCATTAGAGCAGACAGTTATCGCTGGTGGTAATGCTGCTTTTACGAACGAGCCTTCTCCGTGTACTCGTGGTTACATTATTCATAGAGATGACTCTGGTATTTTTACTGTGCGTGGTATTGTAAACAATCCATGTGCAACATTTGCAAGATATGTTGTTGACTTCGGTGCAAACATTGCTGTGCCAACCGGAGGGACTGTCGAATCGATTCAAGCGTCTCTCGCTATCGATGGCGAACCTATTCCGGCAAGTACAATGATCGTTACTCCTGCGGCCGTTGAAGAATATTTTAACATTCATCGGTCAATCGAGATTGCCGTGCCCCGTGGCTGTTGTTATGTAATCGCGATAGAAAATACGAGTACACAGCCGATTCTCATGCAAAACGCAAATATTAGAATTGTGCGTACTGCGTAGGAAGGAGATTAACAATGGATGCGTTAGATAGAATATACGATAAAGCATATTGTGAAATTGACGACATTGGCAAGAAGGACAAACTTCAGATGCAAGACATTGAGGCGTTAGATAAACTTGTGGATATTATCAAGGATATTGAAGAGATGAACTCGTCTCAAGATGCAATGTATTCTGGTAACAACGGAAGTTATGCTCGTGGTCGTTCTATGCGCAATATGTATGGAAGAAATAGCTACGCCAACAGAGGGTATAATTATGCTCGTGGCAATAGTTATTCTAGAAATGATAGCAAAGATATTATGCTTGAGCACTTAGCAGACATCGCAGATATGGCTGTCGATGATAGAGATCGTAAAGCCGTAGAAAAGCTTATGGATCAGATGCGAAGCAATTAACAAGAGTGATTACTAGCCCAGGGGTGTCTAATCACTCTTGGGCTTTTTTTGACGCTATAGTCGTATAGCGTATTAAGGAGTAATCATGGTCATAAACAAATTAATCCATGACACGTTAAAAGAACAATGTTTATCCATAGAGGAAGTGGTCGCACTTGCAAACATTACGGAAGAACGGTTGGTTAGTATTATAACGTGTCAATCATCTGTATCGCCAAAGGAGGCTAGTCGCATATTAGATGCATTAGGTTCTTCATTGAGCGACACGATTTGCTGGTACTAGATGTTGATGGAGAGGGGTTAATACTCCTCTCCTATTTTATATATGTGTAAGGACGAGAAATTGGCGTTATTTGTTGTCGTACTTATATATATGATAGGAGATATAAAATGCAAAAAAAAATCGAAGAGTTGTATGAAACTCTAGAACGTGATATTCAAAATTATTGCAAGAATATTGCTAAACACATTACACGTAAAATTGCGGATGAATTAACGGAAACAACTCAAAGCGCAATAAATAAGTTTTATTCGTATAAACCAAAATATTATGATCGTTATGGGAATTTTCAATATGTTTATAAACGTTATCATAAGAGTCACGGAAATAGTTTTACTGGCGGTGTTGAATTATTGGTTGATGAAATACCAAATGTTTATACCGGATCAGAATCTGATCCTTTACATGTATTTGACAGAGTTTATAGTGGTTTACATGGTATAGCGAGTTTGCAAGGATATGCGCCAATAATGTATCCATCTCCAGAACAGATTATTGAAGATAAGTTTGATTATATCAAGGCGCATCGTAGTATATATGAAGAATATGGTGTAAAAATGGCACGTCGTGACAGTTATGAAATGTTGAAGTTTTAGGTAAGAAGGGAGTGATTTTATGAGTAATAATATAAAATGGGTTCTTAATGTTGAACCACATATAGCAGATATAAGTGATCAAATAAAAAATATACAGAAAGAATTAGGCGGAATACAAAAAATTGGAGACAATATTAGTATTGGCGGTAATTATGTTAATGATTTAAATACTATAATTAAATGTCTTCAAGACTTGCAAGGTGAGTATTCAAATACTTTGAAGAATTTTGCAAATTCGAAAATAGACACATCTCAGTTTGATGGATTTCAAAAAAAATTTGAATCTACAATGGATGAATTCCGAGTAAGGCTTTCTGGGGCTGAACAAGATATTGCAAAGTTTAATCAATCTTTAAATAGTAGGCAGCAAAATGATCAGATAGTAAAAAAAATAGAAAACGTTAATAATAAATTAAATTCATTTAAAAAAGAAACCAAGTCTTCTATGGACTCTTTTAAAGAATTCAAAGAATTAATTGATGTAAAAAAAGAAACAAAAGAATTAGAAGAATTAGACAAAGTAATTAAAAGTTTTAATAAGATAAATATAGATAATAATAAAAACAATATTAAATCAAATAATGTTAAAGAATTAAAAGATAATCTTGTTGATGCATATGAAAAATTAGAAAAACTTCAAAGTAGGCTTGGCACACAAAAAGATCCTATTGCGCTTCGTAATATGCAGAAGCGAATTGTAGATACAGCAGTTGAAGTTGAACAACTTTCAAAAAGATTGGTTCAATTAAATGGTGAAAATTCTTTTGCAGATTCTAAAATGCATTTTTCTAGAGGCGGGAAGACGTTTTATCTTAGTTCGATTGCAGGTGAGTTAGAACATTTAAAAGATATTAGTAGCCCAATTAATAAAAGCCTTGCGGAAACGAGATCTGAAATGGTTGAAACATTGAAAGGTCTTGGGCAAACCGCAGAACAAATGGTTACAACATTTCAATTTAAAGATGGTGGAATTAGGATTCCGGTACTTTTAGATGAAGCATCGATTGATAAATTAAAACCAGATATCATTAGACTTGTTGATGATTTAAATTCTTATTCTGGGCAACATCCAGTTGAAGTGCAAGTAAGATTTGGTGCATTTAAAGGAACTAAGGCGGAACAAGGAGAATTAAATAAGGCGTTAAAAAACATTCAAGCGCAAATCGTAAAAATAGATGATCCACAATTAAAAAATGATTATAGTGATTTGTTTCAAAAAATGCGTTCGCAATTTGACAAGGCCGCTGTTTTAAATATCAAAACCAATCTTCCAGAAACAAAACAAAGAATAACAGAGAATATAAATCAAATACAACAAACTCTTAAAGAACAACATTTTAAATTTTATCCTGAATTTGATATTTCTCAAGAAGAAGGAGACAAGATAAAAGCGAAGCTTGAGGCGCTGACAAAGGAATTTAGTTTAAATATAACAGACTCATTGGCTACACTTGCCAAAGAAGTTAATGTTATGCTTGATGACAAAAAAGTTCAAAGTTGGGCTTCTGCTTTTACAAAAGGTTTGGAAGAAATATCTACTAAGATTACTCCTCTTCAAACATTATTAGATTCTTTGGAAATAACAAAAGTTGATACAAAGAAAAATAAGAAAAATGAAACTCCGGATGAAAAAGATGTTAATCTTCTTATTACATTTACGAATGCTTTAAAAGATTTACAAACCGTATTAGCAGATAATAACAAGGCGTTTAGTGGCACATTTGATCCATTAATAAATGCTATTAATAATGTTGTTGAACAAACTAAAATAATAAGATTGAATCTTAATCAGATTCAAGCTATATTTTCAAATGTAACTGATTCTGGTGTTGCAAATATTCTCTCTAGAATAGAAGCAGAAATTAAGAATATTAAATCAATTAAAGTTAAGATTGATGGCAAAATTGATCCTTCAACTTTTATATCAGAAATTGAAGGTCAAATAAATGAGCCAGTAAAGGTGCCAGTTGTTCCGTTGATTTCAAGTGTTAATGGTTTTGTTGAAACACTGCAACAAGCATTGGCTGAAAATGCGATTGTTGTAGATGTTGGTAATATGCAATCAACAACAACTGTTGAAAACACAAATACTAAGAAAAAAAATAAACCGAAAACAACTACTTCTATTTCTTCTGAAAGTAATAACGCACAGAGTGATATTAAAAATGATACTGTTGCATTAGAAGATAATACACAAGAAGTAAATAATAATATTACTGCTATTCAAAAACTTAAAAACGAATATCTTGAAACCATTAAATTAATCTCAAAATATCAAAAAGAGTATATTAAAAGCAATGATGAAACCGTTAAGGTTTTAAAAGAAGAATCTGAGATTCGTAAGAAAGAATTAGAAGAAACATTAAATGCAAACGGATTAATATACAACGAACAAAAGAAGAATTTTATTCAATCTAGTAAAAACGCAGATGAGATTAAAAGCGAATATGATGCCTATAAAAACTTAATACAAGGTGCTAAAGACGCATCTAAACCAGCAGAACAAATAGCGTCTAAAACGAGAAAACAAAAAGATCATGTCGCTGAACTTAATGCAGAGTTAAAAAAAGCAGAACAATACTTTAACTTTATCCCTGAAAAAGTTGATGCAAGCGAAAAAAATTTTTTAAAAAATATTACAGGATCACTTGTTGATAAATCGAAGATTAAGACAAAAAAAGATGGTTCGATTATTAATGAATCGTCTGCTAGATTTGCGAACAATATTTTAGAATTAAGCAAAGCATATATGAATACTGGAGAAACAAGTATTCTTAAGACTATCTTTGATCAGACTAATGCGTCTAACGAGAGTCCTGGATGGAAAAAGGTCATTATAAAGAAAATTAATGAGGAGTTTGAGCGTATTGCTCCAGCCGTAAAACAATCCATGGAAGAAGCAAAACAAGAGCTTCAAAATGGTGTTGTTTCTATGGGTGATATAGTAAAACAAGCAAGTGAACCAATTAAGGAAGCGTCAAAAGATGTTGGCAAGAGTATTTCGGAAGGTGTTACCGACGGCATACAAGAGAATACAAAAGATTTAGAAAAATCTTTTAATAAAATGCTTTCGTTTGTTGACAAGAATAGTTTTGATCAACGTACGAGCAAAGGTAAGGGCAACCTTGCTAATATAATTAAGCAATATAGTGAATATAAAGAACAGGGTGGTTCTCGGTCTATAACTGATTTAACAGATAATACAAAATTACAACAACGTTTACAAGCCGAGTATGAGCGGCTTACTTCTGCTGTTGATGCAAACAAGAAAGCTAAACAAGACAACGCAAACACCCCAGTTGTTAAGCAAGAAGATATAGCAAAGGTCGAAGAAGAAACAAAAAAAGTAAACGAGAATACCTCTGCTCAAGCCAATAATCAAAATGTTAAATCAAAACGAGAGAAAATCCTTGATGCCATTAAGGTGGAAAAAGATAAGGGGCTTATTGATTTCGGAGAAGTTTCCGACGGCGAACTCCAAAAGATTTTTGACAACGTTATGGAAGGCGTTGAGAAGAAACGTCTTGGAGTACAAAAGGCTACGGCTTTATTCAAGGAAACGCTTGAGAATTATAAGGCAAATTTAAAGGAAGTTGAACAACCGTTTAGTAATAAAAATAATCTTTCATCGGGAATCGAAGAACAACAAGACCGTTTACAATCAGAAATAAAAGAAACTCAAGATAAATATGAAGAGTTAGGTCAAGGAACTAAAAGAGTTATTTCTGATATAGGCTTATCTTATGAAGAATTTATAAAGAAAGTTAAAAATGATAATTCATTAGAAGAACGTTTTGCTATTTTTGATGAAACTGGAAAAGTCATAGATTCATTTATAGGTAAATTAGATAGGATGAATTTACCTGATGAAATGAATACAACTAATGCCGCAAAAATATTTCATAAGCACTCTTCTATTTCACCTTTAGGTGGTACTTTATCAGAAGATGATTATTTAACGTGGTTTGATAAATTTTTGTCTCAAGGAATAGGTAAGCAGTTCGAACTAATGTGGCAAGGCAAAACTTTGAATATAGATTTGTCTAATGTAAAAAACAGTCTTATTGCTAGTGTAGTAAAGTCCCTTGTAAATATTTCGCATATTGCTGGTCTCGAATTAGAAAATGAAAATGGAGAAATTCCTATTCCATTATCTGATTTATATAATAGTCTTTCAAATGGCTTGGTTCAATCAATTGTTACGTCTAAAGGTGGTAAAGTTGACACTAATATAATTGATACTCTTAAAAATGAGCAAAATAATATTGATAATCTTATTAAAATACTGAATGATTTTGGTAAATTTAGAGAATTAAATGTTAATAATGATGAAGCAATCAATAATAAAATTGAAGAGTTTAAAAAAATATTATTGTTTTTAAAAGAACATATTGATTCTACTTATGAACAAGTTTCTTCTGTTTTAAAGTTCGAGAAGTTTATGATAAGGTCAACTGGTAGTTATGGCTTAAATCATAATTCAATGATGATGAAAAGTCAATCCGCACACTATCTTTCAACATTTCTTGCCGATTCTTACTCTAAACTTATTGGTTCTGAAGTAGACAGTTCAAATTTTTCACCGTTTTCTATGTCATCAGATGCAGAACGCCAGTATTTTGAAATAACAGGAAAGTATTATGATGCTGTTGCTGAAGCAATGGATTATACTATTCGCGAAGCTTTGGATAAACAAATCTCTGAAGAAGACTTTATTAAGCAAGCAATGACTAATGTCAGAGGAGAAATAGGTAGTTTAGATGATGATGATTTTGTTAAAGCTTTTAACAACATACAGGATACAGTTGAAAGTTATATAAAGGAATTATTTAATAAATATAAAGTTGAACTTCCTGACCTTCCTCAAATATCCAATGAAACTCCAGATTCATCTAACGGTAAAAAGCAAGGAAAATCATATGTCGAAGGAATGGAATCCGAACAACCAAATGCCAAACAAGCTGGTGCTGATTTAGCTAATGCAGCAAACGAAGGTACTGCCGAAGCACAAGACTCACGCTCTCCTTCTAGGGTAGCCGAGGCGCTTGGAGAAATGTGGGGCGAGGGTTATGCGAAAGGTATTAAAAAGCATAAAGGTGAAGTTGAGGATGCCGTTCGTGAACTGGTAAACGCTGGAACTCTTACTGCTAAAGAAGTACAAGAAGAAGCAACAAAGTTGAATAATGGAGAATATGGAAATTGGTACAAAGACCTTAAAACTCCATTGAACAACATTGTTTCTGATATGCAATCTTCTAAGGTTGAATCAGCAAAGAAAAAACAAAGCAAAACTAAAGTCCCGTATGATGACAAGTATGATCCGGAACAAGCCAAAATACGAACAAGAGAAATAGAAAATGCTATTATAGCAGAAATAAGTTCATATGAAGTTGATGGATATATTGCTAGTATTGAAAGATTCTATGATTCTCACGATGATTTAGCTCAAGCGTTAATTAAAGCAGAGCGCATGGTTGAAGATTCGAGTGGAAAATTAGTAAAACAAACACAACGATTAAATATCAAATATGATAAAAAGGGCGGGGTTGCCTACACAAGCGTAGCTGAATCTGATGATTATAAATCAACCGACCTTGCGGCTGAAAGAGAAAAATTAAGAATTGAGAAAGAACGTCAGAATCTGTATAAGCAAATGAGGCAGAATTCTGAAGCAAAGAAGAAAGCAGAGGAAGGTCTTCAAGTATCTAATGTTAATAATCTGTTATCTGAGCAAAAGACGGCATACCAAGATGTTCTTAATATTCGAAAGCAAATTGCGAAACTAGATCCTGTAAAAAATACTGCTGAAATAACAGAACTAGAAGCACAAAAGAAAACTGCTTTAGCTGTATATCAAGAAAAAACAAAAGAACTCAAGGCTATAGATGAAAATGCAAACGCAGAGGCGCAAGTTAATACATTATTAGAGATGCGCAAAAAGAATTTGCAAGAAATAGCCGTTATTGAGGCACGTAAGCTTGATAAATCAAATGGTGGATTGGCGCAATCTGATTCTTCAGAAAAACAAGACAAGCAAGCATTGAAAAAATATGTTGATACTTTAAAGCAATACAATAACGCAATGATTGAAGTGAAGAAGTATCAGTTATCTGGAGAACAAGAATTAGAACGAGATGCTGTTAGTCGTGCAAAAATGTACGAAGAACAATTACAATCTATGCGTCAGCTTAATGTCGAGTATGAAAAGTCTACTGATGTAATAAAAGAAAATGAACGTGCACAAAATGAGCTGGGCAAAATTGTCGCTAAAAACAATCAAAAGAACGTTAATGACCAGAAAAAACTAGAAGCTGCTGAAGATAAACGCTACAAGGAACAGCTTCGTATAGAAAAGGATCTTCAAAAATGGCGTAGACAAAACTCAGCCGCAGAAAGTACATATGGAACTCAGTTTGACGAAATCTCTGAGAAGCTGCGTAGTAGTGCGACTTTAACAAGAGAGGAATTGGATGGGATTATCCTCCAGATTCAAACTATCCAGTCAAATGCATATAAAGCTGGTCAGACTGGATCGTCTGTATTCAACATGATTAAGCAACGTGCAAAGTCCATGATTGCGACTCTTACTACATTTAATAGTTTTTATGATGTTATTAGAGTTGTACGCCAAGGGTATACATATGTTGCAGATATCAACAAACAGATGGTCGAATTATCCAAGGTATCAGGGCAAACTCTTAGTCAAATACAAAATGATTTTGAAGCTTATGCAAATACCGCAAAGGATCTTGGTGCTACTATTTCTGACACAATAAGCGCAACAGCAGATTGGTCTAGACTTGGGTATTCTGTTCCTGATGCTAAAGAGCTGGCTCGTGTTGCACTTTTGTATAAAAATGTTGGAGACGGTATTGATATTGGAACTGCAAACGAAAGTTTGATTTCAACGCTTCAAGGTTATCAAATGCAAGCAGATCAAGCAGAGCATATTGTAGACGTATTCAATGAAGTTGCGAATAATTATGCAATTGATAGTGCTGGAATTGGTGAGGCATTACAGCGTTCAGCTGCTTCTTTAAATGCTGCAAACACTTCACTTGAGGAATCTGTAGCGCTCGTCACAGCCGCCAACACTGTTGTACAAAATCCTGAACAAGTAGGAACTGTTTTCAAGACAAACTTTTATGTCTTTATGTACAGTAATGTGCATATGGAATATATTTAATTGCAGGTAAAACCTAAAGCCTTACACCACAATAGCGGAGAAATCACGCTATGATGGTACGAAAGTAGAAACAACGTAAGGATGGTATATGGTCAAAAACCTAAGTACTGGCGAAGGCAAATGGTAGTTCTTGCAGCCAAGTACCCTAACGTATTCCGGAGACCATCCGGTGCTTGAGTCGAGGGTAAAGGTTCAACGACTAGATTCACGTCGAGTTATGGACAAGAGAATAAGGGTGGAAATCCTGAATATCCATAACAATAATCGTAGGGCGCAATCGCAAATGGCGTGGGTGAAATCCCCTTAAATCGAAAAGGTATACTCCTACTCTATTTTGTAGAGAGGATGAAGAAATAGTCTAGTCTCATGGGAAACTATGAGTTTTATTATATTATTATGAAAAAATACGACAAAGAGTATTCTACTCAGCATACTCCTGAGAAAGAATACCTTTTTGCGTTCCGTATTGGGAGTATGACAATATGGAACGTTTTTTAATTAATCACATATAATTAATATAATAAAAGCATTGTGTTGCGAACAATGTTAATACAAACGATTAAGTGCTCGCATACGTGGTGCATCAACAGAATTAGAAGACCTCGGAGAAGAGACTGACGAGTTTACAGAAACAACTTCTAAACTTCAGGGATTGGTTAAGAGTTTAACCGGGTTCGATATATTAGAAGCGGATCAGAAAACATTTAAGTCAATCTATGATATCCTTATAGGTATTGGTAAAGAATGGAAGAATCTTGATGACATTGAACGTGCATCTCTTGGAGAAGCATTAGCTGGTAAAAGAAATGCAAACGCTCTTTACGCCGTGCTTGATAATATCGAGACTCTTGAAGCTGCATATAACACCGCAGAGAATTCTGCTGGTAGTGCAATGCGCGAACAAGCCAATTTCGAACAAGGTCTTGAATATTCAACAAATAGACTCAAAGCTTCGCTAGAGGAACTTGCTACCGGAGTATTAGACTCTGGATTTTTAAAAGGACTCATAGATACTGGCAATAATATCTTAGGCATTGTTAATGACCTTATATCTTCTTTCGGCACATTAAAAACACTAATTGCCGGAATCGGAACTTTTGTATTATCAAACAAATTTTCAAAGCTGGGTTATATCCAAATAGGCTCAGGTACACGCCCGTGCTACGGCTAACCAACCGTAGGTAAAACACAAAGACCACCGCAAGGTGTAGGGTGTACAAGTAAAATCAAACGAGACTTTTATGGGACATATTTCATTCGTCCCTCTCGTACCACTGATATGGATCGGTGTGACTACCGACCCTAGGATGTTCGTGAGACTCCTACAAGGACTGGAAAGGTTATTGGTTCTCACTTGCGCAAGCAAACTACCCAATAACTCAATCAGCAGGGAGATGGTCTAATAACTAGACAAATCTGACACATTAATATCAAAATTCGATGTTAGTAAGACAGATTTGGCAAGTTATCAAGAATCGCCCCCACAGGCTCCCAAGTGGGCGTGTCGAAAGGCATGAAGGTAGAGTCGAAACAATAGGACTGAGAATCCTATAAAAAGTCAAAAAAGGAGACGGTCTCCCGCCTCCTCAAATACGCGATTTGGCGTATTGTATGGCATCTGTATCGTAGTACTTTCTGATGTGGATGTCAAGTATTACCACTTGTATTGGCAATTCTTACACTCATATGTTTTGCCAATATTAGATGATGCAAGACCAAATAATCCAACTCCAAGCCAACGCTTACCTCCGGAGATTTTTTTGACGTTGGTACTTCCACATGTGGGGCATTTGGGCGAATTAGAATCATTTTTACTTCTTGAATTTTTTCTGCGTTCTAGTTCTTTGATTCTAAATTCTTCTAATGGTTGCCATAGCTTATCGAATTCCTCAGGATTATTTCTTTTGAGTTCATCGAATTCGAAAACTTTGTTAATCAAATACTCTTCGTCTTGCCCCGCACACTCAGCATGAACATAAATTGGTGAAATCTCGCTCTGTGTCAAGTGAAGTATTTTACAGTTTTGATTACCACATCGTGGACATGTGCCATTAAAATCGTCGTATTCTCTGAATGCGACAATACGTTTAATGTGTAAATTGTTACTAGTTTCTTTTTTCCTACACATATCGCAGTATACTACTATTGCGTTATCTTCCATCATAATCCACCTCCTTAATATAATATTAACACCATATAGACATATATTCAATTAGTTTTGCTGTTTGGAAATACAGAGAATAAAACGCCTATATTTAAATCTAAGAAATATTTTGAGGGATTATTACAAGAAAAAGGCAATGCTGATTTCTTGAAGATGTTGAAGGAAGAGGATGTTGCTGAAGACGCCGACTTGGACGAAATGGCAAAAGCGTACGACAACGTTGATGCTCGTATTATTGGCGCCGCAAAAGACCAACTTAAGTTAAACAATGCTATTGGCGACGGTGCTTCCATGGTTAAGACTATGCAAAAGAACTATACTGTTCTTGGTCAAATGGGCGTTAAGTTTAAGGATTTCTTTACTGGATTAATTACGAACATTGGTACCAGTCTAATAGCTGGAGGAATTTCTGCTGCTGTAACATTTGGAGTAGGTTTTCTATTTGATCAATTAGATAAGGCTTTTCATCCTGAGAAATACATCCGGGAGAATTACAAAAAAGCCAAAGATGCTGTTGATGATGTTGATTCTTCTATGAAGCAAAACTCTGATACGGTAAACAATGTAAAACAACGTTATGCTGAGCTTGCACAAGAAGTTAATAATCTTGGTACATCACAACAAAACCAAGGTACTTTGTCAAATGATGAGTACGCTGAATTCTTAAACATCAGTAATCAGCTTGCAGAAATATTCCCTGAATTAACAAACGGATATGATGAAAATGGCAATGCGCTTCTTAACCTTAATGGTACTGTTGGAACTATTGTTGGGTCGTTAGACGAATTACTTCAAAAGAGTCAAGATATTGCCAATGCAGAATTTGCAAGTCAATTTGAAGATTTATTCTCTGGAGCAATGCTTAATGTCGAAGATGCTCAAGATAAGGTTGACGAATACCAAGAAAAGATGGATAGCTTGAATAAGGTTATTTCCGATATTCGATCTGGGCGACTTGATGAAAGCGGTGATTCGTACAAATTCCTAGATATATCAAAATTAACCGGGCATCTTGAAAATATATACGGCAGTGTTGATTATGAACATCTTACTGCGGAGCAATCAGCATGGTTAGAAAAAGAACTCAAGCAAGTTGAGACTGAATTTAGAACAAATTTAACAATGCACACTACTCAGCTTCATAATTTTAATCAAGAAGCTGGAACGTATATGTCTCGGTTTTATGCCACAGAAGCAAATGAGTTTTATAATTCTTTGTCTGGTAAAGAGCAAGAATTATATAAGAGAATGCTTGATACCTATGATTATGGAGCATTACCTGATGAACTTGGCGCAGTTGGAAAACAAAGTCAAGCAATTAAAGATATCAACGAACAATTCGAACAATTATCTAAACAAGATACTGATCAAGTCGTAGACATTTTAAATGAGATTAATAGAGTTCAAAATGCGAAAGGTGTAAGTTATGCTGATCGTGTAGCGGATATTAATGAGCAATTAGAGATATTGCAAAAACTTCTTCCGAATGTTCCAATTGATAAACTAATGGAACTTGCTCAAGTTGATGGCTTCATGACAAGCAGAGATAAGGCATTAAATGCGTGGACTTTAGATGACTCTGTAACAACAGATAGGCGAAATCAGACTGCGGATTATAACGGACGCAAACTAAGACAAGAGTATGAGCGATTCATTAATACCCTATCTGACGATCGCTACGACCTTTGGGTGGCCGCTCTTAACAATGGAGAGATTGATGAAGAACTTCTCAAGAAGGGTACTGCTGCGTGGAATTCGTTTATTGATGATTTAGCATACAATTCGGCTCGTGGAAAACTCTCGTTTAACACTGCTATGTTCGAGTCTCTTACTACTGCTCTTTCTGAACAGAAAGACCAGGGTTATTTAACAGATGAAACACTTCAAAAGTTAAATCAAACCTATGGTGATTTACAAGAATCATTATATACGTTTACTGACAACGGAGTTATGCTCAATACTGAAGCAATGCAGAAGTATACAGAGCAAGTAGCCGAAGCGACACTTGTTAGTGCAGAACTTAAAGAAGCTGTTGCTGTCAAAGAATACAACGAAGAAATCAAAACCATAGACAGACTTACCAGTAAAACTCAGCGTCTCAAAAATGCTCGTGCACAAGGTAAGCAAACTCTTCGTGATTATGTTAATGTTACTAAGGATTTAACAGATGCAGAGCGTTCTGAATTGATAGCAAGCCTTGATAAATCACAAGCATTAGCTGATGAAATCAATGGTTATGATATGCTTGAGGCACAAATCCGTGCTACGATGTCTGCTCTTAACGAATACGTTAAGGCAACAGAGACTCCCAACTTGTCTGATAACTTTAATACTGCTGCTTCTGCTGTAGAAAACCTTAAGAAGTCATTTGAGTCCGGTTGGACTGGTACAGATGAATTCCGCAAGGGCATGGAGTATCTTGGTGGTTATGGATTCAATCCAGACATCATGGAATTTGGTAGTGATGTTTATGATGAGAATTGGGCTGACAAGGTCGAAGAATATATTGAGCGTGGTCAAAGATATTTTACTGAAGACATATCTGGTATCTATAATTTCTTAGATGATGCCGTCGAAAAAACCGAAGGTATGATTACTAAAGATGCCGAAGGTGTTTATGCGATTAATGTAAAAAATATTGATGAATTCGCTAAACGTATGGACTTGAGCGTATCTGCTGCTACTGATCTCTTGCTTGCTACTAGTGATGCTTGGGATTTTGATATAGACTTTGACAATATCTCTGACAGCATTGTTGACGGATTAACTGCTATATCTGACGAAAGTGTTGATGCACGTCAGAAGATGGACGATTACAAGAAGTCTATTGAAGAATTAAAGGCGGCCGGATACGATGTAAGCAGTCTTGAAGAAGAGTTGTATGCTACAGAACGTAGACTTAATCAAGGTATTGATTTTGAACTAAGATTGTCTGAAAAATCTAGAGATGAATTAGTTACAGAAGCAGAGTCGTATGCTGAAGATATTCAAAAGGCAGTGTCTAAAAAAATCTCTGCTCCTTTTAAAATTCATTTTGATTCTAAAGATATTGATACTCTTCTTGGCGATTTTGAACAGATATCTGAATATAGAGATACATTAACGCCGGATACGGAAGAATGGCAACAAGCATCTACTGCTATGGCTGCGTTATTGCGTCAGAAGCAAGAACTTGAACGTCCAACAATTATGGATGTTGACGCTAGTGATGTCGAGGGTACTCTTTCTGAAGATATTTCACTAGTTCAAGAATTTATCGAAACATATAACGAAGTAGAGTATAACCGAGAGATGAAGATTGATTCTTCTGAAGCTGATGCCGCAGAAGAAAAACTTAGCGCTTTAATGAAAGACCTTCAAGGCATTGAGAACAAATCTACTCTTGGTTTGAGTGGTATTAATTGGGATACTGCTTCTGCTGGTGGAATAGTTGCATCAATTAAAGAAAAAACTGACAGTATTGATGTTAATGATTTTGTTAAGAATGGTGATGTCGAAGTTGGAGCAGATACCACACAAGCAAAAAAAGATGTTAATGTTTTAGTTACCGCAATAAATAATACACATGCGACTGTAAAGACTCAATTGAATCTTGCTCCAGGCGCTATAATTTCTTTGCGTCAAAGCATTCAAAGCTCTCTTAATAATCAACCGTTTAATATTCGTGTAACAACAAATGGAACGAAAGCTAATCCTCAACATGGTAGTTCTTGGATTGGTAGTGCATATGGTAATTCTAACGTTCAACAAAGCGGTATGTCTCTCGTAGGCGAGCTTGGCGAAGAGTTACTTGTTCGTGATGGGAAAGTTTACCCTATCGGTTCTAATGGTGCGGAAGTAATTCCAGTTGTCAAAGGCGATATCATTTTTAACGCTGAACAGACAAGGCAGTTATTGTCAAGTCATAAGATTAACTCTCGTGGTCAGTTGATGGGTTCATTTGCTAGTGGAACACAATATCACGGTGCTGGTACCGGAGGTCGTGCTGGATCATCTTCTTGGAGAGATAGATTTAATGTTCCTAGTCCTGGTGGTTCTGGAAATTCAGGTGGCGGTCGCGATGATCAGAGTGCCGACGAAGCTAAAGAAACATTCGATTGGATTGAGGTTAAGATTCAGCGCATCGAGGAAGAAATAGCAAGGCTTAATGAGGTTGCCGAGAACACATATACGCTGTGGTCAAAGCGCAACAAGAGTCTTATCTCTGAGATGGATCGAGTACGCGAAGAAATTGATATCCAACGACGAGGTTATGAAAGATATTTACAAGAAGCTAACTCTGTAGGTTTGTCCGAAGAGTATGCATATAAAGTTCGGAATGGTTTGATTGATATTGAAACAATTAAAAACAATGAACCACTTGTTGAAAAAATCAATCTGTATCAGCAGTGGTTTAATAAGGCTGTTGAATGTTATGATGCAGTTCAAACATTAACCATTAAACTTGGTGAACTCGCAGAAACAAAGTTCGACAATATCAAATCCGAATTTGAAGAGTTAATTGCGTATGCTACTTCATATGCAGACATCATAGATGAGCGCATTAGTAGAACGCAAGAACATGGATACTTTGTAAGTAAGGATTATTACAAGGAACTCATTAAGTACGAAAACGAGGAACTTGGATACCTTACACAAGAGTATCAAGAATTAATAAAGAAACGTGACGAAGCAGTTGCTAGTGGGGCTATAGAGAAGGGGTCATCGGCTTGGAATTCTATGAACCAAGAGATTCTTTCTGTTGAGAAAGCTATCGAGGAATCTACTACTGCTCTCGTTAAGTTTAATAACGAAATAAGAAATCTTGATTGGGAAATCTTTGACTGGATTGAAGGCCGCATTTCACGTATTACAAGTGAAGCACAATTCCTTGTAGATTTAATGTCTAACGACAAACTCTATGAGGACGATGGACGGTTGACTAATCGTGGTCAAGCAACCAATGGATTGTTTGCGGTACAATATGAAACCGCTATGCGTCAAGCATTGGATTACGCTGAGGAGCGTCGTAAACTTGAAAAAGAAATTGCGAAAGATCCTGGAAATAAGTCCTTAATTGAGAGGTATGAACAGCTCGTTGATGCTCAGCAGAATGCAATTAAATCAGCAGAGCAGATGAAGGATGCCGTTAAAGACCTTGTAGAGAAGGGAATCCAAGAACACTTGTCGAACCTCGATAAACTGATTGATAAATATCAAGAGGTTATGGACAGAGAGAAAGACATGTATGACTACTCGAAGAACATCGAGCAACAAGTCAAGAATATCAATTCCATGGAGAAGATGCTTAATGCCTATGCTGGGGATGACTCTGAAGAGGCACGTAAGACAATTCAGCAGACGCAGAACAACTTAAATGAAGCTCGTGAAGAACTTGAAGAGACCGAATGGGAAAAGATGATTTCCGAGACTAAGGAACTCATCTCTAAGATGCGACAAGAGTATGAAGAGGTACTCATGGCAAGACTTGATGATGTTGATGCTCTTATGCATGACATGATTGATAACGCTAATGAGAATACCGCCATTATTAAGGATACTATTAAGGTTGAAACCGATAAGGTTGCGTATACTATTACAAAGCCTTTGAATGACATCTTGAATAGCAATAAGATATCTACTCTCGTATCCGACTTCATGAATAAGTTCGACACGAATTCTACTGCCGTTAAGGCATCTATAGACCAAATCAAGGCTTACGTATACAGTATGACGGACGCTGGCAAGGCACAAGTTGAAGCTGAACGTCAGGCTGCGATTAAGAAAGCACAACAAATCAAAGCAGAGCAAGAAGCAAAAGCTAGGGCTGAGGCCGCCGCTAAACAGAAAGCTGCTGAAGCAGAGAAGGCTAAGCAACAAGCCGCAGCTAAGAAGCAAGCCGCCGCTAAGGCAGCTCAAACACCTAAGCGTTCTGAAAAGGATTATTATGGTGTTGCTCTTGCTATATGGAATGGCAATTACGGGTGGGGTTCCGGACAAGACCGCTTTAACCGCTTGAGACAAAAAGGATTCGACGCTGATAAGGTGCAGAACATCGTTAACCAAATGGGACGAGAAGGTTATATTTATAGCGGTGCTTGGGTAGGAAGATACCACGGTATCCGTGACCTTAGTCCGTACCATTACAATAAGTTTGCGAAGGGATCTAAGAAGATTCCTCACGACCAGTTAGCATGGACTCAGGAGAAAGGACAAGAGCTTATCTACCGTACGGGAGATGGAGCAATGTTAACACCTCTTGGTTCTGGCGATATGGTATTTACCAATGAAATGGCTCAAAGGTTGTGGGAACTCTCCAAGACAGATGTTCCTACGGCTAAAGACATTCAGTCTATCATACCTCACGGTAATGGTAATGGTAATACCATTAACAACCAAAACGCTATTTCTATTAACCTCCCGAATGTTAAGAACTATGAGCAGTTTAAGGAGGCTATGAAGAAAGATGGTCAATTTAGTAGTTTCATTCAAGAGATTACATTTGGTCAAGCAACTGGTCATAATAGTCTAATGAAAAATAGATTTTAAAACTGTGGTCGCCCAGTGTTAAAGCTGGGCGACCTTTTAAAAAGGAGTGATTATTGGATATGAATCCATACAAAAGGATAGAACGGTTAGAGGCTAAAATTGAGAAGCTTCAAGCTGATAATGACCGACTGCTCAACGAAGCACGTACTGTAGATAGATTAAAGAGACAATATGAAACTAAAATGAGGCTTGCCGAAAAGGTACAACTTGAGTATGCAAAACTTGTTGTTGATCTCGAGAAAGACCGTGAGGCATATAAGTCATTAATGCAAGAATTAAGGTCTTCTGTTCGTAAGGTAGACGGCACTTATAAGAAGGCATTTAAGGAAGCCAAGCATGAAATGGAAATTTAATTAGAAAGGTGGTGTAGCATACATGGTTGTAGACTTCATGTTCGACGGACAACTACTCTCCCACTTTGGGTATATGATGTGCAGCTTTGACCAATCGGTGGATGAGAATATTGTTGTCTCGGAGATGGATTACACGGACATTAGTTCGCCATTATCAGATGTATCACACAAAGTTGCTACATCGTATTCAAACAACTACCAAAGAACCATTCAGATTTGTAAAAACATTTGTGATAACCAAGAGGATGACGAGTTAACGAATGACGACATTTCAGAACTCGCAAAGTGGTTGTGCCGTAAAGACTACAAATGGTTCAAATGGGTTGATGATGAGGACGACGACGAAATCTTCTACGAAGTGAGATGTACGTTGTCCAAGGTTTTGTTACATGGTGTTTGCCGTGGCGTTGAAATTACAATTCAGTCAAATCGTCCGTTTGCCGTAACAAAACCGATAACTAGTATATACTCTCTTGAAGCCGATAGTTCTTTTAAGATTAACTGCTTCAGTGAAGAAGAGGGATATATATACCCTGATATGACAATTACTATGCGAGGAGGCGGAAATTTCGAGTTAACAAATGTAAATGAGAACCGCACCACTGCCATCGATAATTGTATTGCCGATGAGGTGATAACAATTGACGGCAGTGATATTCTTCAGATTACATCTTCGAATTCTAGTCATTCTCTCGCTAAGGACTATAATTATAAATTTCCACGATTAGTGAATGAATATAGGAACAGTGTTAATACTTTTAGTTGTACGCTTCCATGTATTATTGCGCTTACATATCGTGGAATTAGAAAGGTGGGACTATGATATATACAAAATTAGAGTATCCGATGATCATACTCTCCACCAAATATCATAAACACCTTGGGAGACTTGTTACCGTAGACGAGTCTTCTATTCAGATTAATCAAAACATGAATAGTGCTCAAGAGATTTCTTTTACGGTACACAAAAAGTTTGACAATAAAGAAGAGCCTCTTTGGGATCAGATTGTTGACTTTAAGTATGTGTATGTACCAGAGTTCAACGAGTACTTTAACATATTTGTAACCATAGACGATGCGGATGAAACCGTGAAACAAGTTGTCGGAACTTCTGCATGTGAGTTTGAGCTTAGTAAGAGAATACTGTATGACTTCGAGTGTAATACAGAAGATGACATTGCACGAGAAGACTATTCTCCTACTGTTCTTTATAATGAGGACGATCACAACGCTTCGTTGATACATCGGGTGCTTCATGACAAGTGCCCAGATTATAGTGTCGGGCATGTTGATGATTCTATTGCCAGGATACAACGTACATTCTCTACGAATGGTACGAGTATTTATGATTTTCTGACGGGCACGGTAGCAGAGGAAATTGAATGTTTATTCAAGTTTGACAGTGTCAACAGAGTCGTGAATTGTTACGACTTAAAGTTTGTCTGTGATTCGTGCGGTCATCGAGGAGACTTTGCATCAGCATGCCCTAAGTGTGGCAGTACAGAATATCATAGTAATTATGGACAGATAACTGACATCTATATATCTGCCGAGAACTATGCAGAGTCAATCTCACGCTCCGGTGATACTGATAATGTCTATAACTGCTTACGTATTAGTGGTGGAGATGATGATGTTACGACAGCTTTCATGTACGTTAATCCGAATGGGTCTAGGTATCTGTATAGTTTCAATGAACATATGCTATCTGATATGCCAGAGGAACTAGTTCAAAAAATACATGATTATAATGTCTTGTATGAAGATAATATTGTTAAATATCAAGAAGCAAGCACACAGTATTATGAAGCCGTTGATCGGAAGAACTATCTGGAACACACTATGATGCCGAAGGTGACCACTCCTACTACTGACGCTAAGAAAGAGGCGGACGAGTTACCTGGGGATTTTCTTGAATTTGGTTCTGTTTGTGTAACAAACATAGACTCTATCTCTACTATTTCTGCAGATCTTGCCGTCCAGGGTCTTGCAAGAGTATTGGTGGATGCCAGATATGACGTTAAAGCAAAAGGTGAATTAGCTACGGTCGATACCAATAATAAACGATGGACTGGCGTATGTACAATCACAAACTATGGAGACGACGAAGATACTGCGCAGACCGAACAGTTTTCTGTTTTAATTCAAGGTGGTACTGACACTGCCTATGCAAAATATTTGTACCAGCGTATTCTTAAGCAGTTAGACCGTGATGATAATACGTTTTATGATTTGTTTACTTTAACAGACGTGGAAATATTCAAGGAAGAATTGACTAAATACAGCAAGGCAAGACTTGAATCATTTTACCATAGTTATGAAACATGTCTTAACGTTATGATCGAAAATGGTGTTACAGATAAAAATTCAGATTTCTATGGTGTTCACTTATATGAAACAATGTACGAACCATATAAAGAACGTATGGATTTAATTGTAGATGAGCTTGCAGTTCGAGATGCTGACATAGCTGAACAAGATGAACTGATTACTTCTGCTCGCGAAACGATAAATGGATTTCATAATCTATTGGACTTTAAGTCATTTATCGGAGATGATCTGTGGCTTATCTTCTCTCACTATCTTGTAGAATCCGAATACACGAATGATAACTATGTATCAGACGGTTTGGATAATAAACAACTGTTGGATAAAGCTCGTGAATTATATGATGTTGCCGCAAAGGAAGTTGTAAAAGCAAGTACCGAGCAATACACATTGTCTGCCACTATGAACAATCTTCTGCAAGAGAAGGGCTTTGCTCCTTACGTAGACCAAGTTCAACTCGGCAATTGGATTGTTGTAAGGTCTGACGAAGAGTTGTTTAATCTCCGGATTATCGCTATATCAATTGACTATGGCAATCTTGCAAGTATTGGTATTACATTCTCTAATGCAGACAGAATTAATAATACAATTAATGATGCTAAATCTATCTTAGATCAAGTTAAGAGTATGGCATCTTCGTATAATACAGTTGCTCATCAAGCAAACCAAGGTGACGAGGCTAATGAGAATGTAACCGATTGGAAGAATATGGGATTAGACGGTACGTTGGTTGCTATTAAGAATAATAACAACGAAGAGGTTTTGTTTGATAATAACGGAATATTGTTGAGGTCTTGGGATGATATCGCAGGAAAATACAGTCAAAGTCAAGCAAAGCTTACGCATAATGTGTTTGCGTTTACCGACGATAATTGGAAGACGTGTGCATTAGGTATTGGTGAAGGTGACTATATCAAGTATGACCCAGTAGAAGATAAATTTATCACAAAAAGAGGTTATGGTCTTATTTCTAAGTTTGTAACGGCTGGATGCGTAAATGGCTCTATGATTATTGGTGGTCAAATATATAGCAATAATTATTCGCACAAAAATAAGACTGGTTCATATCTTGATTTGGAAAACGGCAAGTTTAGTTTAGCTGGTGGTAAGTTGACGTTTGATGGTCATGAGTTCATAAACAATGGGTCATTAACTGTTAAAGACGCAAACGAAGAAATTGTTTTTAAAGCCGATGTTGATAATCGAATCGTTCAAGTTGGTGGATTTACTGCAACTAGTGATGCGTTATATCATGGCACTGATTCGTTAACATCTACAAATCTTGGTGTATTTATTGGGGTTGACGGAGACAACGTTGGACTTCGAAACTACAAAGACGCAACTCATTCTGTAACAATATCAAATGGAACATTGACTGCTAATAACGTTGCAATTACTGGGGGTTCTTTAAATATTAACAATAAGTTCGTAGTTAATGCATCTGGAGTGTTGACTGCGACTAGCGCAAACTTTTCTGGTGCTATTACTGGTTCGTCGTTTACCGCTAGTGGTTCAATTACGAAATATGCAAGAGATTATTCTGAAGCAGATGTGACTAGAATGAGAGAAATAATGGTAGGTATTAGTGAACCATCAAGTTCAGATTATGAAAAATATGATCTTAATCAAGATGGTTTGATAGACGCTCATGACTTAGTGTCTGTAAGAAGATTTATTGACGGAATTGATACAAGTAGAACTATTAACACTTCAATAGTAATAAATCCATTAACACATTCTAATATTATCGAAACGGATGGCGTATATATACGGTCAAATGGTATATATGCAAAATCGATACAAACAGAAAATTTACAAATGCATAGTTTTAAAATGTACGATCCATCTAGCGGAAACATACGCCCTGGAATGGATGGTACGTGGAGTAATATAACCAAGATAAGAATTGTTGGCGGTGTTATTATGAGTGTTATAGGAACAAGAGAAGATGTGTAATTATGAATAAAATGAGATTATTACCTTTTTACGCATTAGTAATAGTTGCTATATGCGTTTTTTTATTGTTTAAAAATAATTATTTCACGGTTGGTGATTATGATAAGGACGGCATCGTAAATGATGTTGATTATCGTATGTTAAGTTTTTATGTAGAACAAAGACAAAAAGGATTTATTATGGTTGTTCCAGATATGTTTTTCTCATATCGAATGGATTTAAATCATGATTTATCCGTAAATGATGAAGATTTATTAATATTAAATCAGGAGGTAAATAATGGAGAACTCACAAATAATCAGAATTGATATTCGTGATAATCAAACATATGAACAAATCTATGCGAAACAATACAATCGCGGATATCAAGTACAGTTTGAGGTCACCAAAGATGGTGAGCCATTAGACCTTACTGGTGTTGCTGTTGCGTTTGAGTTAAAAAAGCCTGATGGGCATGTTGTGCTTAGCTATGGCTCTATTACTGACAATATTGTTTCAGTTGAAATAACAGAACAAATAACCTCAATTCCTGGGAAGTGTAAATATCAATTGTCGTTAACCGAAAGCGAAACGGTTATTGCAACTGTTACTGGCATTATCAAGGTTGAAGAATCAACCGTACAAGATGGAGATATCGAAAGCCAAGACGAATTAGGATTAATACAACAAGCTATTGAGGCTGCTCCTATCTCTGTTCATAGTTCAGAACTTGCTGTTCAAAGCGCAGAAGCCGCACATATTAGTGAGGTTAACGCAGCAGAAAGCGTTGAGCAAGCTGCTTCAATTGTTAGTGGCTTAGAAATTGTCTCAGACACAGAGCCTTCATATCAACATGATGGATTCTTCTGGGCACAACCATATAATTAAGGAGGTGAATGAAAAAAGTGTATACGATTGTAATGGATAAGTACAAGAATTTGAATACGACTGTTCGCACAGTAATATTCATGAAGGAGAATATGACTGATAAAATCCAGTTTTTAATACCTCCTACATATCAAGGAAATGAATTAAAGGATTATATTGTAACACTCAAGTATGTAGATCCAAATGGGAATTTTCATTCCGAGGTACTGACAGCAGATGATGAACTTTATAAGGACTATATTAGGTATGTTCTTCCCGTTGGAACCAAGCTTACCCAAGTATCCGGCAATCTGACATGTCGCTTGACGCTCGTCAAGTACGAACAAGGTGATGATACTTTGGTAATAGATAAGATGGAAACCAACTCTACTATTATTCGAGTAGAACGTCCCGTAGGATTTACAGACAACGTAGATTTTGAGGACATTGAAGCATTTAAGGCTCAGATGAATCAGATGTCTCGTGATATTACCACTCTTCAGGATGATATGCCGAATGATCTTGAAATTAGTGACGAAGATATTCTTCATCTAACTCACGATGGTAATCCTATTGGTAATGGGGTTGAAGTCCTTGTTCCTGGCGATGAGGATTTGGATGACGGAGAACGTGATGGAATTATCGATTTGGATGAAATCGGTGGCGATGACGAAGATCCTGAATTCATAGAATTAGACGAGTAAGGAGGAGGCAAGATATGAAAACTCCTAAATTTGCACACGGTACATTAGCAAGTGCCTATAAAGCAATTGAATCTGGTCGTATTACATACCCTGCATATATTTGGATAGATGACACTGATCAATACTCGTTTTTGAATAAAAACGGAGAACTTGAGATTTGTGGTATTCCAAAGATTGTAGGCACACTTGAAAAAGCAATTATATTATCGTCTCTAGAAGATGGATTATATGAGATTCAAGGTCAGCACAAGATAACAGCTGATCATCCAACTACGTTTGATAGTAGCTCATATATTCTTGTTGTTATACAGACCATTAATGGTACAAAAAAAATAAGGCGGATTACTGCCGACGAGCTTGATACGTATGTTATTAACGAAGACTTGTCCGTAGATGTGGTTGAGGTTGCAACAAGTGAGTACCTTAAGGATAAAGGTTATACAACCGAGGATGTCGTAGACGGAAAAATACAAGCGTTAAAAGAATCAATTGAAGGTGAAATCGCAGAGTTGGTAGAACCCATTGTGAAACCTATTGTTGAGGAAATAATAGATCGAGATATCCAATCGGAAGACGATGAAGGAATACGACAATTATTTGAATAAATTATGGTAACTTAGGCATGGTTATCGCCATGCCTTTTTAATTTGCACTTAGAAAGGAAAAAAGAAATGGCTGTAAAACAATTCATTAATCTATCGAACTTAGATTTATATGACAGTCTCTTAAAAGACTACATCGCAGCAGAAGATGCTAAAAGCATTAAAACTGTAGCAATCGATGGCTATAATCTGAAGTTCTATGATGTTGAAGAGCCTGTCAACGACACTCCTCCTAAGTATAACATTACTCTTCCACAACCGGATTTAAGTAATTTTGTACAGAGAGTCATTGAAGGTTCTAACGGCAAGGCTCTTATTTTTAATGAGTCAGATGGTGGCGGTGCTAAATTTGAGCACAACGATGGAACGCTTTCTTTTGTCGGTGTTAACGACGGTGGAGAAAACGGTCTTACAGGACAGATTTACTCAGTTAAGAAAATCGACGACAAATATGTTGGCACTAGAATTAATATGACAACAAATGGTTTCTATTATGTAAAAGGTGACTCTTCTGCATATACCGCAGATGACGAGCTTGCTACTAAGGGAGACCTGAAAGGCGATGCCGCATCAAAGACGATTTACTTAAAAGATGAGTCTAGTGGACAAAGTGAATATGCCAAGATTTATCGCATTTATCAGGGTGCTGATAGTATTGACATGAGTAAGAACGTTATTGTTGGAAGCATTGACATTCCAAAAGACATGGTAGTTCGGTCGGGATCGATCGGTACTGTTGTAACGCCCGATGAGCCGTATGAAGGTGCTGTTCCTGGTGACAAGTATATTGACCTCGAAATCCAGAATCAATCTGAGCATCTGTATATTCCGGCTAATAGCCTTGTGGATATTTACACCGCTGCTCAAGGAGCATCTGAGGTTCAACTTGCTATTAGCGCAACAAATGAAATATCTGCAAGCATCGTAGCGATTAACGGATCAAAACTTGTAGACGGTTCTGTTACAAGAGCTAAACTTGCTAGTGATGTAATCGACTCTCTCGACCTTGCAGACAGCGCATTACAGCAAGATGATATCGACAGCGTAGCTGATAGTGATATCGAAGCATTATTTGGTTAAAAACTTGTTAACAATAACAAGTTTTTTTAATACACATTTTTTCTAATTTCGAAAGGAGAAAACTATGGCAACAAAGAATTTTATGACACTTGAAAACTTGACAACTTATGACGGACTGATTAAAGACTATATCGGTACTGAGGACGCTAAGTCTATTAAGAGTATTACTCGTGTTGGTAATACTGTTAACTTCTTCAAGACTCCAGATGCATCTGGAACGGCTGCTTATACCGTAGATATCCCCGATGTATCTGGATTTATGAGTAAGCTTGCATCCGCTACTGGTGGAAAGATTGTTGTATCCGTTGCTGACGGTGAAGTATCTGAGTCTTCTACTGCTATTAGCGACCTTGCTACTAACGCTTTTGTTGGTGCTATTCCGGAAGGTGCAACCGCAACTACTGTAGTTGGATATATTGATGAGACTGCAGATGCTGTAAGCGGAGAGATTGATGCTCTTGAGCAGAGCCTTGCTACCGTGGCAACTACTGGTGCCGCTGCTGATGTTGACTATGACAATACTACTTCTGGTCTGACATCTGATGATGTACAGGGTGCTATTGATGAGCTTGCAGAGGCTTCCGCTGGCGGTGTTGCTTCCAAGACGGTTTACATGGTAGCTACTGGTACTACCGCTGATTATGCTCAGGTTTATGATGTATATCAGGGTGCAACAGGTTCTTCTGCAAGCCCTGTTGCTTCTGAGAAGATCGGAACGATTAACATCCCTAAGGACAAAGTAGTTGAGAGCGGCTCTGTTGGAACTGTTACTGTTGCTGACGAACCTTATCCCGGAGCAAAGGTTGGCGACAAGTATATTGAGTTGGTTCTTCAGAACGTTGCAAATCCTCTGTACATCCCCGCAAACAGCCTTGTAGATATTTACACAGGTGGTACAAATACTGAGGCTACTGTAACTATCGATGGCAGCAATGTTGTTACCGTTACGATCAATGAAATCGACGGTTCTAAGCTTGCCGCTGGTTCCGTAGCAAAGTCTAAGCTTGCTACAGCTGTTCAGAACTCTCTCGATCTTGCTGACAGCGCAGTACAGTCCGTAACCGAAGGTGCTACCAATGGTACTATCGATGTTGATGGCACAGAGGTTGCTGTTCACGGTCTTGGAACTGCTGCTTACACCGCTTCTGCTGCATATGACGCAGCTGGTGCTGCCGCTACTGTAAAGAGCGAAGTGATCGGTGCTTCTGGTGATCTTGCAACAGCTGATACAATCAACGGTGCAAAGGCTTATGCTGATGCTTCTACCGCTGGTATTGCTACTTCTGACATCCAGGCTCTTTTCACAGCATAATTTATTAACGGAGGGGCGTAATGCCCCTCCTATTTAATTGCTTTAGAAAAATGCGCAAAAGATTAATCTGTTTTGTAAAGCAATTAAAGCTAACGAAAGGAGTATAAAATGGCAAAAGAATTCTTAAATTATAGTGGTTTGTCAACCTACGACAACCTTATAAAAGATTGGGTTGATGGCAAACTTATTGTTTTAACACAAGAGCAATATAATGCCTTAACTCCATCGGAACAGAACAATGGTGCTGTTTATTTTATTGTCGACGGAGCCGGAGGTGGAGCCGCGTCGTTCAGTGCAAGTGCCGTTACATTTAATAACACGGGAACGGGACTTGTATCTACAAATGTTCAAACTGTAATCATTGAATTGTTAAATAAGATTGCGACATTACAAACGCAAGTATCTGAAATGCAAACACTGATATCTGAAAATGGTTTAGATAACATTTCAATTGAAGAATAAGGAGGTGTACTATGCCGACTTATTTAGTTTTAAACAAAGACGGTACGACAAAATCGTACAAATGTAAGGAAACACATACGGGACAACCATATTTAAAGGTGTCTAATTCATATTTGGACTTAACAACGAATACGACTACTGGATTAAGGCTTGAAGTGACAAAGAGTGGTCAGACGTATATTCCGGTGCAGACGGTAACTACGACTGTTAATACAACAACACATGTAAGGTCTTCATATGGAATTGAAGGAAAATCAAGTAGTAGTTTTAATGGACTTGTTTATGGTGGTAGAGATTACACACATACATGGGCATTTGTGTCTACGACGTTGACGTTAGGAACAACTCAAAAAAATAACTCATATTCTTTTAATGGATCTGCACTAATAAATATTACAAGAACTTATTCGTATTCAAGTAGTAATGGAACTATGGATATATTTGATACTCCTGGAAAAACATCTGTTGGTATATTTACACAAACCAGTGTTTATGCAGAAAAATCATACGCATATTATACGGCTACGACAATACATACAATGTCTTTAAGATGGAATTATGCTAATACTGATGGAATAGGAGAAACGGTGTCGCACATATTGCTTGTCAATAATACAACCATTAATGCAGGAGTTGGTGCTATGCGATATTCAATCACACAAACTGGGACGTCTACCGTTAACCCGTATATTATCGAAGCAATGACTAATGTATATTATTATAAGAACGGTGCGCCAAACGTCGATATTGTACATTGTACACAACAAGAGAAAACATCATCGATTATTCCTATGACAACCGATCCTTATTATACATCTTGTTCAATTACAACATCCACCTCAACGTCTTCTAAGTGGTTTACGTCATCTACTACTACTACTAATGAGTCAATTTATCAAACAAGGTATCTATACAAGAGTGTTAAGACAGAAACAATTATAACTACAAGCACAGAAGGATAAAAAGGATGAGGTAAAAGGAATGAAGAAAGAAGAAGGAATTACCGTAGTCTCCCCCATGTGGGGGGATCGAAGTAAAACGGATAGAATGGTATATTCGGTAATACATCAATTTATAAGCAAAAAGAACCCGTATAAAATACATCTTATATTGGTAGATGACTACCTCGAAGGACGTAGTAATGACGGGGGTTCTGCGTATTCTTATTATTTTTCAGACGAGTTTAAGTCGTCATATGACACTGAACACATCAAAATTTCTATCATATGCAATGAAGATCACAAATATCAAGGCGAATCTCGTGAAATCGGATGGAAACACGGTGATTACGATTATTTTCTACTTGTAGATTGTGATGACATGCTCGCACCAAATGCATGTGATAGATTTTTGCACATCATTAATGATAACGCATCTCATGAGGATGCAAAACCTATTGCGTGTATCCATGGACTACTCTATTCTTTCGACACCGGAGGTTATGAACATAACATTCCTGGTCATAGCATATGGGTGCAGTCGAGATGCTTTAATAGAAAGTTCATTGAGGAGTACGATATTCACTTTTTGACAGGCTTAAACTCCCGTCAAGGAGAGGATTATCCGTTTATTCGCAAGTTAGACTATGCTATCGCACATACTGACGACTATATCACGGTTAAAATTCCGTATGATACTCATGAAACTGACTGTCAAGCAACCGCATTTTGGTTTCCAAATGAGGATTCTTTGTCAAGAAAAGATCCACATTATGGTCAACATTTGTCCGGATGGACTATGGCAAGCAGTAATTCAATCCTAGATTTCTTTGATGATTTCAATAAGAAGTATAATTTCGAGGATCAAGAGGACGAATTCATGAAACATGAGTACTTGAACATGTCAATTTATGCATTTTATAACTTCTTGGACTTTTTAAAAGAGGTTGCAAGTACGGATTATGAGCCTCTTGAGGAGGATTGGTACTCGTTAAGAGATAATGTCAAACGTCTTCGACAGCGTTTGAAGGACAAATATTGGGATGAAATTGTGTATTCTGACATTGAAGATATGCTTTATCAAGTGAAACATTACTCAGATGTGAGATTTTGTGAAAGTTGGATAGGTAATTTCTATGATTATATCAATGATCCCGATGGTACTATCGCAGAATTATTCAAGATGTCTTACGATGAAATGCTCGAATATTGCAAGACTCTTGAGTTTGATGGTGCTAATCATGAAATACATTCGCCACAAGTTGTGGCATGGGAAAAGAGACACAAGAGAACCGAATAGGTTCTTTTTTTTATTGGAAAGGAAGATTACAGATGGGATTAATAATGAAAAACGGTGTTGCATACGGTGGTGTTGCTAATACTACCTCTGCTGCACAAGTTCAATATAGTAACACGTCTAGCGGTCTTACTGGTACATCTGTGCAATCTGCAATAGATGAGATTGCTTTAAAGCCCACTGAGGTGTTTTCGGATACCGAACCACTGACTCAAAGGGTTGGAGATGTATGGTCACAAATTTATGAATGAAATGGAGATTTTATTATGGAAAAAACAAATATAGATATAAAAAATAACATAGATATGATAAGAATTGAGCTTGAAAAAGCTGGTCTTGAGTTCGGGAAGGACTTCAATGAGGAAACTTTAAAAGAACTCGTTGATGGAAAGGGGGAGGAGTACGATGACATACAGCAACAGTAATCTTGTTAACTATACAAAGCTTTCTCCGTTTTACAATACCAAGACCGGAGCTAATAAGAAAATCACAATTCACCACATGGCTGGTAATCTCAGTGTAGAAACATGTGGAAACGTGTTTCAGAGTTCTCAGGCTTCTGCTAACTACGGCATCGGCTCTGATGGTCGTGTTGGTATGTATGTAGAGGAGAAGAATCGTTCTTGGGCTTCTCTTTCTCCTTCTAACGACTATCAAGCAGTAACCATTGAGGTTGCAAACGATAAAATTGGTGGAGATTGGCATGTATCTGATAAAGCTTATAACAAGCTGATTGATCTCTGCGTTGATATTTGTCGTAGAAACGGCATTTCGAGGCTGAATTATACGGGCGATGCATCTGGAAACCTTACAATGCACTGCATGTTCGCTGATACTGCTTGCCCTGGACCGTACTTAAAGAGCAAGATGTCTGACATTGCCAAGAAGGTTAACGACCGTCTGAGTGGTGGTGGCTCTAAGCCTACTACCAATGGAAAGGTTAATTACCAAGTACACGCACAAAACAAAGGATGGTTCTCTTGGGTATGTGATGGTGCTACTGCTGGTACAACCGGAGAATCACGTAGGCTTGAGGCTATCAAGGTCGCTCTTGGTGGCGGTGTAAGCGGTGGTGTTCAGTATAACGCCCATGTTCAAGATAAAGGATGGATGGGTTGGGTAGCCAATGGTAATGTGGCTGGAACAACTGGTAAATCCAAGCGCATGGAAGCCATTCAAATTAAGTTAACTGGTGACGCTGCTAATAAGTATGACATTTACTACAAGGCACACTGTCAGACATATGGATGGTTAGATTGGGCGAAGAACGGAGAAATCGCTGGTACAACGGGCTTAAAGAAGCGCATGGAAGCAATTCAGATTGTGTTAGTGCCGAAGGGTGGTAAAGCTCCGGGCGCTACGACTAAGCCCAACGTAATAAAGAAATAAGGAGGGAATAAAATATGTCTATTCTTTCTGGATTTGAAAAGATAAAAAGATATAACAAAAAAAGCAATGGATATAAACTACTGTCTCATTGGACATCTTCTGATACGGTAGAGATGAGCAATGGTTCTACTTTAACCACTGCGTGGTCAGCAAAAGCAGACCTTGTTAACGGTAAAGTGCCTCTTAGTGAAATACCTAAGACGGCACTGGATAACCTTGTAAAGGTGGCTGATGACACAGCTAGATTTGCACTCACGACTGATCAAGTACAGAACGGGGATACTGTATATGTAATTGCAACAGAACTTATGTATCTTGTTGTAGATGATACAAAACTTAACCAAGAAGCTGGTTATCAAGGATATTCCGCTACTGCTAGTTGGGATACTCTTGAAGACCGTCCTACAAACCTTGCGTACCTTGCGGGTGACGATGAGGAACTGCCGAGTGTATCACCCGTACTTCGTGAAAGCAGTTTGCAGAATAACCTTGTTACGACACTACCGAACTATCCATTGGATGCACGGCAAGGCAAGGTGTTGGATGATAAGATTACTGCGGTTAGTGATGATTTAGCGGAGTTAGCAAGTGGCACAATGCCGATTGTCTATAAGGATACATCTAAGCAAACATTTGTTTCTATTGCAACGCTTGAAACGATTGCTTCAAATATGGATAATACTTCTTCGGGAGTGGCGATAATATACAATCAGTGCGGTATTGTACACAAAATGAATTCTTCACACATTGGTATGATGGTTGTTGCATATAATGGTGCTATGTTTTCATTCAGAAAAGTAGATAACACATGGTCTTATGCAACAGTGTCAGTTGGAGCATATACCAATGTAACATCATAACTCAGTTAAATCCACATTTTACAAAGGAGGAAAATCATGGCAGTAATACAAGACGAACAAGGAAATAGCAAACCCATAAAGACGGACACATCTCATGTGTTTGATGTGAATGGGAATCCACTTCACGGAGAACTGTTTATCGGTGAGACGATTGCATCGGACGATGTGGAAGAAATTGACCCTTTTGCTCATATGAGTGATGTAGAGGAGTTGATTAAGTTTCCAACCTTTTCGGGTACTACCGACAGCAACGGTATTTTAACAACAACCTTAACAACAAGCCAAGTTAAAATTATGAACGCTTGGGTTGAAGGAGTGGCGGTTGATAGAGTGGTGTTTACGATAGTGAACAATTCAAGATATAAGTTTTTGATTACTAATTCGGGCTTCACTCCTGCGGCTAATCAAACATACACAGTTGCCTACGTCTGTGCGTAACCAAATTAAATAACAAAGGAGGAAAACGAAATGCCAAATACAATAAACATCGTTCAGCCGAAAGCCGAGGATGGAACACCCGTGTCCTACGTCACGAGGACAAATTCGATTTTCAAGTCTGACGGAACACCTCTTGGCGATAGCATGGATGCGTATATGGATGAGGTGGATGAGTTAAGTCAAAATTTAGCGGACTTAGATTATGGCACAGCATCTGTAATTACACCTACGAAAGTGAATGATTATTTTACTGCTCCGTCTATGGGTGTCGTGCGTGGATATATCAGAAAATCCAACACGCAAAGTGCGGGAACATTTGGCTTCAAATCAAGCATAACTAACGAATATGTGTACATTAGCAACATTACTGTCGTTGATGGATATGTACCAGTAGAATACTTGATGTGTAGAGGTGAGACCATTACTTTTGCAACCATAAACGAGTTAAGTTTAAGCGGTTCAAAATTGCGTTTCTTCCCTCTAAAGAAGAGAACATAACTCAACTAAATCCACATATCACGTGGATGTCAAAACGGCATTCCCTTTCTTAGGGGTATAAGTAAATGACGATTCAAGAGCATACAAGAATCGCATCGTCAAAATTTTAGCCAAGGAGTTTTTACGCTCCTTGGCTTTTTTTGCATATGGCTATATTTCGATAACATCAATCTTTGAGGCCGCTTCTTTCAACTGTTCTTCTACAAAATGTACGTAGGTCTTTTCACACACTTCTCTAGAATTTCCAAGTATTTGACAGATGACTTCTATTGGAACTCCTTTTCTGAAGTATAAACTCGCACATGTATGGCGGAGGATATGTGTATTACAAGGCTTATTTATTTCAGCTTCAGCCTCGATAGCCTTGATGGCGTCTGAGAGATTCTTGAGCGTGTTCGTTTTACGATTACTCGTTGATATTACAAAATCCTCTGGATCAGTGTATTGACAATTATTACGATATTTGACTAACAACTCTCTTGCTTTGGAGTTAATCGGTACGTAGCGGTTCTTAGATGTCTTGGTGTTTTCTTGAACTGAGAACAACGTACGCTTGATACCCTGTCTACGCATTTCAGCCGTATCGTTTGTATCATACTCCGGATTGGTGGCTTCAATCAACGTCTTACATACGTATATGGTATTCTTTTCGAGGTCTATGTCCTTCCATTTTAAGGCAAGTAATTCACCTCCTCGCATACCAAGATAGATATTTGCTGCGAGTATGTAACCATACTTGAATTTTAACAATCCATTGTTGAACTGCGTATCACACGCCTTAACAAAGCGATCTATCTCGTCTTCTTCAAGCCATGCAATTTCTTTGGACTCCGCTTTGATATTGCTAATCTTCGGCATAGTAACAAGACGCATTGGATTATCAAAGGAGTCTTTTTCTGAGACGTATCTAAAAAAAGAATTCAGTAAATCATGTGTCTTTTTTATGGTTGAATGTGAATATTCTTTTTGGTTTAAATAATTGAGCAAACTTTGTATTTCATCTCCGGTTATCTCTTGGTATCGCATATGTCCAATTGGAGAAGGCTCAATTTGGTTAGTCGCCGTTCCGACTAATCGTCTGTATGTTTGTGGCTTTACGGTGTCCTTATGCGTATTCTCAAGCCAACTTATAATACCATCTATTAATACAATATGACTTGATGGTGTCTTAGAATTTTTAATTTCTTCTTCGAATTGTTTCATTTTCTCTAAACATTGTTTTGGGTTCTGTCCAGAGATTACCTTTCTAACTTTTTTTCCATTTGGCAGTGTTATTGTTTTTTTATACAACACTGTATCATTTCTCATATACATACTGCCTTCACCATAGGGTAATACTGGTAATTTCATAAGCACCGCCTCCTATTTTTTTGTATTCTAACATACAAATTAATAGGATGCAACAATGTGACCACTTTTTAAAATGCAAAATGACCACTTTGTGACCAGATAGTTTAATAAAATGTGGGAAAATATGGAAAATCCGAAGTGGTGTGACCACTTTTTACAAATAATAAAAGAGCCGCAAACCGTTGATTTATAACGATTTACGGCTACAGGGGCTGCAGGAATCGAACCCGCGCCAAAGGTTTTGGAGACCTTTGGTATCAGTTGAAATTTTAGTCATTTATAACAGTTTTTATTACGTCATCTAATGGCAAAGTGGTCACACAATGACCAGTTTTTCATAACGTATATTCTTTATATAAATGTTTTTGTACCCATGTTTCTAAACCTTGTTTGGAAACCAGATACTTCCCACCTAATTTGATAGTAGGAAAATCTGGTTGCGCTATTAATTCATAAGCAGTATTCTTTCCAATGTTAAGCATTGTTTGTACGTCTTTAACTGTTAACATTATTGGTTCTACGTCGCTCATATTGCCCCACCTACCTTCCCGTACTACCAATGCCACCTTCTCCACGCTCTGTATCTGTCAATTCTGCCACTTCCTCAATCGGGAATGTCACATATGGAAGAAGTACCATCTGAGCAATACGATCACCTGGATTAATTGTCTGAGGATAATCACTATCATTATGGAAAGCCATAAGAACGCTGCCCTTATAATCAAAATCAATAACCCCAACATCATTACAAAGCCTCAAATGTTTCTTAATTCCTATGCTGCTTCTCGGTACTACAGCTCCGAAGTAACCCTTTGGCAATTCAAACGCTACGCCACTGTTAAACGTAACAGAATCATGCGGAGGGATTGTAATAGGATTATCAATACAGGCGTATAAGTCAATACCCGCAGCTTCCTCTGATCCCCTTGTCGGCAGAGTCGCATTACTATTCATTTTCTTAACTTTAATTGTCGGTGTATTCGTAACGTCAATCATTTTTACTCCTCCTTAAGTTGTGCTTTAAGTTCTCTTATTTCTTCTGTCCATTTGTTATAAGTTTCAAAATCTTTATTCGACCAAAAATCTTTCATGTCGAGGATAAAACACTTTTCTGAAAGCGCTTCGATTTGAGTTTTGATTTCTTCTGATGTCATGCCAATACCTCCACGTTGTCGAGCAAGTCTATAATCTGATCAACCAATCTCTTGCACTCTTCTTGTACGTACTCCAATGTGCGTACTTCCATATCAGCGAAGATTAGCGGATCGTCAATTCGACGACGAATATTGGGATTATCTCCCCATAGATCTTCCATCTTCTCAATGTCAGGCGCATCATAGCAATGACCACAATCAAAACCGAACCACCACAAATCACTCTCTATGGGATGTTTCGAGTTATGTCCTCCGGTGCAGTAAGTAATACCGCCGTGTACATTAAAGTACGCACCTAATTCTACTAACTCGTCTTCATCTGTCATCCCAAGCAATAGTGTAGAAACAGAGTTTCTCTTATTTGCTTCAGTTTCTTTTTCTGCCATTTCTTTAATGGTCATATTTAATTTTACATCTTCTTTCTTGCCGTACAGAGGATGTCCTTCTGGAATCCCAACATAGCCGCAGCGGTATCCCATATCTGTAAATGTAGTAACGCATCTATATCCTTTGTATTCGAAATCTGACTCGTTTATTTTCATATTAATCACTCCTATATCCAAAATTCAAATGTCGCCTCATATGTTCGCTCATTCTCAGTATCTTTTACATTCATATGTTCGTATATGAATCCAGTCATATCTTCTGATAAATGCTCTGCTATCTTACGTTTAATAGCGTTCTGATCAGCGAGAAACGGAAAATAAAACCTATTCGATATTCCATAATGAGTCGGTGTACAATATTCTAGTTTAAGACTGTCGTTGTAGTCGTATCTTGAGTTCTCATATTTGCGTTTGTAATACTTTGCAGCTTGTCTAGCGTTCATTGGTATCCTCCTCTGTACAACCGTTTAAAGCCCATTTCAAATTACGTATTATTGCTTTAATTTCATCTTTTGAATAAATAACAAAATATCTATCATTGTCATAATCAAACTCGCAAGTATCAGTTGTTGTAAACCAATCGTCTTCATCAAATTCTTCGTTGTCACAGATTTTATTAGTATGAGAAACATAATCTAACATATGAAGACAACCATTGAAATGCCCAGCTTCTGGAGTAAAACGTGTATCAGCACTGTCATGTCCACAAATAATATTCAATCCATTAATTTCCATGTGTCCATTAATGCCTTTATAAAAATTTGGATCAGTTATCTCGCTAAACACCGTGCCGTTTGGCATGTATCCCAATTCTTTTTGTGATATTATTCTCATACATTTTCCTCCAATCAAATTATTCTTTTATTTAGTTCACTATGTACACATTTGCACCTTGTCTGCCGAACTGAATACAAGCCCCCGGATCACCCAGGTATATATCAACTACACCACCGCCCATTCCTCCGGTGTCTTCTACAACGTACTCACCGTATCCTTCAATATAGATGCGAGTTCCGAGCGGTAAACTATTACACGCTACTGTATAACCAACCGTTGGATAATTACCATTCGCACAAGGATATCCGGTTTCTTCGTATGCCGTGAGTTCATAATACCCAACGAGTGTCATATTCCCACCACTAGGGGTAGTACTAGATACTGGCGTTGTTGTAGCAGAAGAGGCTACTGTTGTAGCCTCTGTCTTCTTCTGCTTTTTATCGAGCTTTGATTGCTCAACTTCATCAACATGTTTATCAATTCTGTCGATTTCGTCTTCAACGTGATCCTTAAGGTCTTTGACGTTATTAAGAATTGAATTAATCACTTCGCCATTCAGAGCGCTGTTTGATTTATAGAGCTGCTCGAACTCATCAACCCTTGCTCTGTCAGCATCTGTGATAGATGCAACCTCTGTAATCTTGCCGCCCATCGTGTCCATCTTTTTATTTAACACAATGTTCCAGCATAACTGAGCAATCATAAACAGGATTACTCCTATGCTTAAAAGAAGCATTCCTTTATTAGTTGGATGAAACTCTGACGCTTCTCTAACCATCTCATCTTCGATTGCCTTCGTGTCTCTTTCAAGTTGCACGTTTTTACTCATATTATTTTTACTCCTTGTTATTTATTTTGATCGCTACCCCAACTCCACGACCATGCACTCCTCGCCCTTAATTGTCACTGCCATATAGACAGGGGAGTGTCACCCATATTGTAGGCTGTTTCCTCTTTGCTCACACACTCTGCATTGTGGAATCTAGTGTATTCCAACTCTCGTTTAGTGAGAATGCTTTCTCGTGCTTTGCTCCTTACTTGACATTTAACAGTCATGCCGAGAGACTGCACCTTATTGTAATGCGGGTAGGGATTTACACCCTACATGATAGTTTTCTTTACTAGGAAAATCGAACGCCGTCGTAACGTCGTGCTACAAAACCATCTCGCCACCTAGAGTCTACTTATTCCTCCACCGCATTAAATTATTGTTTTATTGGTTTGCTACGCATTAATCATCTGTTGTTTCTAAATATATAACGTCGTTTTGTATTGCTTCATCTGTTTCAATATGATAACCGCAATACATACCTTTATAACCATCCGATGAGATTATTGTCTCATTGATGTTATACCATTGAATAGGCAAACTACTTATTACTTTATTAACAGTATAAGCATTCATTCTGATAACCGGAGATTTATCATAATTATATCTATATTCGTCTATTGCTCTACCAACAGCATAGTGTATTGGCATATCTCCGATTTTTGATAAATCAATAGCAATAATGCCATGGCATATGTCAACTATATAATTCATTGACTTCTCCTTAAATAGTATGCAAATTATAAATGCATCACTCTATCGTGAATATCTCCATATCTTCCTTGATTTCCGCCATTCTTTGCAGTGCCTATATAGCCGCATACTCTGAATGCTATATCCATTGTAGAAGCGTCTCTATTATGGCAACTAGGACATTCCCATATTAGTTTTCCGCCTTCGTTTGTAACAAGCGGAATATCACCGTCATATTTACACTTCTCACAATGACACGACTTTGTATTAATCTCTGCGTACATAATGTTTTCATACATGTACTTAATGACCGATAATATAGCATCAACATTTTTAATCATATTGGGAGTCTCTATGTATGATATTGCCCCTCCCGGAGACAGTTTTTGAAACTTCGATTCAATTCTGAGTTTTTCAAAAGCATTAATTTCTTCGAACACCGGGATGTGATAACTATTAGTTATGTAATTCCGATCAGTAATGCCTTCGATTACTCCAAATCTTTCTTGTAACTTCTTCGCAAACTTATAAGTTGTCGATTCTAAAGGAGTTCCGTAAATTGAGTATGCAATGTTTTCAGCATCTTTCCACTTCTTACACTTATCATTTAATGCTTGCATTACTTGAAGACCAAACTTTTCGCCTTCCCCTTCATCAGAGTGTGAATTTCCAGTCATATACTTAACGCATTCATATAATCCAGCATAACCAAGTGAAATTGTTGAATATCCGTCATATAACAGTTTGTCAATTTTCTCGTGTTTTTCAAGCCTTGCTAATGCTCCATATTGCCAAAGAATTGGCGCAACATCTGAAACCGTTCCAAGCAACCGTTCATGTCTTAATCTCAACGCCCTATGACAAAGTTCTGTACGTTCCTCAAACAATTCCCAAAAGGTATCAAAATCACCCTCAGAAGAAAGAGCAATGTCTGGAAGATTAATAGTTACAACTCCTTGATTAAATCTGCCATAATACTTATGCTTGCCCGGTTCATAATTACCAGCCTTGGCAATATTTCCAACTCCTCGATCTGTAAAATCATCTGGAGTAAGGAAGCTCCGGCAGCCCATGCACGGATACACATCACCCTTTAATTCAAGCATAACCTTTTCTGATATATAATCTGGAACTAATCTCTTTGTTGTACACTCTGCTGCTAATTTGGTTAAGTACCAATATGGCTGTCCTTCTGAAATATTGTCTTCCTCAGTAACATAGAGCAACTTAGGAAAGGCTGGTGCTATATAAATACCGTCTTCAGATTTAACGCCTTGAATTCTTTGCAACAACACTTCTTCAATGAGTATTGCTAAGTCTTTCTTTTCTTGTTCGTTCTTTGCTTCATTTAAATACATGAAGATAGAAACAAACGGGCTTTGACCGTTAGTGGTCATTATAGTTATTAACTGATATTGGATTGTCTGAATGCCAGCCTTTATTTCTTTTCGCAATCGCTTTTCAACAATCTCGTCAATAACATCTTGTTTAACGTTATCGTTATTGAGCATTCGTAACTCTTCTGTTACATCCTTGCGTATCTTTTGTCTACTTACATCTACAAAAGGAGCAAGATGCGCTAATGAAATTGTTTGTCCTCCGTACTGCGCACTTGCAACTTGCGCAATGATTTGTGTTGCTACTGTACAAGCTGTTTGAAATGACTTCGGTTTTTCGATTAGTATCTCACTAATAACTGTGCCGTTTTGAAGCATATCATCAAGATTAAATACATCACAGTTGTGCATGTGCTGCAAAAAATAGTCGGCGTCGTGGAAGTGTATAATGCCATCGTCATGTGCTTGAATAATATCAGGAGGAAGCAATGCTCTTCTTGTGGCATCTGTGCTAACGATTCCAGCCATATAATCACGTTTTGTAGTATTCAATATTGGATTCTTGTTGGCATTCTCGTCTTTCCAATATTCGTTTTGATCCTCGATTAGAGAATCAATATCTTCATCAATAGTATTCGCCGCTTCACGTTGAAACTCTCTAATACTTCTATAACCCTCGTAAGCTCTAGCAGTAAGTTTCTGTTTTTTTGAAATGAGTTTTTCAAAGACTAACTTTTCAATATCATAGATAGACAACTCGTCCTTATCTTTGTTTTCTTCATATATCTCATCCGCTATATCTTTTGCTATCTTTGGTTTTACAATTCCAGAACCATTTTTCATTGAAAGTAAAATAGCATTTTCTATTTTGTCACGGTCAAATTCGACCTCTTCAGAGTCACGCTTTAATACATGCATGTTCTACCTCCCCTCGGCTTCTTCAAGTTCATTCATGGTGTCATCTCCAACATAGTCGAAGAAGCAATCCCCATTTGACATACTTGCAATACATCTACTGTTGCAGTTTTCTTCACAACAATGCTTGTATGCGTTTTGCAAGTCTTTAGTGATCTCAATTTCTCCTTTCACGACTTACCTCCCTTAACCTTCGTATATATCAAGGCTATTAATGCAATGATTAAAACTAACGCAAACGGCATCCATAGAGGGGCCAGCACCCATAGCCATGACCAATTGATTAACTTACACAGTTTTAAAACTATAAAAACTATTGCAAGCACTCCAAAACAACCAATTCCGCCACTTCTATTATCCATACATCCTCCTATCCAAAGAGCGCATTGAATACATCTTCCAACGAAGGGTACGTCGTTTCTTTGTGTTCCTTCGCCTTCTGTTCATTTTTACTCTTTACTAAATTAATCTTATATCCTAACGCATCCTCAATTTCGGAAAGCGTCATATTCTTCGGCTTAGGTTCTGGAGCCTTAACGCACCAAATAGTTTCATCAGCGAACAACATTGTGATAAATTTATCAGGGTCGTTCTTTAAACATTTGCGACCGTAATCATTAAATTTAAAACCTTCCTTGTCACTATACTCTCCAAAACTACTCTCGTACGTCAGACCATCCTCTTTGGCATAGCCTATAATCTTCGTTGTTAACATTGAAAACATCACTCCTCACTATTTTTTTTGTTGGTTCTATAATCTCCGTCTGCACTAGATATCCAAGCATCCGGGCTTTAACTTCTTCTTGTTTTGTTGTTCCTTCCATTCAGGCTTACCGATTGCTTTCCAGACATCAAACCAGTTAGCACATCGTACTCCTTCCCAATCTTGATTCCATGCGTATTTATCGCCAAAACAAATCCTTTTAATAGCATTTGAAGTATTAAGATTCTCGGTTACATCGTCAATAAACACTCCATATCTCATATCTATCTTGGATTTGTTTACGTGATTATCAAAATTGACACCACAAAATCTTGCATACGGAATGTTAAATTTACACCACTCTTCCTTGAGTTTAAGATTTTCTGTATGTCCCATAGACACGATGGTGATGTTATAATACTCTTTCAAAAGACCAAGGATGTAATCAGCCCATGGCATAAACTCTACTATTTCAAAGAATTTTGGTTCGCAGAAATATGCATCTATATGAGCTGCATCTGCACATTTCAACTCATTGAACTCCCAACTCTCAACCTCAGACCAATTAACTTCACGATAATTTGGGTGATCGCGGAATTCATCATCATACATCTCTGTTATTGCTTTAATTGTGTTGACTATGACACCGTCATAATCCACATATAAATCCCTCAAATTACTCACCTCGCAGCACTTTAATAAAATCGTATACTACATCTCTAATGCGTACATCTCCGGGGTTAATCAGCGTGTAATCAAATTCATAATCATCAAGGCGAACCTCAGATTCATGTTGTCTCTGGGCTTCTGTTAAACTGTTCTCGTAATTCGGACGTTCAATCCTAAGCTTAAATACGTCGAATTTATCTTGCAATACTTCTATTTCGTTCGGAAATCTTACATCATCAATAAACACATAATCCCATTCGTCATCAAACATGATGAGTAATGACTTCATAAGATTAACCCAAAAGTCTTGATCTTGTTTTCTAACAATGTCAGTTCCAACTCTCTGCAACAATTCACGACCTTGTTCATCCTTTTTACCATCCCATCCAAAGAACGCAGTGCAGATGTATTTAAGGATTCCAGCATAGTTTGTTACAAGAACTCTAAAACCTTTTTCCTCAAGGATTGTCTTTGCAACCTTTGCAGTCGTAGTTTTCCCAGCTTCCGCCTTTCCTGATACACATATTATTTGCATATTCTATTCCTCTTCTAATAACATTTTTACTTCTTGTTCCAAATCGTTAATTCTGCTTGAAACACCTCTAAATCTGTTACTGATAGATAACTGGTCTTCGATGCGTTCAGCGTGTATTTCATCGATTTGTTTTTGTAAATTGGTAATTTTCTTGTGTGTAATTGCTGTGTTTAGAATTAACAGAAGAATGCCGACGATAAGAACGACACTAAACACATCATATAGATTGTCTTTCATTCTAAAATCCTCCTGTGTCTATAGTCTATCATATTGCCGGCATATAGTCAATATCATTTTTACCACTTCTTACAGTTTGGCAATTGAATAGTTCATTAACCACCAATTAAACTCACCTGGTATTTCAACCCACTCCGGTTCGCCATCTATGCCCTTACGAACCTTTGGCTGCTTCTCACACTTGTCCATAAACAACACATCTCCGTCTTCAAATGGTTTCTTAGTAAACGTATCAAATATCTTTGAATTCTTAGGATTTCTCGTCTTATGGACTTTCATTTGGCAAGTATCTCCGGTCTTAATACAATATGCAACGAACGATGGCGAGTATGTTGTGTTCAACTTTGTAACAACCACATAGTTCGGGGACAACGAAGTGTCTGTATATTCAATGTATGACAAATACTCTTGCTGATCCTTAACGATTTCTTTGATGGATCTAGGGCGTTTGATATACTTGAATTCCTTAAGTAATTTCTCAGAATCCAAGCCTTTGTAATTACCATCGTCCGGATTCGCCTTAGACTGCTTATATTCCTCTGAATACTTCTGCAACAGATTTAACGGTAGACCGTTTTTCTCGGCAGTACTTTTCTTCATCTGCTCCTTGTAGCCTTTAGCCTTGGTAAAAAGATTGCTGAACAACCTAGCGGTTTCAAGCAATTGGTTGATTTCTCCGAACTGTTCGAAGTAATTCAGCTTAATCAAGATATCAAGTTGTCGTGAGTTGCAACTAGATTTAGTTGCAATGTCTACGAGCAGATCAATAAAGTTATCATACACACGGTTTTGAGATAATGTGTATAATTCCTCTGCTACTTGCGAATTAAGGAACTTAATAGATCCTATTCCTTTAATGATTATGTTTTGCTCTTTATTATATGAATACTCTGCCCTTGATAATCCGAACTTGATACTACTCATTGAAATGCCAAAATACTTCAGTTCTTTCTTAAGTTTTGCAGTACGTTCAGCATCATCTGCGTAATTATTAAGACAAACCGTCATGTATTCATATGGATAATTAACCTTTAAATATGCTCCATAGCACATGTCTAATGATGTTGCAGCGGCATGTGGACTAGCAAACCCATAAGCCATACACCCTTGTATCATCTCCCACGTTTCTGCGAACATGTCTTCTGAACCAGTTTGTTTAATCCAGTTTCTCTTAAGTGTTTCTTCAAGTTTTTCAAAGTCTTCTGGTTTAATCTTTTTCTTACTTATCTTTTTAATTAACCCAATTGATTCAGCCGGACTGATACCAAGCCAATCAAAATACTGCATTAGATTCTCTTGGAACAAAATATAATGCTGTGTTTGCTGTAAGACATTATCAAGATCTTTTGATCCTGTTGAATAGTCTTCATGATTAAGGAACTTAGGTCGCCAAGCATCAAACGAAGGACGTATGGCTGCAGCTATTAATGCCCCGTCTTCAAATGATTTAATACCATACTGCTTTGCTTGTTGCATACCATTGTCTGAATCAACCTGATTGAGAGTACATGTAATTCCATTTGCAAACAAATCCCATATTCTATTATCATCCTTAATCTTATCTAATAAATCATGAGCATTAATAATCGGCTCACCGATTTCTTTGAACGTCTCATTAATCAATTTCCACACAGTAACAATCAGATAATCATTCTTCAATACCTTAAACTGATCAGCTTCTGACGACGTTATTAATACACAATAATAATCGCCAATCTTTGCAACACCATATTCATATAAAAGATTTTTATCAGAAAGCACATGTGCACATGGATGAACAGACGCACTTACAATTGTTCCAACATAATGATTTGCTTCTTCAATATATTTTCCCCATTTTTTGTCGTCCGTATATGCTTCTATGTTTTTGGCGACATCATTAAATTCATCAAAATTCATTCCATGACTTCTACATACGTTTCTAAATGCTTCGCCTAATTGCATTGTTCCATATGCAACCATCGGATAACAACCATTATCTCCAAGTAATTCCTTAGACGCTTTTACAAATGGTTCTTGTGACTCCACGTTAAAGTCTATGTCTGGGATTGCCCTATTGGAGAGAAGCCTAGCAGTACTTGCAAATCTATCCGGGAATATTGGAAGATTTATTTTTAGTCTATCAAGTTGCGTCATTCCAAGTAGCTTATTTGTATAAAACGATGCACAACTTCCACGACCACCTCTCGTTAATACGCCACCATATTTGTTAACGGCTAAATCAACATTTTTTGTATTGAATAAGAAATAATCACACGTATGTATTTCGTCATTAGTATCCTTAATAATTTGAAGTTCATAGTTGATTGCTTCTTCATATTTAGGAATATCTTCTTCTAATATATGTTCTACTTGTTTTATGTCTTCAAATTTCTGCCACACTAAATCTTCAAGCATCTTCATTCTATCGTCAAGAGATACATCTGGATATATATTAGGCATCTTGATTGAATAATCTAATTTAATCTCTTCAATGTCGTCAAGAATTAAAGTGTTTGAAATTGCTGTTTCAATCTGTTGTTCATTCAACACGCCTTGCTGTTCGAATCTCTTAAAGAATTCATCATAATCTGGGAAGTCAAGAATAAATTCATCTTCTACGACAACGGCATTATCTGTTTTCTGATCCAATTGTCTTTTACCCATCATCAAATCATGGCGTTCTTTTGACTGCCAAGGATAAATATAATGTGAATCATTAGCTGCTATTATCTTTAAACCAAACGCTTCAGATAACGCTAATGCCTTCTTATTGATGTCTTTCTGAATATCGAACTGATGGTTTTGCACCTCAAGTAACAGATGGTCGCCAAAATGATTTATTAAAGGCATAACAATCCTCTCAATACTATCTTGATCCTTAAGTAGTCCGGCGCAACAAGCAGTTGTTATATACAATTCATCTTTATCAAATGAAAGCAAGTAAGATAGGCTCCATCTAGGCTTGTAGTAAAATCCTTGCATATGTGCAAGACTGTTATAATAATTCATCTTCTTGCGAGCATTATCTGTTGTTGGAATAATCATAATATGATAATTAGATTTATCCTTAAGTTCAGGATTATTATCTACAACAACATATCCCTCAAGACCAGGAAGGCATCGTAGATTGTTTTGCTCACATAAACTAAACGCCTCAAAAATATCTCCAGGAATTCCATGTTCTGTTGTGAAATAATTGGTGTGCCCAAGTTCAACACAACGGTCAATGTATTCTTTTTGCTTGACATTACTGTCTCCTACACCACCAAAGATAGATGAGTAATGAGAATGACGATGATAATTATTGTATCTCTTCATATGTTAATTCTCCAATTTAATGTCAATTATTATTGACAAAGTTGAACATAGCGTATATTTTAATAAACATAATTGTACGGCTATACAATGTATTGCACAGCCGTACTGCTATTAAACATACACAATCAGCCAATTCGGTCTGTAGACCTCGTATTTAACCACATTGTCACTCAGATAATAGGAATCACCGTCCAATGAAACTAACATTTTATTCTTATAAGATGCCAACCCCATCAACGTATCCACGTCGTCTGAGTCAATAGATTGAATACTGCGGTACTCAATCATATCAAAATCCTTATTTCCGCACTCTTTCAGCACGTCTGATAACTTCATACACGCTCTCCTTAATTATCGAACCAGAAAACTATCCGGAAACTGTCTTCAAATTGCTTTAAACGCTGCTTCTTTATTTCCTTATCTTCTGTGCGTATCCAAAACTGCTCGCACATCTTCCTCTTGATTGCTTTAACTAACGGCTTCATGGCTTGCTTAATGCGACAATCAACTTTGTTCCGATTGTAATATTTAAAGATTTCACCCGCAGTAAGCCATGAATGAGTATGCCCGTCGCCAATCCAATCATCAGCAGCTTGCTTAACAATATCTGAAACATCATTAGGCAATCCTCTAGGTGCTGCAATTGGAATATACTCATCGTTTCTTACATTTGCTAAGATCCCGAACAACAGATAGTTTCTATTGTCGTAAATTCCTACATGATTTAGTTCATCTTCTTTGGCATAACCGCAAATGTAAGACTCGTTATGCATGAAGTAATCACAGCAAAACCATGCGTCATCGCCATCTCTTGTCTGTACTTTCTTTTCTGTGTATAAATGAATGTCGCAACCCATGTTAAATCCTCCGATAATTAATCAATAACTCTCTATTAAGCTTGCTAAAAATGAACTCAATTACTGGCAATGTCCATGCGTTTCCGCACATACTACACCGTTTTGAATACGGTAATCTTCTGCCATTCAACTCAACGTCAGTAAATCCGTCCGGTAATCCTTGTAATCTCTCGTACTCAACTTCAGTTAATTTCCTCGGTCTGCCGTGATCCATCACTTTTTTCTCATGATATCCACAATTAATACATGTTAATGTCGGAGACTTGAAGTTCGGATTATAAATACGCTTATTCATCTCCATGGAATTAACTTTAAGAGTCGCACAAACACGCTTATCCATGTCAATAACTTCGAAATCCTTTTTGTAGAAATATTTCTCATCGGCATTATCTTCCATGATATCTTTGATAACCAAAGGATTACTTGTCGGCAACTCACTCATTGGTATGTTCGTCCAATAATATCTAGGGCGATCTTGGGCAGAGAAGAGACCGCTGTTAATAAGTATTCCATTAACGCCCATAATACGGTTTAATTCATTAAGGTCTTCTTGTCGTGACGGGACGACGTTTTCTGCCATAAACCATCGTGGCTGCACGACATCTAACGCCTTAGATAATTCGTAAACAATGCCAGACTTACCGAGCAGTCCGTTGTTAACCGCCTTATCCTCTATACGAACCTTGGAGAGAGAAGTACATGTCATACCTCCGATTACTAAATCAAATCCCTTAAACCAATTCCAATCAGCTTTGTATAAATCGCCATGATGGACAATCTCAGGGAAATGATATGAGGAAACCGCTATGGCTTCAGGTAATATCTCAAATGTATGATACTCTTCCACTGGTATTCCAAGGTTTTTCAAGGCAAGATAACCAGTTTCTATTCCACCACATAAGGAAAGCACTCTCATAAGCACTTCCCCCACTGCTCAACGAAGGCTTTTGCGATTCCGGGGAATGTTTTTGACCTAACTCTTGCACGTTCCTCGGGGTTGCAGTTCTTAAAAGCATCGTAATACCACTTATCTTGGCGCTTTGTCTTACCAGTTTTCTTGTCTACCCACTCAACCCATTCAAGCTCAGGTCTTTCGGTTACTTGAGGTACAAGATTTGGAAGCCCTTTAATCCACAGACAAGTCGTTTTACTGAAGTTGTCTCCAAACATCCAAGGCTGAATAATCTGCGAGTACTTTCGAGGAAGACCATACTTCTCACAAAGATCCGGGAAGAATTCCTTGATATATGTACCGCTAATAATCCCCATGGGGTTTTCAACGACTATCTTGTCGCAATCTGCATTTAGGAACTGACAGAAGAATTCAATACCTTCACGCTGTCTGCCGTCGGCACGTTTCTTCTCAAAATGTCTAGCGCCTGAGTTTGTGAGATGTGTACAAGGAGGATGTGCTATGATTAAATCCCACTTGCCATTTATTGTGTGCGATACTCCGTCGCACGTTGTAAAAGTACAATTGCCATTTAATAACGGCAGAACATCTTGTTTGATATGCTATTCATCATGACCGCCACTACAGTCAATAATGTCACAGCTATATGCTTCAAAACCTCTATTTCTAAATTCAATAGTTACCGCTTGTGATTCTTCACAAGCTACAAGTATCTTCTTTAAAGTTTTGTTTTGATTCAATTTTCTTCAGAAGGAAACCATGGTTTAATGTGCGCACAACCTCTTTCCTCCTTATTGATTTATATATTTTTCACACTCTTCTTGGTATATCATTTTTACTCCTTTTTGAGGTCAAATCCGAACAAAGAAGAGAACACGTCTGGTACACCGCCTTTAACAATATGTATATTCTCAGAATTCCTATATACTTTATAGCCAGAAGACTTGAGATTATGAACATATTTCATGTAGTTTACTCCATCCGTGCGATACAACCGATTCAACTCATCTGCTATGTTTTTATTATTAATCATGCCTCACCTCCAAAAAATATACTATCACACTTAGCCGATATTGTCAGGTACATTTTTACCACTTTGTAATCGCATCGTTGGAGACAATTCTTTAATTCTGTTCGCAGCTAGTTTAAGTATTTTCTCCGTGGCGTGATCACCTATAATCCCGGATAACAAAGCTTGCTTGTTTAATTCGTTGTACACCTCAATATCGCTTAATCTCATGGCTCTTCCTCCTATCTAATCATCATATTAGTCTTGAATCCAACTAAAGGAATTATCTCAACATCCGCAATTTCCTCAGTTTTGCGGTTGTTTAGAAAACACTTCTTTGCACAAGTAGCCGACATTGTGTTTGGTATTAGATACTTATATTCAACGCCTTCGACAGTTGTTATTTTTATCCCTTTGATAATCTGCGCCTCCTTATTTTTTCTGTTATATCAGATATGTCTACGGTGTGCACTTCTTTTTCATCGCCTTTATAACGTGTAAATGAATACTCCGTTGGCAGCTTGTACTCACCATTGTCATCTGGAGTGTCGCAAATATATTTTTCATACTTTTCCTTGATTGTGTTCTCATCGGTAATGGCAAATTCTAATCCGTTTTTCGCACGACTCTTTGCTAAATAATGCTCTCTGCGTCTAAAGTTATTTTTAAAACAGTTATAACACGTCGGGCACATCCACCCATCATTTATCATTGGAACATCCAATTTGCCGCAATCCACACAAACTCTTTGTGATATATAAGAATACGCATTGATGATTGAATCAATATCGCCAACGCCACCGCTATAATATAGCCTTATTTCTCCATACTTTTCTTTTAATTGCACTATACGAAATGTGTTTTGAGCATTGTATTTCCGTAGTTCAGCATCAATATCCGCAGCTAATAACAAACCAAATGCCTTATTCCACCCAGGTGGCATTGCATCAAACTCTGTAAACATGTAATTGTAATCTTTTAGAACTTTGCCAGTCCAAACATTTCTTGGCAGTAACCAAGGATACTTTTCAATCAAGTGCCGATTGCGTGTTTGTACTTTCTTCCTACGTTTTCTTTCAGTCTTTGTCATTGAAATCCTCCCTGATTGCACGTACGCAATCTTCATGCATCTGTACAAGGTATTTCATTGTTACTTCTTGATCACACTCTGCAACACATCCTCTTGGAAGATACTTGTACCAATACACTCTAAGTCCTTTGTATTGGAAATTTGGTTTATGCAATAACTCCTCGTCGTCTCCCCAATAATAAGCTCGAATTGTAAATGTATTGTTCGCATATTCCTCACCAGTGTTTCTGAATGGAGAATTTAATTCTTTGTGATACTTATTCCAATAACAACGCTCAAGTTCACGTTCTATTCCTCGTAATACGTCTACGACAATGTTAATTTCTCCGGTTGAAAGTTTAATCATCGAATATATACCTCCATGGTCATCAAATCTTCCTCAGTACCAAGCCCAATAATAACGTCTTCAATGTAATACACATCATTAAGCAACTCTGATGGTACAATCGTTGAATACTCATTAAATGATACTTGAACTTCGTTTTTATAAGCGATAATTAACATATTTAATAACTCATCTGGATGAGCCACTCTGCATCCAGCAACATAATGTTCATTATCATCTGAATCAAGCATAATATATTTAATTAACACACAATCATTTTCAACCTTGTGCATCTTAGATGCTCCTCCTTTCGTTGTATAACCTTAAAAATATATCTTTGCCATTATCTACCGGAGACATTTTTTCTCCTAATAAACCGTTTCTATCTGTTATTACAGACACATTGACGAATCGTTTTAACATCTGAATCTTCGAATCCGTCACTATGCTTTTATACGATTGATCAGAATCAAAGGCAATAATAATTTCTGACAATCCGTTTTTAATCAGCAACTGCAGTTGTCCATCTGAAATCTTTGATGTTTCAGCAGCTACCGTATTCTTGATTCCCCATCCGTATGCCTTTATACAACTCTTGATACCTTCAAAAATAATAACGGATTTCGTGTTTTTTATTTCTTCTTCTGCTTGTTGCCACCCCTGGAAATAATCTAAAGCGCCTATTTTGTTATAATTCATATACTTGGCAATACCAAGTTCTTTATAAGTCGACAATCTCGTGCGTCCTTTAACTCCTATGAGATTACCGTCTGCATCAAATACCGGATAGACAATACGATTAACGTTATTATCTATCATGATATTGTAATGTCTCAAAGCTTCTTCTGTCATGTCCTCACTAAGCCATTCTTGTGGCAACTCATTAGAGTATTTATCTAAATAATCTTTATTGAAATCTAGGATTTCTCTCTTTTGTGTTAAACAACAATCTTTAGACATATCTTTCACACTCTTTAAGAAGGTTACCGACTCGGACTCAATTAGATTTGTCACATCCGAGCCGGTAAGGGAGGCACAATGCTCAACAGCTTCTTGGAAAGATTTTCCTTCAGCTTGTGATATCCAATCGTAAATTGTGGATCCTGCTCCACATCCAAAGCAATGCCATGTGTTCGTCTCTGGATAAATGGCTAAAGATGGTGTATTATCTCCTTCATGAAATGGGCATTTTATAAAATACTTATCGCCCATACGACGCAGTTCTTCTGTCTTACCGATGTAATCTACTATATCAATTTTGGATGCTAACTCATTCAGTTGCTCCCGGCTGTATCTCATCGCTCAAAGACCTCCCTAGTCTTCGCATTATGGTTTCTTCGTCGTCAAAGAGGCCATTAAAACACCAAACATACGCTTCACGCTCCGTGTATCCAACACGTACAAGTTCTTCAAACCATCTATGCCTATAGTATTCATGCAATGAATCATGTATATCATCAAATTTCGCCTTATCTCCATCTTCTGCAACTCTCTCTGCAACCTCACGAAGAATTTCATCGTTCATCCAATGTAATGATTTAATACATTCATCTACTACAAATGTAATCTTATTACGCTTACACTTACGCCAATATTTAAGCACATCTCGGACATACCATCCTATGTGTTCACGTTCTTCCTGATCTATAAAGGAATCAGATTGGAGATGTATATTATATCCAGTTTCTTTACTGTAACCCATTCTACTTTCGAGATATGGATAATACTTAGCTATATCTTTAATAGTATCTGACTTTACTCTATGGTCTCTGCCGTCTTTGCCATAGACATAAAGTTTTAGTCTCTTAAGATTTTCTTCAATTTTTCCATGTTTGCCATCGCTTCCGATCATTACGAAGCCATCATAAAAATCGCACTTACCACTAAATGTACTCATATTACTCCCCCTCCTCTATTGACGATACTGACATATATTTCTTTGATCACAAAGGACGTTACAAAAGTATGAGTTGCTTGTATTTGGCAACCACAGAACTTCTTCGGACAATGTCTTAATCCGGTCTATCGCCCACTCTTGTGTTTCATTGAATTCCTTTTTATCAAAAGGAATCTGAATTATTCTCTGATCACGAATCATGTTCCAAGACACGTAGTCAACTTTTCCATACATCTCAATCAACGGTATACAGTAAAGCCAAGCCTGACGCCTATAATGCTCGTAGACTTCTTGATTAGACTTTGATATGCTTCCGTCCTTTAAATACTTAAAACTGCTTGTCTTGTGATCTAGTAGAATTATTTCGCCTGTATCTCTACAGCGATATATTGCATCCGCATAACCGTGGAATGGATAGTCTCCAACATTAAACAGCAGTTCTTTCTCAACGCCGAGAATTTCATACTTATCAAAGTCAAAATTAATATTATTAAAGTAATCAAGCCCAGCTTGATAAGCAGTTTCTCCGAGATCCTTGTATTTATTAGGAGGAAAATCACACGTTACATAATCGCCATAATGATCTTGATAGTACTGAGCTGCCGTAAAAATGTCTAATTCACCATTCAAGAACTTCTCAATGGTTTCATGACAGAGAGTTCCGAATTGAGAATATGCATTTGGCATGCCATCAACTTCCTCAATATACTTTAAATACCAAGCATATGGGCATTCTGAGCCTTGAATACGGCTAAAACTCCATACCATATTGTCAATATTATTCTTTATTTCTTCTGGTGTTTTTTGAAACAAATCCATAATCTCACTCCATATAACTCGGCGTATACCAACCGTATTTTTTAACCTTTTCGTCTTCTTTTTTGTTATAAATCTCTACTTCTTCGTCTGTCATCGGGCGTGTTTCTGTAAGAATGTCGTACGTTTTTGCATCACCACCATATCTAAGATAACTAGTACCACCATCACAATAACATCCGGTCTTTCCTCTAGATTCTTGGAAACACTTACAACAAACCCAATCGTGCCTTGATCTACTAACAAGAACATCTCCGCAGTTCTTACATCGTATGCTATTTTTAAGAATTACAACCCCTCTTTTCATATGTTCACCATCCTACATATTTCTTTGGTACTAACTCAGATATATTAACTCCATCAGCCGTAACGTTTGGGTGAGGTAAATCTCTCCACTTAAGTGGGAATTTAATCTCTTTATGTTTAAAACTAGTGAGATACATTTTTTTCTCTGTATAATACCCAATATACATCTTATTATTTTTATCCCTTATTTCCACTCTTTTATACGGCTCGGGGGGAGCAAATGTACAGCTACGCCAATCATTTTTTCGTATCATCTACTCCCTCCTTGTCTGCAAAAGGTAAGTTAGTACCGACTTCGTGTTTCTTAGCCTCTGATATGCGCATTAAATCACCCTGAAACATAATGTCTAAATATTCACCTTCTGCCGTTGTCGATCCATTTCTATTCTTGCCAATCTCAATCTTGAAATTACCGCAATCAAGACCGTCTTGTCGCAACTCATCAACAGATTTAGCCTTCCAATACATAAGCGTATCTGCGTAACGTTCGGGTTTCTGACTGTCAGCGACGGTTTGAGTTTGTTTATTTAACTGAATACCAGCAATTACTGGCATCGAAAGACTTCCGGCAATATTATTCTTTAAGAAGTCAGTCATTATTCCAAGGCTTTGACTAATATCAGCAGCTCCGTATTTTTCAGACGGCTTGATATAATCGTATATTAACAATCCTAAGTTCTTTTGATTCTTCCACTTTCGAACAGATTGTTCCACTTTAATCTTTGAAAATACAGGGTCGTACTGATGTATGAACGGTTGTTTTTTTAACCATTCCATAGATTCTTTAACCTTTTGTTCTTCGGCTTTTGTATACGTACCAGCCTTAATCTGTTTAACCGTAACACCGCTCAGGTTTGCTAATGCTCTTGGGAGAAATACCTTGTCGGTAAGCTCAGAGTCAATAATCATTACAGAAACACCTCTCTGCAACGAATACATAGCCTCGTTAAGAAAATACGCAGACTTTCCTCGACCAGTTGCTCCGGCTACAAGTGTTAATTCTCCATCGCCAAACGTGATATAATCATTCAACGTGGCTATCTTACTTGGTAAACCGAATGTACCATCTTCATTTCTGTCATCACATATGTCTTCCCACACTTCATCGATTTTCTCTCCAAAGAGAACCGTGTCAGTACCAAAGATAAACTTCTGCGCTATACTGTCGATTCCGTTATTAACGAAATCATTTAAGTCGTCCAAAGAAATATTCATGTTGTGACACTCTTTACCAATATCTTTGGAAAACTGATCTAGATATCTACGGAACGCACACGTTACAACATTCTCTGCTACGAGTTTATACTCCTCGTATGTTGCACGAGCTGCGTAATGTGCAGTTTCTATATACTGTTGAATATTCGTAATATTATATTTACTCATTACTTGCTTAACCGCATTGTCGCTGTTAAGCATATTACCGAGATTGAGAGCATCAATGTTTTCAACCCCAGATGCGACTAATGATTCGATCGCCCAAAACATACATTGATTATCTCGTTCATGAAAGAACGTAGGCTTCAGCATATTATCCGTAAGAAGGAAATTTGGATGATAGATAAGAGTCGCTATCGTTGCAGCTTCTGCCGCTACATCAACCAATTCCTTGTTCATTATCTCCTCCTCAGAATACTACCAAATCCCTTTGTTTTCTTATCTTTTTGCTTTGTTACTACTCCTTTGACATCATCTGCTACAAAAGCATCTTGACTGATTGTACGTGCATACATAGCGTCTTGAGCCTTTTTCCACTCGGATTGAATAGTAAGACTTTGACAAATCCTCGTCATACCAGCCGGGTATGTAAGCCTATACTCTGGATGAGCAATTGCGTAATGCAACGCAAATTCAACATAGTCAACTCCAAGATTATCATTGTAACACAATTTGTTAATGATACCTCGTAACTGCACAACAGATACTTGGTTGTTAACTTGTTCAAGGAACGTCGTAACTATGTTGTTTAACTTGATGCGTTCTTGATTGCAATCAGAATGATAATACATCTGTCCGACCTTATCATACTGATCGCCATCTTTAATTTCAGTTGTCTTGTGCCTACAATGTGCGAACCTACACTTCATTTAAACTCCTCCCTTCTAGAAATAGGTCGGCTAGGATTCGAACCTAGACTTGCTGAGAAACATGGAAGGGGGTGCAATAGTAAAGGAAAATAACGCTGTGCTGCCATTACACTACCGACCCAAATGCGCTACCACGGTGTGTTGCCGTGGTAGCATGTATGTTACTTAGGAGGAGAGATTCTACTTAAACGGTAAATCAGCCTCAAGACCGTCTGGAACAGATACGAAATCCGTATTCTTCTGAGCATTAGCATTCTCTTCTGCAGCCTTCTTAGACTCAGCGAAATCAATTTCTTCTGCTACGAACTGAAAGCCGTATACCTTAGCACCATCCTTATTGGTGTAGTTGTTGTTTTCAATACGACCTGAGATGACAAGCTTAGTACCCTTCTTAATGTACTTCTCTGCGAACTCGCCAAGCTTGCCGATTGCGGTGATTCTGAAAAAATCAGCAGTAGGGGCTTCTGGATCATCCTTCTTCTTAAATTTCTTGTCTACTGCGAAATTAAAGTTAGAAATACATGTAGCCTTTTCACCCTGTGTATAATGTGCCTGGGCATCTTCGCATGCTCTTCCTAAAAATACAAACTTATTCATAGTGCTTTTCTCCTTTTGATATTGTTTTTATTACTTATTTAATGTTTCAAGATACTTTTTTATTACTTATTTAATGCTTCAAGATACTTTTTTGCATCATCAGTTGTCTTAAGACCATTAGGATTTCCTAGTTCTGAAACAACGGACATTACTAGTTCGGATTTTTGACCTCCAAGTTCAGTGCACTTCTCGATTATTTTTTTCTTTAGAGTCTCAAGATCATTTGCCACTTCTTCTGGTGCATTATTTCTACTAACCGGAGTATATCCTTCTCCATCGTTTGCCCACTGAATAAGTTTTGCACCATGTCCTTCTGTAAGAAGAGTTGCTCCTTGTGATTCGAAGATGTGAGTATTATCCTTCTGGACTTCTGCGGTATTCGTCTTCTGGTCTATGAGGAATGTACATGTGAATTCATACTCAAATCCGTCCCTCTGCTTTGCTCCAACGCCAAGTTTCTGAACCGTAGCCTTACCAGTCTTATCGTCTTTAGTCATTTCATACTGATCTTTACCACGCATTGTAGCAATAATATGGATAGGGCTATCTGCTATTGCATTTATAAACTTATTATGACGAGGAGTTACCTTTCCCCAAGCTTGATAAGTTCCACCAGCTTTCTGCTGAAGATCCAGACATCCGCCCTTGCCTTCCCATTCATGAGAAGAAGAATCTATAATAAGAATGTCATATCCCTCATTCACTGCAAAATCAATCAAGTCAACGTACTTCTCAGGCTCATGCGGCGCATCAATATCTACGATGTCATAATCAAACTCGTTGGCATAATAATAACCACGCTTCTGCTCTGTGTTGGCGAGAAGAATCTTAGCCTTCTTGCCAGTTTCTTTTTCGATTTCTTGAGCCATTCCAGTAGCAAGCCTCAGACTTCCATACGTTTTACCGCCACCTGATGGCGCCATGAGTGCTACCTTAACAAAAATTTTCTCTCTTATAGCTTTCTTAACTTGAAATGCCATTTTCTTTCCTCCTTAAATAAACTGTCTCCATAACTTACTAAACTTACTGCGGCCGTCTTCATCTTTTTTATTAATCCTTGTGTACCCAGCCTTCTTCATCTTGTGTCTTGCTACTTCTCTTGCTAATTTGCGCATAATCACTTAATCCGTCCTTTCGAATCTTTATTTAACAACGGTAACGCCATTCCGATGAGTTCTTTCATCTGCGGATGTGGTGCTCCGGTTGTTCCGTAGTATCTAAGATTGACGATGTGTTGCCATTCGTCTTCTGTTGCGGTAACTACAATCTCTGTTTTGCAGTCATTTGGTAGTACTCCTCGTGCAATCTGAGGAAGTACTCCTTGTTTTCTGAGGTTAAAGTACTGTGTCTCAGCCATCAGCATTGCGTAATGCCAATCATTATAAGCTGCTGAATCCGGTGCTATCATCGGTTGAATAATCGTAATCCGGTCATTCTTCTTGTAATCTACATAGCGCTGTGACTCTTGAGCGAATGCGATATTATTTCTATGTCTTACCAACTCGTTTGCTATCGCTCTTGACGTAGTAAATTTAATCGTATGTGATACCACATCAAGAGGTTCCGGACACTGAGCTTCATCAATAATCGATTCCATATCTCTCTTTGTAAGTATCTCAATATCATCGTCGTATGAAACATCATCGTAAGAGATAGGAAAAACATTCTTATCAAAGTCATGTAACGCATTAACTATCATCATCATAGTTCGATCAGATAAGTATTCCGTATTAATTAATAAGCTCATGTTGACGCAAAACTCAATCCATGCTCTGTATGAGCCATATAAAACTACGGTATCATACTTGTCACTAAGTAACGCATTGATAAATTTTCTTTGTTTTGGATGGTCATTTATTGTTGTAAATGTATCAAACGAACACCGTATTGCTATATGTTCATGCTCAAACATCGCAAGATGTGATGATTTAAGCAATGCATTGACCATCTTCTCAGCAGAACCAGGAGTTATCTTGTCTTCCGACTTGTAACAAGTCCTAGCAACTTGCTCTATGAATTCGTATGGCGGGATATTATGTTCCAATAAAACCGCACTTTGATCTACTATTTCCATTTTTACTCCTTTCTTCTTAATTCTTGATACACCCCCTCAGATTCGAACTGAGATTAAACCTTGTCAGGGCTTACGGTTTATAAGACCGTGGCTCTTACCGTTGAGCTAGAGGTGCGTATTGCCATCTCAAAGCGGAGGCAAGATGGCAACGAAGTAACTGCCGGGTACACTGTGTACCCATAAATCGGAATGGTGTCGCTAACCCATACTTCCAGTTGTTTTATCCATCCCTATTAATACGATGTGTGTTCGCATTAACACTACTGCATAAGTTCTTTATCGCCCAACAACACACATGTTAAGACGAAGGGCTAAAGGACGGCGCGGAGTCGAACCGCATACCGTAACCGCCCTACACAAAAAACCTTGTATCATTATTCACTTGTAAGTATTTGTCCATCCATCGTGGTAAAAATAACATCCTATATTTTCCGTTGCATTCTGGGCAACAAATGTCCGTTACATACTTATCATATACTTTTGTTTTAGTTTTAATTCCATCTTCGATGTTAAAAATATGCCCACACTGAACGCACTCGCATATTTTTGTTTTGTTCAATTTTCATTTTTACTCCTTTCATAATCCTACTTGCTTGTCTAATGAACTGGGGTAGCTGGATTTGAACCAGCGAATGCAGCAGTCAAAGTGCTGTGCCTTAGCCGCTTGGCGATACCCCATTGTGCGGTTTAAAGTAAACCGCAAACTGCACATCCCCGACATTAGCCCGTCAAATAAGACCTATACATAGGTGGCATAACTACGTCTAGTCATAGGCCAATTGTTCTTAATTAACGTTGGGGAATCGGGATAATTTGCTCTGCCCCACGCTTGCATAGGTAAGGATTTGCACCTTACATGAATTATCTACACGGCTTGCACAGCGCTATGCTCGCCACTGGTACACCTAACATCCTCTATCCTCGATAATTCAACTGCTTGTTGTGTCTACCTATTCCACCACTATGCAATAATGTTATTCACGGTAACTCATTTAAACCCGTTTGGAACACCCGCGAACACAAGACAAGTTATTTCGCCCTTATCTTTAGTCTATTATTATTTAATACCTACCGTTGTTATTTTGTACGCCAGTCCGTTATTCTCGGATCCTGTTCGCGGGTAAGATTAAATGAAGGTTATTCAAGGCAACTCCTACAAACCCAAGTCATGTATGGCATAGAGCATCTCACTCACAATAGTATAATACCACTTACCATCTTGTATGTCAATAACATTTTTACTCCTTTATCAAAAAACTCGGAGTCCCTGGTTTAAACCAGAAACTCCCCATATTTTCTTATTAAGTTTTTCCTTCGAGGAGGTACAATATTATATTGATTTACAACTTTAGTAAGCAAATCTTGCCTATACAAAACCTCTTCCCCTGAAATATTATTTTGCTTTGCGATTCTGTTGATATAATCTATACATCCGCTATCGTGCAACGACTGCCCGGATATATAGCTTGAATCTTGATATACGTAGTCTAAGCACTTTTGCATAATTCTGTATACACCACGTCCCCTTTGACGTTGTGAATCAGACATATCTTTTCTATTTTTAAGTTTCCAAGCTCCACTCCCAACTAATTCATAACTAAACTCATCACGATTTGTGTTGTTCGACACAATATAAGCATAATATCTATATGTTTCCGCAGATTCTTTGGCTATGTTTATTAGTTCTTGGCTGACGAATACTTTTCTTCCGGTACACAACACTGCGGTTTTATTCTTTTCATTAATATCTTCAACCGTAAGACTTGTTATTTCTTCGTAATCGTTACCTTTTAACCCGTCGTATAATGCATAGAATATATACTTATCCATCGGATTCTGCAGCTTCGACGTAAACGAATTCAAACGCTCTCTAGATATGAATGATACTTCTACCCCCTTCTGATCCAAACATTTCACGATTATGTCTTGCGAAATTTCGTCGAAATGATTCTGACCGTCTCTAACAATGTTCTGCATTAGCGCAAATTGTGTATATTTATACATCCGAATATTTAAGTTATATAAATAATCTATTGAAGTAGTATTCTGCGCCTTATAAACACCAAGTATTTGCGACGTACTGAAGTTGCTTAAGTCTTTCCCATATTCATTTTCATAAGGCTCGAATGTGTTGAAACACGGAATATACCAATCTTCATTACCAATGGCTGTGTTAAGAAACATCTTCTTAAATGATTCATTATACATTTCTCAACACCTCCTCTATATGATTTTGCACACCTTTTGTAAGTTTTTTTGTTGCAATAATTCTAGTTTTGTGCGCTTTTTCTTCTGCGGTTTCTATATTCTTCATTGCCTTTACTATTATACTAGGCTTTGTTTTCTTATAGAATCCGTATGTCATCACATAGATTTGGGCTTCTGTCCACTTATGATCAAGATAATAAGTATCTTCTTCCGTTACTTGATTGATATACTTCTTAAGTTCCGAACATAACCCGATCATCTCCTTTTTATCTTTAATGTCTGACACTGACAACGCAGAAGCCAAGGCTGCTGAGTCAACATATCCGTAGTTATTAATCTGCCCGGATAGGTTACACGAACTATCTTCGTTTAATCTTCCGCATATAACGTTAGTATAACTGTACTGATTTAGACTCTTTGATGCCGTCTTAGACATAGGAGTTTGCTGATCCTCTTGGAAAATCATTTGTTTTGCTTTGTTCTCTGAGAATGCAACTATTCGAAGCTCAAGTGGATAATCCCAATTGTTGTCTTCATCGTGAAGTTCTCCCATGGCTAGATAACGATGGAATCCATCTATGATGTCAAAGGCTTCAATCTTGTCGATTATTAGTTTGCCATTTTCGTATTTACAGTTAGTATCCTGGTCGTCATTGATATTTAATGTTATGGTATTCGGTATAAACGCACCAGCCTTTAACAACTCTTTAATTGCCTTAACCGCTTTATAATTAATGGTTATTTTATAATCGACCGATTCATTCTGAATAACATAAGTCATAATTCTCTGAGTGTTTGTGTTGTAATTGATAAGTTGGTATTCTCTTAATTTCATTAATTCTTTTGCAGAGAATTTACCTATCCATTGGTCATTGGAAATCTGCACCATTTCAAATTCTAACGGAAACTTCATTGTATCAACAAAGTATTTCTCGGATTCATATCTCTTGATTTCAGCCGGACTGTAATACTCTTTAATACGTTCTTTTACAACTATATTTGTTACGCAGAATAATTCAAAAGCCGATAACTCAGATGGATCTTTCCGTAAACAGAATATATCGGAAGCCAAGGAGATCGGAAAACCTTTCTCGTCTTTTAAACGAGCTGTTACGTCAGCCGTTTCTTTTCGAGTCAGCTGCTTTATTATTTTTCTAATACTATCATCTAGTTGCTTTCGTTCCTTTAACATTTTTACCACCTCCGCTTAATTTGATAATATGTCAACTTTAGTAAGCTTATACTATCATACGAAGTGATAAAAATCAATGTTTCTAAACTTGAAAACTTAACAATTATTTATTTGTCTATTGCACATACTTCTCTAATACATATTACTTTAACATTTTTTGTAAACCATTTTAGTTTACATATCAAACTATTCTTTTATTCTGCACTTAAATACCAATTGATCTCCGGCAACATCAAGTTAAACTTTAGTAAACCCCAATTTAACTAATTGTTCTCCTAGCCATTTATACTTTTTAGTCCTACAATCCTTACAAAATGTACCTTTATATTCATAATTTTGATTTTCTCCAAAAAGATCTCCATAGCTCAAATGAATTAAATCAAGTCTACCAGGAATTCTATATCGTCCTTTGTGATCTTCGTAATCTTCTTCAAGAAACTTTCCACATTCATCACAATAAAACTGATGAAATTTTAAATTAATTTGTCTTTCTTCTACTTTTTCCATATTATTCTCCTATCAAACTTTGTTTTCATCATCATGTTCAATATTATAATATACAGTATGTTCTACACCATTAGGAACTCTTTCATATTCCATGTAACCATGAGCTTCTGAAAATTCGCCATTAAGATATTTTTCCACATCTTGTTTGGATTCAAATGCAAGCGGTAGATGATCATAGAATGTCACCGTCCATGTCTCATTTAATATTGGAATAGTGCTATTGTTTTTAACTAATTGTGCCATAAAAATCCCTCCATTATACTTTGTTTTACCTCGTATACTCTATAAATTTATCCATACTCACACCCATCAATAAGCCCATTTACTTTCTTGAACCCAATACCATCTACATACCACCAAGTACGTCTATTATCCTCATCAATTAAACAAATCAAATCTGATACTGATAATGATGCGGCATGATAATCTTCAGGATGATTAACGTTGAATATCTCGTACAAATCTTCCAAGTATGATTCTATTTCTACACGATGATTTTCTTTTTCTCCAGAATAAACCATCACATAGTCATAAATAGACGGTTTTTCTTTCAGCCAATCAAAATGAAGGAATTTTGCTTTATTAGCAGTCGGAAGTTGCCATATCTCAAACCGCACAGTTACACCTCCTATAAAAGTCTGCTTTATAATTATTTACGTTTATAATCTTCACACTTGCTGCCATCTCCATCATGATGAGGATGATCGAACCCTTCTATATTGCCGTGAATATCACAGGAATGAGATTCATATCCACAAAAGGTTCCATCCGATTGATAATGAATACAGTTATTACATCTCTTTTGTTCATTATTTAATAACTCATCTATTAATTTCATCACTCTTTTATCATTCTCATTATTAGTCTTGTATTTGTAAGTAACATATCTTGTGTTTGGTTCTTTACGATTTTCAAATTTAAAACTATCACAAATTTCTTTGACCATTTTATTCCTCCTATAAAATTACATTTTCATTTAGCACGGAATCACGTTATTAATACCACTATCCCATGTAATACTTGGTGTTGTAGTTATTGGTGTTATTGTATAATCATGTTTTGAAATATCTAAACTACAATCTCCATCTGCGCACAACGTTAGCGAAAAATCACTCCCATTCTTCATAGCTATCTCTGCAAGTTCCTTAATTTGTTCCCATGATAAATTTTTTACGTCCATAATCATTCTCCTTTCAAATTGTACTTTTATTCTTCGTCCATCTGAATTGCTACTTTGAAATCTCCGGTGATATTAACAATAATTTTAGTTTCACCATTGCTGCCATGTAATTTTACACCTTTTGATTTAATATCTCTGACAATCGGAGTGCCATCCAAATTACGCTTTATTATCTCATCCTGATATATTGTTAGTTCAACATCATCAAGATGACACGCAGATTCGATTTCTGTTTTTTCCTCAAATAATCCTTTTAACATAGTATTCTCCAATCAAGTTATATTTTTATATTCTTTAATAAAACTATCAATTAAAACTACTGGTATAGCTCTAAACTCTGTCCCAGTTTTATCAGTAACTAATAAACTATATTTATCTATTACGTTGTCATTATGTGTTCTCTTCTCAGGATTATTCTTCTGTTCAAATCTCTTAAATATTTCTTTTAACGCAGATGCCGCAGACGCAGATTTGCTCATTTAATTTTTCCTCCTATGAAAAGTTTATTTTATCCATTTTGGTTTATCCATTTACCAAAAACCTTCTGTTCTTCTGTTTTGTTTTTACAATATTTAAACCAACCTGGATTATCACTATTATCATAATCTACTCCAGATGCATTAAAATATCCTTTTGTAAGCATGAAGGTCATTAACCAACTGGCATAATTGGGTTCTTCGCAATCTATAACATAATGTCCAATAGGAGTAATTACATCTACAAACCTACTTTGACCACCGAGATTACAAATATAATTTGTTTCCATGACTTTATTCCCAAATTTTATTCTCATTGTTTTTCTCCTATAAAAGTTTCATTCTATTCGTAAACACACTTTAACGGTAATAATATACTCGTTCTCAATCTCATCCATTTTTTATCTAATGGAACCCAGTCCCCATCGTACTCATGTAATATTACAAAATTCCCAACAGTCCAATGAATTTCACAACCATTTGTTGGCATTCCCGATTTTATATTAAAAGTTCGTAATGTTAAAACCTTATTAATTAGTTTATCTATTGACTCTCGTTCAAACAGTAAAGTCCCGTCAGATAGAAATGAATCAGATGTAAAATAATCAAACTCACCATCTGGATTGATTGTAAGAATAACATTATATTGTGCTTCTGTTCCATCATCTAACTTTCCACATATTTTATAATGTCTTATGTCTCCCAAAATATTATCTATAAAAGGAGATATATCCAATTCTTGTGCTTCATTCCAATTACGATTACTCCATTGTGACGTTTCTGGATTCAAAGCTCTTGCCTTACAAAAGTCTAATGATTTACTCATATAACCTCCTATAAAAGTCTGATTTCATTGTAGTTTTTTCATAATTATATATGTCAAACAACCATCTCGGTTTTCTACTAAGCATGTCTCAAACCCCTTATCCCATAAGGGTTTCAAGATTTCTTCTTCGTCAAACGGAAGAAGAACAGAGATTTCTCCTTGTTTTATGTAATGTTCGTCCATTTTACCCTCCAATAAAAGACTCATTTTATTTATATATTACCCATCATGCTTCATAAGATATTTTCTGCTGACATTCTTAAAACTAATCATCGGATCATCAATACCTCTATAAACAAAACCTTCTCTTAATCCTGAAGAACCAGGAATATCACAATTGCCATCAGCTTGTAGCTTTAATTCTTCCATAGTCTCAGGTAAATAATACTCTTCACTGATAATCGGAACCCATGGGATACCATGCTGTTTACACCAGTCTCTTGCCTGTACTGAATTCCATCTTCCATTAATCGAATCAATAAGATTAAATCCAAAGAAATTAATACCTTGTAACTTATGAGGGTTTCCTTGTATCCCTTCGCCAGCAATTTCACCTTGAATTGCTACATAGTCTAATTCTTTATTGTCTTCAAGCATGCCAATTAAGAAATCTTTAATATGATACTTAAATTCAGCCTCCCAATAAACATTATCTTTATGGTATGTTTTCTGATCCGGTGTGAACTGACGAATATTTCTGGAACAGATATAATACTCAAATTTATTGTGTTTCTTGCGCTCTAATATAAATGTGCCAGATGTTCCGTCTACTTTTAGTGTCTGAATAAGTGGTTTTTTATAGTTAAACAACCAGTCTTGATCAAGTGCTTCTACCCTAGTTTCATCTGTTTTATGTACAAATTCAAACTGTGTAGGAAATCCCAGTGGTTTATCTTTTTTTTTGCCAAAGAATAAGAATAACAACTTTTTACCCCACTTCTTCTTCATTAACCATCTAAACCATTTCTTTTTAGCAATTTTCTGATGTCTTGCAGCCATAGCATTATATTTCGCATTCGGATTTGCTTTTGCTTTACGGATATTATCCTCTTGAACAGAGTACTTTACCCCTAATAATTCTGTTACATCGTCTCCAATATTCCATTCTTTCTTAGCTAATTCTGGGATATCAGATATCGGTAATGCTAATCCCTGGCTAATAACGCCAAACTTACCTAACTTCATTGTCTTAATTTTGTAATGTTTCGGTTCGAGAAATTTACTCCACTCTTTTTCTGGTAATTTACTGTCAATTTCAAAGAAACAGCACTTATCTCCTTCTTTAAACTCCCCGCGTTTTGAGATTAGAACCCATCCAAGTACACCGATCTTTTCGATGTTATCAGCCCCTTCAATTGGTTTTATCCATGCTATTTTTTCTATATGTGCCAATGCTCTTTCGCCCATAATTACTCCTCCTGATTATCCGTTAATATCATCACCGCATCACCAATATATTCAAACTCTTCTTCGCTCTCCATCGAAAATATATAAGCCGTTCCACCTTCTGGTACTGGAACTCCGAGCATGTATCTGACATCATCACCGCATTGTTTAACTTCGTTTATAATTCCCAAGCAACCGCACCATTTATGATTCTCGGTAAATTGAACTACGTCGTTTTTCTCAAATTTCGCCATTGTTACATCCTCCTTCCGTCTAGGTCATAATCCTCACATACAATACGTTCACATCTAAGTTTTAAATTAGCATCCTTGAATTCGCTCCATTGTGCGTCGTTTTTGTGTTCCCGGATGAATTCAACCACATGATCTAACGTTTTATTGTGGAAATCCGCCACAACCTTTTTAGTATCGATGTTAATTACCTTAATTAGCATTGTGAAACTCCTTTTCTACTCTGTTTGGTTTGCATCAAATGTGAATTTCATTTTTACTCCTTGTTTTCCGCCTTATACTTATCGATTATTTCTTCAATGCTATCTACTATAAAATAATCACAAGTCCCTCTATTTGAGGTGTTAATCTCTGCCAGTATCTCATTAAGCACATTTAATAGCCTATCTCTGTCGGCTCTAAGCTGCGAGATAACGACTTCCGCTTTCTGTTGGAATTTCTCGGAACGCTCTAAGGCTTTGATTGCACCTTTGCAAGCGTCAATAGTGGTTTTATCCATATCATTTCTTGGTTCTGTATATGTTTCTCCCGTACTCGGATCAAAAAGAAACATATCAACTGTAAATTTTAATCCACCTATGATTTCTTTTAGTGTCATTTCTCATTCCTCGCTTTCCATCTTCGCACCGCACATCGGACAGTATGCCCTTCTTCTGCTTTTATCAATCACATAGGCACACTCGGAGCATTCGCAAACATTACTGTACGAATCCATTATCCACCGCCCCATCTTCGGCTGTGGTGTGACGGATGGTAATGACATTGCTACTCTTATTGCAAGTGCTCCGTCATCCATTTTATGTCCATACTCTGAATAAGCCCATTTTCTAAATCTTTCTATATAGGCTTCTCTGCTTATACAATCCTCACAAGGCTCTGCTGATAACGCTTTGATTGCCATTTCAAATGCTTCTCTTATTTTAGCATCTGTGTACTTATATGTCTTCGAATATCTCCAACGTTCTTCAAGTATTTCTATTGCTTCTTCTTTTGTCATTCACGCATCCTCACTTTCTGTCAAAGATTTGTTTGCCCATTCTTCCATAGCTTTATTAAATTCATTAACTTCATCTGGATGATAGTGCATATACATTACACATTGATACACTTCTTCGTTTGGTGGACAAGTACATCCGCAATCACAATCATTCCAATTACACTTGCTACAGAACCTTTCCCCATCATCCATCATTCTTCCGCCTCCATCTTTGCTATCTCCAATGCTCTTTCGATAACATCAATCGGATATTTTGCTAATTCTTTCGCTTGTTCTTCGTGTTTTCTCATTAAACATTTCTCTGACGGCTTAAAACAAGTCAACAAGCCATGGTCATACATATACTCTGCAGGTATTTCATAGTTGATATGTCCTTCAAAATCCTTATGATGTCTGCCACAATCACCGACATAATATTTACAATTTACACACTTCTCTTCGATCATTCTTCCACCTCCTGCATCTTTGGTTGACCACAGTTAGGACAATAATTTACATCGCCGTTTCCCGATGCAATCTCAAATACTGCTCCACATCTATCGCATTTACTGTGAGTCTCATCAATATTTATCCACCGTCCCGTCTTTTGGTGTGGTGTGACGGATGGTAAGTTTAATACACTTTCGGCATGGATTACTTCTAATTCTTCGCCTGTTTCATCATAAATAAAATGCTGACAATCAAGCACCGCCTGTCTGCTTACCGCATCCTCACAAGGCTCTTGCTCTAATGCTTTGACTGCCATATCAAGTGCGGTATTTACCATTGTTGATCTGTCAAAGTTTAATGGATTGAAAACATAGCATTCACTTTTGATGATGTCGATTGCGTCCTCTTTTGTCATTCCTTGTCCTCACTTTCCTGCGGCTCGTTTTCTGCCTTGTTAGCAAGGATTGCAAGGCTTTTGGATATTTCTGCAAGCATTGTGGCAATCGCACCAAGCTGAAATGTCATCATTTCCTCATACGTCCCCGACGGATTAAGCTTTGATAATTCCGTCATTTTCTCAATTACCATTCTATTTTCTTCAAGTCTTGTCATTCCTTATCCTCACTTTCTGCCTTGTAAGGCTGTGGTAACTCACGCCATGCTACGATTTCATCTGCGATAGGCGTTAGTTGATATATCTGCTCCCAATACTCACTATGAGTATATCTTGCAACCATCATATCCCCGTACTCATTTTGCACAAGGTAATATTTTGCGACATCACCGACATATTCACCCGGCTTTGGCAACCTTTCACTTACAGGAATCCATTCGGTCTGTTCATCCGCACATAATA